CCGCAATTCTTCTCTTGGCCTTTTCGATTGTTCACCTGATTGTTTTTTGTTTTTCGGGTGATGTTGGGGTTTTCTGGTTTGCTTTTCTCGTGACAATCGCCCTTTGCACAAACCTCGCATGGAAAGAAAAAATCTCATGAGAAATCCCGCATACTTCGGACTTGACAAAAAGAATTCGCCAGAACTAATTCGCCAATTCCATCATGAAATCGCTTGGCTGGAAAACAAGTGTTTGGAAGTCGAGGAGCAAATGAAGAAACGGCCATCTAAAGTCAAGCATTTAAATGACCTAAAGCGCCAAATTCAAGAAAAAAAAGATTGGCTGGCCAAGCCATAAGCCACTGTAAATCAAGCACTTACGAAGTGGCGACCCCGTAGGGGTCCGCGAAACGTAACTCGTTGAAAATCAAAGAGTTGTGGCTTCTGATAGATAGCTGTTAGGGTGTTCAAAAGAACCCCAAAAATAAATGAAAAAAAAGCTTGGAATGGTGGGTGGAAATGGTAACTTTCTTTCGTCAGCCAACCCCATACAAAAATGAAAAATCAAATCACCGCAACAATCTGGATTGAAAAAATTGACCCCGAACCCGACAACGTGCTTGGCGAGTTCGAGGTTGACCTTGTGGGAGAATATCACAGGGAAGACAGGGGATCGCGGGGCGATTACGGCGTTCCCATGGAGCCGACCACGCCTGCCTATGTTGAATTTATTTCCGCCAAAGTTGACGGTGAGGAAATTGAGCTTGACAAATACGACCAAGAACGCGCTGAAATGGCCTTGTGGGAGGCTGTTTGTGAAGACTGAAAAATAAACTTGCGGGGGTGAAATTCCCCCGCTAACCTCCGAACATCATGAAAAACAAATCAGAAAATTCGTTCGCCAACTACTGCGGCCAAACCGTCGAAGTCCTTGACACCTACTCAACCGAACACGGGACTATTTCACTCGTTTCCTATAATGATGGGCGCGAGGAGGAACTGCCAACCGTTCGCCTTGACTTTCTCGACTAACCCTATTTGACCCCGCACAGAAAAAACTTGCTATTTGATTCGAATTTAAATAAACTTTCGCCAACACCAACAACCAAAAGAAAAAAACAAAATGTATTGCTCGCCAAACTACAAGTCAAAAAAGGAACTCAAGGAAGCCGTTGCCGCAGGAAAGACCGTCACGGTGTTTCAACCCAACGGTGATCTTTTCGGAGTGACCGCGCCGACGAACGGCAAGGTTGTCTTGGAGGGTCCGCACTATCCCCAGCCGCATAAATGGTATGCACAAGCGGTCGTTCAAGATGGGAAGATTGTCAAGGTGAGTTGATAAGATCAAGCCGCTGATAATCCTAGAACCCTGCATCTGAAAGGAAGGTGAGGCTAGGAAATCACTTGAAACAGCGGGAATCTGCATTAGTGAACGGCAGAACCTCATAACTCGCTCATTCTAAGTCACTTACGAATGGGCGACCCCGTAGGGGTCCGTTCTTCGTAACTCGTTGAAAATAAAGGACTTGTGGCTTTCTAAGAAAAAAGACGAAAAAGAAAAGAATTGATTGACTCTCAAGGGTAATCTGCTAAGTTCTCTTCAGTCGCCCGCAGTTAGGGCCAAACGCTAACCACTAAAAAATATGAGTCTGATCATCTGCAAACAAAAAATGAATTTTGAACAATTGCTTGGAATTCAAACCCCGCCCGCTACCGAATCGCATGTGCCAATTCCACACTCTTCACTTGTCAACTTGACCCGCGAGGCGATCAATCGCGCAGGCATGGAAATCGTTCAAGAGGAGCATGGCGTTGCTCGCGATGGAATGAACTATTTTGGCGGCTTTGCCCTTCGAGGCGAGCTTGTCAACGCGGAAGATAAAAGGCTCGTTGTGGGGCTTAGAAATTCCCATCTGAAGCAATTCGCCGCTTCAATTTGCATCGGTTCTTCTATGCTGGTTTGCGAGAATTTGCATTTTAGCAGTGATACAAAGCTGGGTCGTCGTCACACAACGAACATCATGACCGACTTGCCGCGCATACTTGCTGATGCCGTTGGGCGTTGTGTTTCACAATGGCAAACAATTGGACAGCGTTTTGACGCTTACAAGGAAATTGAAGTTTCGCGTGATCGTGCCGCTGATTTGCTGATTGAATTAGCAGACGCGAAAGCATTGCCGCCCCGCGAAATTTATAGTGTCATGAATGAATTCCGCAACCCGCGCCATCCAGAATTTAAAGGTCAAACGCTTTATTCTCTCTTTAATGCCTTTACTGAGGAAATGAAGGGAAGCGACCTTTCGAAGTTGCCATATCGAACAATGGCTTGTGAGTCGATTTTTGACAAGTTGGCGCGGTTTGTGCCTGCGGAGCCAATCATTCTTGACGCTTCGGAAGCTGATGAAAGCGAGCCATTGGTTGTGATTGGTTAATCTGGCGAATCGGAAACCCCGTCAGAAATGGCGGGGTTTCTTTCGCTAAACTCGACAACCTTTCGGCATAAGTCTAAAAATTCAGAATCAGACAATGCTCGTTTTGCTAGATTGACATCCTTGTGAACTAGGCGTATGTTTTCTGGCCGATTGCTTCCGCCCTTTGATTTAGCGACGATGTGATCGACAGAAATTGTTTCAGTCGTTAGCTTAACGCCAGTTAGTGCGCAAATTAACTTTTGCTTGTGCGCTATGTGGAACAAATCAATTGCCGTCAACCATTGATCTTTTGGAAAGAATCGGTTCGACATCTCAACCAACCTTTTAAACCTTCTTTTCGCCCTGCTTTGCTTTGAATTGGCTTTTAATTTTTCAGGTGAATTCTTATATGCTTGCAACGAGCGGATTCGGTTCTTTTCCTTGTTAATTGGGCAAGCAGCGGCAAGTTTTCGTTTTTCTTTATATCTTTCTGGATTTCTCCAATTTTTAATTGAAGTTAAACTGACATCAAATTTTTCTAAAGCTTTTGTTGCCCCATGCTCGCTTGCAAAATCTAAAATATCCTGCTTTTCAGCTTGCGTCCATCGTTTGTGATAATTGTTTGACATGTCAACATAAATTACACTAAAAAATCTTTGTTTACCAAAAAAGTCATAAGTCGCTCATTTGCAACCACTTGCGAATTGGCGACCCCTTCGGGGTCCGTCTTTTGTAAGTTGTTGGTTTTCAATAACTTGTGGCTTTAAAATAGTTAAACTTTTTTCTTGCTTTGTTCTTATAAAAGCTTAGAGTTTCATCATGTTCGCCACCACCGAAGAGATTCAACAATACGCCCGAATGACCTTCAAACAATACGGCTTAGGGGATCATAAGTTGGTTTTTCTTGACAAGCTGGATACTCCCAACCGTATCGGCCAAGCTAACCCATGGAAAAAAAAGATTGAACTTTCCCCAAAGGCTGCATCTAATTTCGCGCTCTTCCGCTTGGTGTTTCTTCATGAATTGGCCCATATTCTCCAATTCGCCCGCATGGGCGGGACGTATAAAGTGAATGGCCGAAATAATTTTCATGGGAAAGTTTTTCGCCAAGTTTGCAAGGAAATCGGAATTCCATGGAAATAAAAATTGACAAACCATTTAAAAAGACTATCTTCTAGCCATGGCCATTCACCACGAATTAGATCTTTCAGGCCGCGCCAACTCTCAAGGAGAAAACGCGGAGTCTCTTTTTGTTGAGTTGGCCAAAAAGCATGGCCACAAAGTTACGCCCGCGAATACCCATCAAGAAAGGGTTGAACATTGGGATTTTCTTCTTACGAAAGAAAAGAATTTGCGCGTTGAAGTTAAGAGCCTCAAAACTTTCGCCGTCTTGCATAATGGAAGAATGACAAAAGACTTTCTTTTGATTGAATGGAAAGGCGTTTCTGGCCATGATGGTTGGATATGGGGTAAAGCTGATCTCATTGCATTCGAGCGCCAAGACGGCTTTTATATTGTCCCTAGAAAGACCCTTCTGGAACTTGGCGAGAAACTTTGTTCTCAAGAATGGGTTGACAGGCGCGAAGATATGCTTTACAAGCAATACGGAAGAAAGGACAGGGAAGATTGCGTTTCTGCCATTCTTTTGGGGGATATAATTGCAACAAGGAATTTCAGCTTTTGGAAGAAATGAAAAACTTTACCTTTGGGGATTACCGTTTGCAGATCACTTGGCCCGAATTTAAAATCAGGAGTGATAAAAAAGGATTTGATTCTCACGTTTCTTTTCAAACGATAATTCGCTTAGGAATACATGAAAATTTTTGGGTCTTTGGGGTTTCTGTTTTAGGTTTTGGCATAGGCATTGATTGGGAAAAGTCATAACTCATTCATTCTCAACAAGTCGCGAAATCGCGACCCCTTCGGGGTCCACAAAACGTAAGTCTTTGATTTTCAATAACTTATGGCTTTAATTTTAATTCACATTTTTAATTGACTAAGCGGAAAAAATTGGTATCTTGTGGACATGAAAGCGAAACTCCTTGCCTACAAAAATCACAGAGCCATGCTTGATCCTTTTACTTCTTTTATTCTGGCGTTTTTCGGAACCGTGGCGCAAGAGATTAAAAAAACTTTGCCGAAATTGCCATGAAAATCAAAATCATCCTCCCACCAAAAACCCCGCGCATTCGCTTTGCCCCCGCAACTCTCCGCTTCCCTGACGCTAAGAAAAAAGAAGCAAAAAAAGCTTGCCGCAAGAATAAAAATCAACCAGAATAACCCCGCCATGAAAAAAACATTTGCCAGACCACATCCAGAAGGTAGTTTCCTCATTACCATTTCAACCGATGGTTGCGGTGGCCGCCCCTACTTTTCAATTACTGCCGATCTTAAATATAAAGGCGGCGGATCATGTTGCGGGTGTATGCATAAAGACGTTTTAAAGGTTGCGCCAGAATTCAAACCTTTTGTTGATCTTCACCTTTCTAATCTTGACGGCATTCCAATGCACGCCGAAGAAAATGGTTTCTATTGGCTCGCTAAGGCTGCGGGCATTCCACAAGAATATGGCCCAGATCAGGACGAAGAGACTTGTTTTACTTATCTTTACGAACATCTCCGCACGGGATACGATGAAACAAAGTTGATTGTTGAGGCGACGAAAGCGATATACTCTGAAGGAAAGAAAAAGATAGCCATTCCTGAAGAAGTCTCCCAAAAATGTCGCGAGATGCAAGAAGCGCAAGGCGTTTTTGACGCAAAAGCTTTCTTCAAAAAAACAATTGAAGGAATGAAAGAACGCTGGAAAGGAGAAGCCGAATCAGCAATTTCTCTTCTCGAAAAGCTGTAAGTCACTAATACTCAAGGGGTCGCAAATGGGCGACCCCTTCGGGGTCCGCTTTTCGTAAGTCGTTGATAATGTGTGACTTATGGCTTTCAAAAATAATAAAGAAAGTGCTTGCGCGGCTCTGAAAAAATGCTAGTTTGTCCCTGCCATGCAAGACGAATATATCGACACCAGAAAACCCCTTCACGCAAAAGCCTATTTGGCCGCAGCTTCCCATATTCTAAGCGGTTGGCCGCAAGAATGGAGTGCGGGAACGCTTGAAATGGCTCTATTGACTGGCGACGAAGATATTCTCGCCAAAAAAGAAATGAAAGAAAAAATTCGCCTTTGGAATCCTATTAAGGCAATCTCCGCAAGTGATGACACCGACCCCTATTTCAAGAGCGATGAAATGATTTGCGATTTGGCGGAAAGTTTTATTGACTTCTTGGAAGAAAACAAGTAAGTTCTCTTCATGCGAGGGAAGGAACGCCCTCACAGAAAATGCCGATGGTGATGCCCTAGCGATAACCATGGAATACGGCGAGGTAAAAATCCTTAATCGGGGACAAATTTCAAAACAAAATAACCATGAAACACAATCTAATCACCGCCCTAATCCTTACCCCATTCATTTTTTCAATCTTTTTTCTTGCCATTAGAACAATCTGCTGCTACCTTCTCCCACGTAAGACAAACCAAACCAACACCGAAAACAAAATGAAAAACACTACTGAACTCCGCAAGCTTATCCAATCCACAAACGGCAAATTCTTTTCTGTCGTCTTTCGCAAGAAGAACGGCGATATTCGTCGCGCCAATGGAAAAGACAAATATCTTCGGCTTCTTGCTGATTCTTCCAGTCCACGCGCTGGATTCAATGCTCTCGAAGGAACCGACCTTACTTCTTTTGTGGACCGCAATAAGGAGGGCTGGATTTCCGCAAGCGATGAACGGCTCGTCTCTTTCAAGTGTGGGGCAATTGAAAAGACTTTCTAAGGGTGGACATTGGTGAATAGAGCTTAAATGCTCGATCCCTAACGGCTAGTGGTGGCCGTTAGGGATTTTCTTTTATCATAAGTTCTTCATTTTAAAGGGCTTACGTTTGGCCGACCCCGTAGGGGTCCGTGTTTCGTAAGTCGTTCATTCTTAGTCACTTATGGCTTTTGAATTTTAATTGTTTTTCCGTTGACATGTCGGGCCGAAATGTTATCTTTTCGCCAGTTCGAAACACCAACACCAACAAATGAAAATCACTAAAACACTAAATCGCCACTCTGTTTTCAGTTCATTCTTTCGCATCTTTGAAAGCGATCTTTCAATCTGTCAAGAATTCACAGAAAAACTGTCTGGAGAGAAGATTTCAAAGCAGTCGATCGCCCGCTTTGATTTGAATACAAAAAACCCAAAAGAAAAGGGATTTAAAAAAGTCACAAGAATTTCAACTTATGAAGTGGAACTTGGCGGAACAGAATTTTCTACTTTAAGCAAGCATAATCGACTATTTGAAGACTTCGGAATTAAAATTGGCGATAGCTTTTGGATGAAAGTTGAATTGGCCTGAATTTAAATTGACAACCCCATTTAAAAATCTTACTCTCTTGCCGATGAAACTTCTTACCACAGCGAATACAAAAATCAAAAAGGGCGAAAAGCTTGGCTTCATGACTTTTGGAATCCATCTTGCGCCCGCTAAATTGTCTGGATTCAATACTTGCCCTAGTGCCTCGGAAGGGTGCGCGGCAGCGTGCTTGAACACGGCGGGCATGGGCGTTTATTCCACCGTCCAATCCGCCCGCATTGCAAAAACCTTGCTCTTCTTTAAAGAGCGGGATTCTTTCATGTCGCAACTTGTGAAGGAAATCACTGCCGCAATAAAAAAAGCAGTGAAAAATGAAATGATTCCTTGCTTTCGTCTTAACCTTACTTCCGACCTTGCGTGGGAAAAAATCCGCCATAACGGCCAAACAATTTTTGAACTTTTCCCTGATGTTCAATTTTACGATTATACGAAAGTATATTCTCGCATGGCTTCTTTTCTGGCGGGCGAACTGCCGAAAAATTACCATTTGACCTTTTCCCGTGCGGAGTCCAATGAACTCGCGACAAGCGCCATCCTCGCGAGCGGGGGAAATGTTGCGGCGGTTTTTCGCGGTGCTTTGCCCGCGTCATGGAGCGGCAAGGCTGTAGTGTCTGGCGACGAATCAGACTTGCGTTTTAAAGACCCGCAAGGTGTGATTGTTGGGCTTGTGGAAAAGGGTAAAGCCAAAAAAGACACAAGCGGCTTCGTTCTGGAACCTCAATAATTAACCCATGGAAATAATCTTGGTAATTTTAATAATTGCGGGGTTTTTGATTGGATACTTTGGAAATGAATAAAATTCGCACAATCTTAGAATCCCCGTTCGGTCAATTCCTTGTTGATGGCATTCACGAAAACGGCAAAGTCCAATCCCTTGCTGTTTATCCGATCATCTCTGGAATAGTTGGCGAGTCGATAAGCACAGACGAAAACAACTGGCAAGAACTAATTGAAAAACTTGAAAATTTACTGAAATGAAAAAAGGCCAATCAATTACCGCAAAAAATGGAAAACTCCGCATTAAATATGATCCTGAATGGAGTCCTTCAATGCCGTTTTGCACCTATGAGAACGGGACGGCTGGCCGTTCTTTTGGGAGTCTGACCGCCGCAACGAATTACTTTTCAAATAAAAATGGACAAGTAAATCATCGCTGGTCAGACTTTAAATAAAAGCCATAACTCACTCAAAACCAAGGAGTCGCGAATACGCGACCCCTTCGGGGTCGGCCTTGCGTAAGTGCTTAAAAATGAGAGACTTGTGGCTTTTGATTTTTAATTAAAAATAGCTTGCGGGTTTGGCTCTTTGTGATAACTTACTCGCATGTCCGACACCGCCACCGTCTTAGATACCCCAGAAAAAATCCAAATGTATAGACTTCTTGCTATTCGCTCAGGCTTGAAGCTCGAATTGCTTGGCATGCGCCACTCGCGCAATGCAATCTTTAATGCAGCCAAACAAATCACAGGCAAGAAAACAAGAATTGCCTGTTTGGCCATGATTGAAGAAAGAATCGAAAAACTGCAAAACTCATGAATCCAGCATCCGCAAAAACTTCAGTCAACCAAGTTCCCTTTCTTCACAAGTGGATCGCCCGCTCGTATCAAAGCCGAGGGAAACACGTTTTTGATTTCGGGGCAGGGAAAGAAGGAAAGGTCGATGAATTCATGAAACAAAAGGAGTTTGGGTATTGGCCTTATGATCCTTTCAATCGCTCGCCACAAACAAATAATCTTTCTCTTGCTGCTTTGCCAGCTTGTGATTTTGTCCTTTGTTCAAATGTCTTGAATGTTTTGGAAGACCAATATCTTGAAACGGTGATTGATGAGCTTTCCGCTTTTGCTTTTGCGACCAAAGCAAGGGTTTGCTATGTGACAGTTTACCACAAATCCAGCCTCCCGAAAAACCGCCAAGTTGGCGATCACTTCCAGCGAAATGAGCCGCTTGATTGGTATAAAGAAAAGCTGGAAAAGAAGTTTGATGTGGTAATTAAGAATGGCAAGGTTTTGATTTGTTTACTTGCCAAGAGCTAAAAGCCATAACTCGCTCGGGATCAGCGACTTACGAATCGCTGACCCCGTAGGGGTCGCCCAAACGTAACCCCTTGATTCTCAACAACTTACAACTTTTCCCTCGCCACTGTTCGCCCGCACACCCTAACAGTTAGAATCACCCAACACAAAAAAAGCCACCCAACTAAGGGCGGCCTTCTTATTAAGCCAGACTATTAAGAACTTGGCCGAAAAACCTAATCCTCAAACTCAGAAAAATCAACATCCTCCACATCAAGAGAAACCTCAAGCATCCCTTCCTTTATTTGATAATCAATGACAAAAACTTCATCTCGATTGACATCGGGATCTAAGACGGCAAAAACTGCTTCATATATTGAACTTAATCCTAAAGAATCAGGGATATCAATACAGACAGAAACATAATCATTCGCGTCTTTATTATCAAAGAGGTATTTCTTGTCAATCATATTAGAGAAGGGTAAAATATTCGTCATTGCCATCAAAAACTTCTTTTGTTGTATTAAAAAGCGCGGGCGCATAACTTTGCCCCATAAAATAATAAGAATCAGAACCATAATCCACACACACCAGACCAAACTGGCCCCCAAGACCAAAAATCATATAAATCCCGCCGTCTTTGTGTTTATACTTTTGGCCGACTTTTAGCCGCTGGGCGTCGATTTGGGCTTCGATTTCGGAGACTTTATTTTTTGCCTCTTGAAGCTGTTCTTCGAGAGGAAGCGAGACTGTTTCAAATCGGCTCATTTTGTAACCAGTAGAAATGCCATTGTCATTTGTGATACGATAATGGTTTTCATTGATCACTTCAATGACTTCATATTCTTTCCCAATGGTGAGCTTTTCTCCATAAGGAAGGCGGTCATTATTAATGCATTTTACTTTCATATTTTTATTAGTTGCGGAGTGAGAATATTAAGGGCGGTCTAATTCACTAGGTTGTTTCACGGCAAAATCTTCTAGTAGAGAATAAAGGTCGTGCCGATATGGAGAAACGGCCAAAAGCTTCTTCGCTTGAAAGAGTTGCCATTTTGTGTCACCGTCTCTATCTTCGCGGCGGCGGGCAAGAATGAATCGGGTGATCCCTTTGGCATCGACAAGAATTTCGAGGCGATTGGTGATCAGTTCGTGGGCAATTAGTTTTTTCATGGCAAGAAGAAGGTAATATTATTAGCCCAAGAAGTCAAGTTAATCTTCACAAGAAGCAACAATTTCCCCATTAGGCAAAACCCAACCCTCGATTTTTGTATGTGGGTGGCTGATTGGGGTAGTATGGGGACACCAAAAACCAAGAATATCTTTTTCTATACTGGCGGCCCGATCATCATAATAGGCATTGCATTCTTCCAAAGCAGCAAAATCATCCGCCAACTCTTCAACATACTTTCCTTCGAAGCGGTATTTGTTCATGGCCAAAAGATACTATATCTATTAAAGAGAGTCAAGAAATATCAGGATAAGACTTTCGCCGCTCTGTTTCTGCAACTACCCCATCCTGATAATCATAAAGCATTCTAGAAGCGTTAAGAAGGGCGGCGGCCATATTTGCAGTAGATAGATTATCAAGGCTCTCATCTGTCATAAGCCAACCCGCCACATAGTCTTGGAAGTCTTGTTTGGTTATTTTGATTTTCATGCGAGAGGAAGGAAGAGGCTTTATTAAAGAATGTCAAGAAATAATAGCCGCAAGAATGCCAAGCATTATAAGCCCAAGAATCAAAAACGGACCAAGGTTGTGTGGATCAGTCATAGGGGAAGGGTGGTTTGCTTATTAAGATCTTTTCAAAAAAACCGAGGTCAGATACCAAATCCCCGCCATCTGCACAAACGTTACATTCGGGACAACAGGAAAAACCACAGCAAGCGCATAATTCCAGCAAAGATACAAAACAAAAACAACTGTTGAAAGTCCAACAAAGAGCCCCAAATACTCAGCCAGAACTTCGGTCCAAGTCTTTTTTGCGGGCTTCTGTTTTAGAATTGAACGATATAGATTCAACTCTTCTTGATCACTCTCTGATAGGTTTTCGGGCATATTAATCAATTTTGGTAAAATACTGGTGATGATGGTAGAAAGCTTCATCAATTGTATCGTGCAGCTCCTTAGTATAAGACTTTCCATTCTCTTCTCCATCATAACAGATGAAAGTATATTGACCATTTATTTCGACCAGAATGTATTTGCCTCCGTATGTATGATGATATTTGTCTCCGACTTTTGGGGCTTTGAGTTCTTGTAGTTCCTTATTAAGGTTGTCTAGGAGATTTTGGGCTTCTTGAATTGCATTTTCTTTTTCTTCGATTGGAGAAAGGGGAAGAAGCTCGACCCTCCACTTATACATTCCAACCAAACCATTGGGAGTTGCCAAATCATAAAACTCACTGCATCCATATTTTTTAGAACAGTCGTGGACTTCCACTATTGTTCCTGCTGGGATGTTTTGGTATTCTTCTAGTAGTTTTGCTTTCATTTTAGTTGATTTTTGTGAATTTGTATTCGAAACATGCAAAGATATCCTTAATTTCTTTTGTAAAATGGCTATAGGGCAAGCCCAAAGCTCTTTCTTTCCCATAATAACAAATAAGAGAGAAAAGACCATTCATTTTGACCACAAGATATTTATTGCCCGCCTCATGTTCATACTTATCTCCTACCTTGGGGGCAGAGAGATCGGCCAATTCTTTTTCAATAGACGAAATTTGTTTTTCGAGTTCTTTGATGGTGCTTCGGGCTTCTTGAATTTGGCTTTTCTTTTCTTCGATTGGACTAATATTGTCTGGCACAATAACAAAATCATCGTATATCAAAGAAAACTTCCATTCATCTCCGTCTTTAGCGATGACTGTAATGTGATCTCCCTCCTTTTTAAGAACGTCATAAGTCTTTCCCCGTTCCCGAAGGCAAGTGTCACTTCCTAGATATGTTACTTTCATGTGTTTTGTTATTAAAGGTTAGCCGACAACTCCATCATTCCATTTTCCAAGATAGACAACCCCATCATTCGGATCTTCATCCTAAGCATACATAATATCATAAAGCCCGCCATCTTTTACAAGAAGAGAAATATTCAACCAGTCTGTAGGATCAATACCATTAATAGATACTATCGTTCCATCTGTATATAGGCATTTCTCGAATTGAATTGGCTTCTTTTGTTCGGTAGTAGCAGTGGGGTCGAAAAGGTTTACGATTTTGGTCATGCGCGGAGTTTAGTTGGTTTTTGGGGCTGTGTCAAGGTGTTTTTCTCTATTTTAGCAAAGTTTTATAGGGTTTTGGGGCTAATTATAAAAAGTTTTCTCTGTTTTTAGGTTTTGGTTTTATCTGGGCTGGGGCGAAACAACACTATTTGCCAATATCATGCTAAACTTTTTAGTATTTTTAGCTATTATTTGAGAAATTTTATGTTATTTGGGGGCTGTTTTGATCGATTTGAGGCGATTTGAAGCAGTCCAAAAAAGAGCCAATTTGGTTTTATTTGGGTTTTTCTTTGTTTGATTTTCGGGACAGCGTGCGCTGTAGCCCTACTGCTGTATAGGATTTTTGAGTTTACTTGTATTTTGCAAGTATTATTTGGGTATTGAGAGCGCGTGCCAGATCCAGAAAAACAAAGAAAAAACCAACATTTCAAAAATAGAATTTCAAATTCAAATCATCTTTCTTATCTCTCTTATTATCTCTCCCTATATTAAACCCTATAGCCTTCTATTAGAGAAAAAGAAAATAGAATAAAGGAAACCCTATATTCTATAAGGGTTCCAGACGATTCGGCTGAGAGAAATTCTACCCATTATTTGTCACAGGTTGAAGAAAAAAAGAGTCGAGGAATAAGGCTATACAATCTAAACACAAGAAGCCCCGAAACCCTTCGGCTGGTCTCGGGGCTCCCCTTTCCTCCATTACAATGAATATTAAAAATCAGCCAGTCTTTGGGGATAATGAAGAAGTAATAATTAAATTACTAAATTATAGCCCCAATCACTTCCCATAAACCCTCACAATGCTTTCGTTGAGTGGGTTAGGAACATTTTTAAAACCAACTTCTGGATGTTCTTTCCTACAATCCCGCATAAACTTATCAAAATCTCTTTCCGAATTACAGGCCCAAATTCCAGACCACTTTTCAGGAGCATCTTCCTTCCATCCGTAAACTTGCCAAAACTCCCTCATATCAGCCTTACCAGTGTAGAGAAAAGACTTGATAAAAGAAGCTGCTCGATCTGTTTCATAATCGACACAATAATAGACTTTAGAAGCAAGCTTTCCTTTTGCAGGCAGAATGACTTCGACCTCGCTTCTGGAACGTTTGAGGATCTTAACTTTTGTTTTGTCGAGCTTTTGGCCCAGCTTTTTCTCGATCTTGGATTTGAAAGAAACAATGGAGTATCTCATGGGCGGATCTTAATTGAATTTTAAATCAGAGTCAAGATATTACCACCGAAAAGATGCACAATCATATCCGCATTCATATTTATATTCTCCGAATTGCTCAATAAAAGCCAAAAATCCTTCTTTTTCTTCCCAATACAATGAGGATCTCATTTTGTCCTTCTTGTTGGTGACGGTCCGACCAACATATTCATCAGCAGGATGAATAATTAGGTTTTCCTTGGCGCAAATTTGTTCGATTAGCTGGAATACTTCTGGAGTCATGAGGGGATTCTGTATTTAAATTCGGGTTCTGTCAATATAATTCAATATTATATTTTTCCGCCAGATCGTGACGATAGCGATCAAAATCAACAAAACCATTAAATTCGTCCCTCAAAACCCACTGTCCATCAAGAAGGCTCCCACTAGGAGAACTCCCATATTCTCTGGCCATGTGCCATCCGTTTTCGGAAATATATTTGGTGTCTGAAACTGATTTCATTTTCATGGCGGCATTCTATTTTAATTATTCTCCCTTGTCAATATGTTTTGCGGCCCAATGTCTCACAAAGTCCATTCTCGCTTTGTTTTCGAAGCAGTTGCCCGCCGTGCATTCGTCCATATACTCTCCTACATCAGTGTTGAAGGGGTAGTCATCTTTGAAATTATCATAGAACAAGTTTGCTTTTCCGTAATATTCTTTGTTATAAGCCCAATATGACATATTACTGCAAAGCCCGAATAATGGAGTAAAAATTTTGTTTCTGTTCTCGGCAGGGACTTCCAATTCTTTCAACAGGTCAAAACAAAAAGCCGCGATCATTTGTTTGTCGGACTTTGGGAGATTTGGTTTTAGGTATCTTTTCATAGCGGAAATATATTAAAAATCAGTGAGCCTGTCAATATTTAAATAACAATCAGAATCCTAGAAATCTGATTAAGTATTTCTATTTTTATTTGCTGTTGGCTGAGTCTTGGTTCGTATGTTCCTTTGCGATCCCCATATCCCCAATAATTGCCAGAATAATAAGCCCGTCCATCTTTTGTTTTTTGAACGCAGGGATTATATTTTCTTTGAATTAATGCTGCTTCTTCGTCAAATGATTGCCCGTCGGGCTCACAATCCCAAGCTTCGGCTACGTTCTCATAACCAAACTTGAAAGCAAGATCCAACAATTCTTTCTCTTTTTTGGATTGGATTTTTCTGCTTTTGTCCCAATTGTGGCCCCAAACATCATTATTATTGCTGCGATTAGAAAAAGAAATGCCCACATACTTCCAAGTATTGTCTCCAATATTTTGAAATTGGTAGATTTCTATTGAAGTGTCTGAGACTTGGTGCTGGATTTTGATTGATTGATTCATAATCAGCCTTCTACAATAACAACAGACTGCCTAATAAATTCTCCCGAAAATAGGGTTGTTTTGTCGTCTTCTTCCCAAGAATAAGAATTAATTTCTCCTTTTTGAATGTCTTTTATGTCTTGGATTGCCCTCTCTTTAAGCTCGGGAGATACGTTGCGAGACAACATCTTTAGCACGAATTCTCCTAGTTGTGGGTGTCTGATGGTGATTTTCATATTAATTTTCTATGATTGCTTCTGCTACTTGTCCGTGATACCAAGGACTCACATATATTTCCTCACCTTTCTCCATAGCGCAAGCAAATTGTTCGAAACTTTCTCCAATACCATCTGACCATTGGCCTTGAGTATAATCGATTAGTTCTTTCAATTCTTCTGGAAGAAGGGGCTCTTTGGCAGAATATTCGGTGAGGGTATAAAGCTCTCCATTCTCAACAACAAACTTCATATACCCACTTTTAAGTTTATAAGCGAATAGGTAATCGCGATAATCAAGATATTCAACGAAATCTTCCTGATAGTCAACTCCATGCAAGATATTGACGTTTTCAGCGTTATGTTCGCCGCTTTTAGCTTTGATTGTTATTTTCATTGTTTTATTGGAATGTGATTGCGTCCCAAAAATGTAGCAGTCTTTGGGTATCTGTTAACTCTGGATTTCGAAAAGCGAAAACCGTCAAAGCCACCGAAAAATAAAGACAGATCCCAAAAATGATGGCTGCGATTGAGCAAAAGATCCAGTCTTTTATATTTTTTGTGCTCATGGGAAATTGTGGTATTTTATATTGCTTTTTTTAGCTGCTTTAAAGAGATGGTCGAGAAAATATTTTGCTTCTTCTATGGTTTTGTAAGCCCTAGTCTGCGATCCAAAAGGTCCAGCAAAAGAAAAGTGGCACCAAAACCCCAAAACCCGTTTTTGTGGATAGAATCTTACTTCTCCACCTGAGAATTGTTCTTCTTTGATTCTTGTTTTCATTTTATTTTTCTAAAATAAAGATTTGTAATTCGGGCAGGCTTTCGTTAATCAGGCTGGCCCAAGCTTCATCTTGGGCTTTAGGAATTGTTCCTTCGTTATATTCCTTTGAGTCTCGGATAACCGCTTCACACAGTTGTTGTAACTTTTTTGTATCTAAAGGTGATTTCATTTTATCCTCCTGTTTTAATTCTGCGGGGCTTTACTTTTTTTTGCTTGCAGGGACCAAATAATTGCTTTCTGATAGTATCCAACGTTTCACTCATTGAGTCAAGAAACATTTGGCGCTCTTCTGGGGTCCATTCCCGACGTTCGGGTTTTGGATTGGGGTTAGCCTTGCGCTGTTCGAAGGTTCCTCTGTTTTTTTGCTTGGCCCATGGTTTTGTTTTAGTAAATTGACTCCGAATACAATCTCTGGCCCCATTCTGGATAGTGAAAGAGCAGTTGTCCAGCTTTTTCTGCAATAATATATGCGTCTTCTCTGGAATACCACTGTCCCCACTGGTCGATGAATCCTTGCTGGAATTCTCCCCATTTTTCTCCTTCTCTGATCTGAGCCCTCATTGTATTATCCCAATGGCGCGGCCCAAGAATTAATCGGCCTGAAGTTTTGTGCTTATTGGCGGCACAAACGATTCTTGATTGGGGCTTAATCAGGTTGTTCTTTTGCCAGTAGTCTTCACTCATAAATTTTCCTTTCCAAAAAAGACTCTACAAGAGCCCCAACATGTCGTCAAGGATCAAGTGCCACAAATTAATCAAAACGCCGAGAAATCGCTTTATATAAACTCACAACGCCCTGAATTGGCGAATAGAGTCGTCGTATTTTTTTTGTTCTTTTTTTCTCTGCTTGAACAGTTCGGCATCATAATAAACCTCAAATTGATCATCTCCTAGACGATCATCAATCCAAATAGGAGCACCAAAAAAGTAATCCTGCGATCTAAAATAGTTGGCGGCTACGCTTGAACTCTTTTCGCACTCGTCTCTTAGCCTCTGACGCATCAAAGAATTGCAGAATATGCCCAAAAGAGGTTTTTCTTTTGGCAACCGCAGTCTTGCGGCATCCATTGCTTCTAGGAGATTGTCCATTAGAGTTTTGAGATTTGAGTCTGAAACCACCTTGCCGCTTTCTTAGAGACTGCTGCGCCGAATTCTTTTCGGGAAATATCAGAGGCTCGAATTGAGTCTCCTTCTTCTTCCCACGCATCATCAATTAGCAAACAAATAAAGTTTTTGATGTTTTGCGGCACCTTGTCTTCCTCGCATTTTACAACCTTGTCGAAGATTTGGGCCATTCTGTCTTCATGGCAGTAGGTCTCGACGCACTCTTGAATGGAATCAAGACGTTGAACGTCAACGGTTGGCATCTTTTTGATCTTGAACTCGGAATGTCGAGCGTCTTTAATTTTAAATGCCATGTCAAATCCAAACTGTCCAGCTTGAGAAGCCACAAAACCTTCTCCTACGCCCGAAACACCGAAAGTCTTAGCGAACGGACACTCTAATCCAATTTGATCGGCCCACACGCTCATTTGGTCGATCATTTTGTCTGGGCGATTTAGATCGACTTCAAATTCAAAAACTGGAGCGCGATTAATGTGATAGATCCCCAATTCTTCATTGCGAATTTCTGAAGAGTCAATCCATTCAGAAGAATCGTCCTCAAAGATCAACTTCGCGCCAAAAACGATCATCATTTTGGGCAATTGATTCATTGCGACCCCCTTTTGAATCGACCCTCCCGCCCACTCGGAAAAAATAACACAATGTTTTACTCCATCAACGAACTTATCTTTAATCTTGTCAAAAATTTTGTGTCCATCTTTATATGCAAAGTGCGCGGAACCCGCGTTGTCTTTAACTTCGTCAATAATGTTTTCCCTAGACTGAGCGTAAAAAGAACCATCTTTAGAGAACACCAAAGAAAAATTAGTCCCATGGATTTTGCAACGACCGACAAATTTTAAGATAGGCCAGACAGCAGGCTCTTGGTAAATGGGATTTCCGTCTCCATCTTTCCCTGCATAAGAAAGACGTAATTTTAAATCTCTCAAAACCTGATGGTATTGACGGATCTTAGGGAACGAGTAATGCTTCATTTTGATTCTGTTGTTGGTTGCGCGTTAGTCTCCATTTTTTTCTCGCTAATGTCAAGGGAAATCGAGAAACTTCCAATTGATATTCTTGTTGTAAGAAATCGCAAATTTTTTGCAAAGACACCCCTTGTTCAAAAAGCTCTTCGCACTTTAACCTTACTTCATTGTTGATTTTCTTGCGCAAATCTACTCGGTCTATTAGGCTGTTCTCAAAAGCTAATTCAAACCGTTCTTTTTTGCGTGACAAAGAAAAAGAGTTTTCGCTATCTGCATACAGCCATTCATACATTTTTCTTATTGATTCTTTTGATTCGCAAGTGATGGCGGTTGACGCTGATATTTTCGAGTAATTATATTTGTGTAGTTTGACGCCCGACTTTTGATAGATTAAATCAATAAAATCTTGAGCCACTTCTTTATTAACGCAGAGAGAGAAAAAATAGTTGTGCCTTGTCTTGTTGGACTGAGTGGTTATACATCCATCCCCATCAAAATACCCTCTCATAAAATGATTGCTATAAGGACCATAAGCAACTGGCGGCAATTTAAAATTATAGGTTTTATTCGGAATAACCCCATTATTTATAAGGTCTTCCCCCATCGTGTTGTTCCTAATGTCCACCCTACAATAAAATCCATCTTTGTTTTTAGGGGTTTTCTTGGAATAGAAACGGATATTCCCATTAAACTCCAGTTCTTTTTTTAAAAATTCCAAAAACTCAACATCTTGTTGTTGTATTTCCACCCTCAAGTTCCACGCTTTCTTTTCGAAACGAATACAGCCATCAGCAGATAAAAACCCTAAAATATATGCTTGGTTTGCACACTCTTTTTTAAAATAATCTTCGTTTAGACTGAACTGCTTGCCCCCTCGCCATTTGACATGAGGATTCTTTTTGATCCAATAACGAAGCTTTATGAGGTCTAAGGAATAAAAGTTAGCTAGGTCTTTTAACTTTTCATAGTTATTGTATTTGTCTATGATTTCTTTTTGAAGTGTTGGATGTAGGTTTCTCACCTAAATCTTTACACCAAATAACTAAAAGATTCCTCTTTTTGGAGAAAAACCAATGTAAAACAATTCATTTATAATGTCAAGAACTGTCAAGAACGAAAGCCAATAATTAGCCCCGCGATGATTAGAATAACAAGAACTATTTCATTCATTTGTTTCTCCTAGCCACTTGCTAAGGGAATCCCTTAGTTCTTGAACGTCTTTGCGCTCTAATAGGAAATCAAAGCAATTGTAAATGCTATCCTCTGAGATATGAAACCCCAAAAGATTTGGTTCGTCAGGGAAACCAGTTACCCAAAAATCATCGTCACCGTCTTGTCGATTAAAGATTTCCATTAGACTTCCTCTTGAAAAAAATCAAATTGTTCGTCCCAATCCCCCGATTCTATTTCTAAGGGAAAATTTTCGGGGTCTTCCAAATGAAGACTCTTCCAGTATTTGCAGAAAGCTTCGAGCTTTTCTTTTTGCTCGTCGGAGAATTCCATTATGGTCTTTTTCATGGGCGAATTTTAATTCGGATTAGAGATGGAGTCAAGGCAATTATTCCTCAATTACTTCCTTTATCTCGCTTTTAAGAACAATCGTTTTGCCAGCTAAAGATCCCCCACAAATATATTCAATATCTATTAAACAACAATGACCAGCATCCATGTAAACCTTCCCTCGCCCGCTTCCTGCGGCTACCAAATCAAAGAGAATGGTTTTTCCTGTCAAATCTTGTTTGTTAAGGTTTTTCATGGATTCAAAAGTTCCCCAAAAATAAAATCAATATTGTTATCCTTGAGCGCCCGCAGATGCCCGATTTGACTCATCAACCAGAGACTTTCATCTACGTAACCTCGTTTGAGCTTGCGGAGTTCTTTGGTTTTCTCTTTAAGAAGCCAGCAGGTAAGGCTCCAATCACGGTGACAAAGTTTTGCGTTTACTGGCGGGAATTTTGAAGTAGGAGAGATCATTTTTTTGTTGTTGGAGTTTCAAGCAATGCTTTCGTGATATTCCATTGAATCTTCGAAAGGACTATAAGAAGGAAGAGAAGGTTCGATTACATCGTTTTCCAGTCTTCCACTGTATTTCGTCCACAGCATCAAATCAATATCAGCGATTGACATAAAAGGAAAATCCAATTTCGCCAAATACAAGAATTTACTTTGGAGTTCGAGATACTTTTTGATACTAGTCGGCGTTTGCTGTGGAGCGTCAACCCCCTTGTCGCGCAGATACTTCATAAGATGGCAATCCAGAACCGCCAACTCGATATTCGGGCGAGAGTGAAGGAGGAAGAATGAGGCAGATTTTGGCCCGATCCCGTGGATATTCATCAGTTGCTCCAATGTCGCAGTCCGCAAATCAAGGCTAAGAGATTCAACAATGAAGCGAGTAATACGAGTATAATTTCCTGACTTGGCCGCAACCAAAGAATTACGAATGCCGTTTTCTCCAAGGGTTGCCAACCACTCGAAAGGAGTGCAATTATTTCTTTTTGCTTGACCAAAAAGCTTCGCAATAACATGAGCAGCAAAGTCTGAGTTCTTGCCCGCTACCACACAACTGAAAATCCAAAAGCTTTGCAATTCTGAATCAGTGCGGGAGAAGTTGGTGATGTTCTTGGGGTCGATTTGCATGAGCGGAGTGTGATTTAAAATTGCCCTCTTGTCAATATTTATTCTACCAATAAAGTCGGACGCGAGTTTCTTCCCATTTTTCGGTCGGTTGTTGGATGAATAAATTTTCCACTGTGCTTTCAAAGCACCCGCCAGTGAGTTGCGGGTGAGGTTCGCAGCTATCGCCATCTGTGGATGCCGTGCAGGTTACTTGTATGTCTCCATACTCTTTCTTAGTGCGTTGGAGGTCTTTGATTAGTTTGCTGATTTTCATGAGCGGAGAGTAATTAAAATTCCACCGCCAGTCAAGAACTTTTGGCCAAAAACTCAGAAATCCTCCTTACTTGAGCAATCCCAAACCACTGAGCCAACGCACTACCAATAAAAAAAGCATCATCATCAAAATCATCCCCATAAACAAAAACAGTAGAATTCTCTAGCCTTCCCACGAGTTCTGGCAAAGATTTTGTCACGTTTCTGGCAATAAGAACATGACAGAGATTTTTAATCGAAGCATCCGAAGACGCTGCGCCTGCCGTAAAAATGAAACCTTTCTTTTCGGCGTATTTGGTTAGTTCTTCTTTAGTAATTGGCTGGATATTCATTTTTCCCACTTTCCTATTGTCTTGACTAAAGCCTCAAGTAGTTCAAAAGAATCGGCAAAAAGCAAATCACAATCACTAACCAAAGCATTGCCTACTTTATTTTTCTCGCATTTGCGGGAGACAATCGTTCGCAAATTGTTGATCCACTTGACGCGCAGTTCGGTCGAATTGATTAGTTTATTTCGAGCGTCTGCCAATTCATTCAAATCATTGTTAAGGCTCGGCAAACTATCTTGGAGTCCATCGCTAGGATCAACTCCAATTAAATTTCTAATATTCGTCCACCCTAGAACCTCGCAGACTGCTGTAATTTGAGAATTAATAGTCATTTTTCTAGCAAATCATCAATAATAGAATATAAATGGTGTCCAAATTTAGGAACTAATTTCCCCTTCCATTCCCGACTTGATTGTTTCCAATCAATTTCATCGTCGCTCTCCCTTCGAACTGCAAAAATCGCTCCCAACATTTTCAATTCGTCTTCATTGAATTCGAGAGTAAAAGTTCGTGCGGTCTTTGGGGTTGTTTCGGTTAGTTTCATGATTTTATTCGTGTGTTTCGAGTAGAAGAAGATATTCGGCCAAACGATATTTATCTTTCAAGCTTCCTTCTTTTAGGTCGCTCATGTTATGCCTCAAATCAGCAACCTTAACGATTTCAACCAGAGGATCATAATGGCCTTTAATTTTAACAATATAATGAAGATATGTTTGCCCTTCAACTCTTGTCAAGTATTCCAGAGAATTAGCATAATAATCGCCGAATTCTTCTCTGATTTCTGCTTTTGTTGTCTCTGGATTGGAAGATTCTTCAATTGCATCATGAAAAATTGCCAAAACATAAAGATCATCTAAAAACTTCTGTTCTGTGATTCCTCGCGATTTGGCAATCTGTTCTGCGATTTCAGCCACAGCCACAGGATGACTAATATAAGGTTTCCCGTCTTTGCGAGTTTGGCCGAAATGATAGAGTTCGGCATAACCTAGTGCTTTTTGGCGAATGTTCATGTGCGGATTGTATTTTAAAAAGTGGATTATGTCAAACTTATTCTGTTCTTTTACTCTTTCTTTCCAGAGTTTTGGGCAATAATAGGCTTCTGCATATTTTCCCAAACGCGAATCAACAATAATCGGCGCACCATAGAAGCAATTCCCATATCCAAGATGTTCTCTCGAATTAGTAGAAAAAGAAGTCTCGCATTGTTTTCTCAACTCTTGTTCGGCTGCTGGACTACAGGCGATTCCAACAAGAGTTTTGCTTTTAGGGAGAAGCTTTCTTGCTTCGTCCATGGCTTTTAAAATAGATTCCATTACTTTGCTCCAATTTTTCCAACTCCTTCGCACCTTGGACACTTATGCTGTCCAGAAACCCGACCAGCAAAAGCTGTCACAAGTCCAGACCCCCGACAATCTGGGCATTCGAGCCTCACTTTGAAGGGGAATGGGATGATATTCTCTATTTCAATTTCGTGTTCTTCTTGCATACTTTTGTGTGCGTTCGTTCAAAGAGACTCTCGCCAGCGGCGTATCTGGCAAGAGCGTCGTATTTTTGCCGCCAGAAGTCAAGAATAAAATAACTTGCCATCCCGAGAATTACAATTAATGAGGCTTTTTTCATGGGTCGTCTTCAAAAAATGCGTGAATGCAAGCTACAATAGCGGCAGCGGCGATTATTAATCCAACAAAAGAAAAAAATGCCAATCCTATTGTTTCCATTACCTTTTCCCACACTGATTACAGAATGCGCCAGATCGATGAAACATAATTTTGCCTCCACACTTTGGGCAAAAGCCCAGAAAAAAGCAAAACTTTTTCCAATAATAGTTCCACCGATAGCCCAATTTAAGAATTAAATTCTTCATACTTTTGGATAATTTTAGTGAATGCTTCTTTAGAGAAGGGTGTGTCGTTAAGGGTAATCGAACCATCAGACCAGAAAAATCCCTTATTTCCAAGAATCGAAAAAGATTCTTGGGTCTTTCGTTCGACCAAATCGAATTCGCTAAACCCACTATTAATCGTATATTTCCCCTCAAGAGTCCACTGTTCATTCACCCAGCTTCCGTCGTCCATCAAATATTGCCCTACCACGGGATAAGTCGGATCATCAGAGATGGCAAAAAGTTCCACTTCCAGTCCTTTTCTCGTTTTATAGCTTTTGGTGATATCAATTGTGCTCGGCGCAACAGAATCAGCTACAAGTTCAAAACGATTTGGCTTGTAATAGTGTTGGAGCGGGTCTTTTGATCCATCCAACTTAACTTGAATATTCCCATACTGATTAACATGAGTTACCATATACGTATAACCGTGGCAAAGAGATTCTGAGTCTTGAGAATTGATGCACTTAATTTTTTGGCCGATTTTCATATTGTTTTCTTTGTTTTTAGTTGTATTTGTTAGAATGAAGAAGTCAGCATAATAGGGTGCGCCGTCTTGTGCGACTGTAATTACTGGTGTATTTCTGCCACACCAAGTTGGCTCATAAGAGAAGACTTGATATTCCTTGCCAAGGACAAGCCCAGCATCCAATTCAACACATGTGATTTTGTCTCCGATTTTCATTGATTTGTTTCTCTGTTTAGAATTTGTTCTGCTTGTTCTTGAGTTACTGCGGTGAAGCCTTTAACACCCCATTGGTTATTACTAGGGGGATAGTAGCAGGGTTCTACCCAATTGTTTCCCCTCATGATGCCATTGTGGCTTTGAATTTCAATAACTTCCCAATTTTCGCGGCCAGTAGTTCGGCTGATGCCTTTAGCGATAGCCCAACCGTCTTTTTCTTTGACGATTGTGAAGTCGTAGCCGTTTTTGGCGTATTTGGTGAGAGGTTTCATGGGCGCTAGTTTAGTTAAAATTGGCGGTCTGTCAATTCCAATTTTTAAGAATCAACGAAACTAGAGAAATAATCGCTTTAATCGCGAAAGAACAAAAAATAATAAAAGGGACGGCATAACCCCAAAAATCCCAATCAATATATTTGTCAATAGTGGAAACATAACCAAAAAGCCATCCTAACCCCATACATGCGAGAAAAGAAAGGCAGAGTATCAACATTTGTGCGTCGTTCATGTGCGGATTATAGATAAAAGGTTAAGTCTGTCAATATTAAAAGTTCTGAGAAAGAAGAAGACAAAGATTAATCGCCCCAGCGGCAACCGCAACCAAAACAATAAGAATAAAAATAGGGCCAATGACTTCTCCCTTGTCTTCTGCCATTGCATATCCGACAGACACCCCAAAAAAAAGAGTGACGAGGAAAAGAACGGATGTAATAATTATTTGAGCTTCGTTCATTTGATTATTTGTTTTTCTTTCAGATAGTGGATGATTTCGTCTTGCTGGGCATGAGTGTGCCATTTTTTGGCAACTTGTCGAGCAGAAACTACATTGTGGCCATAATATTTTCGGATAAAAGACCGATGGAAAACGCATCCAGTCCGCTCAAAAAAGATGGAAGAATTTGTCTCAGTATAGCGATCTGCAATTAGGGGCATTTTTTAACAATAGCTTTAAGTAAACAATTTCGCCATTTGCTTTGCGCAGATCAACTTCTAAATTATCTCGATCCGCTATCAGCATGGCATTTTGAGGCTCTAATACGAGCACTTTCATACGAGCTTCTTTATTTTTTTGTTTTTCTTCCTCTAGTCTTTCTTGTAGGAATTTATTTTGAGACAAATAAATATCGCAATCAGTCTCCAATTCCTTAATTTTTATCTTCAAAAAAGGAACACAAGTGCAATGAACTTCATCATTCGGGCGCTCGTCCATGATGGATTTAAATGAATCTTCTATTTCTTGTTTATAGTCGCGCAATTTTTTTTGAGATAAACCGTGCATAACTCCACTCTACTAGAGCGAGGAAATTTGCACAAATATTGGCCCGCTTCAGAGGGAACTTTGGTTGTCCAGTTAATTTTCATTTATTCGTAGCTTTTTCTATTTAACCACTTAACCTCAGATTCTAGTTGTTCGACCTTGGTTTCTAGGGCTTTAATCGTATTATCATAGCGATCAGTGATCCATTCGATTAAATTGAGTTCTTTTGGGGTAAAAGAAGATTTAGAGTATAAGTCTTGCCTTTCTTGAGAATTCATATTCTTTTTAGTAGTCGGAGATTTTTGATTTAATTAGTCCGTAGTCTTTGTAGAGGTCGGAATCGACTTTAGAGAAAAGGTAATCGTATCCTACATCAGAATCTCGAAACACTCTGCCGTCGTTATCCCAATTTTCGCCAATCAAAGAATACAGTTTTGTCTCGATTTCCTTGTCTTCGGCAGTCTCAACAATAAATCCATTCAGTCCGCACTCTGCATAATGACATCCTTCATTCCAATCCTCGCGATTTTTAAGAAGAAAATGTCCCAACCTCAAATACTTATCCTTCTCCAGAACCTTGTCAAGCAATTCTTCCCAATCAAAGTTTCCGTATTTTACTTGCATACGGGCTAATTCCATTAGATCTTCCTTAGCTTTGACTTTTTGAGCCTCTTCTTTTTCGGCCTTTTCAATCGCCGCGATTAAAGTCTTATATTCTTTCAAGAGACGATCTTCGGTGTCTTTTAATCCTCTTTTAGCCATATCATAGCCATCAGAAAAACGAAGCATCCGATCCATATCAGAGACATAACCAGCACTTTTTGTTATGCTTTGTTTGGTGCGGTGTCTAGTCGTAGGATATTCATAAACAGTATAAGTGGGAGAAATCCCAATAGTATTCATGAAATCGCTGATTTTCTTTCTTGTGGCTAGGTTGTTTTCGATTGCTGGCAAATTGTCTTTGTGAATTGATTCAATTTGCGCCAACCTTTCTGCCACGGCGGCCTTGGCGTTAGCATAAGCAGACTCAACGTGATTGCGATATGCGGGCGTAAAGGAGGAATAATTTGATCCTTTAAAATATCTAGAAAGTTCTGCTGAAATGCTATTGCCAAGACTCTTTATTTCCATAATCGTGCCGACCTCATTTCTGACAGTGGCAAGATTTTCGAGGGCTTTGTCGATTTGTTTTTTCGCTTCGTTGAGCGAGTATTCGGCGGTTCCGTATTTCATGGGAAAATTGTTGTCTTTTTAGTAGCAAAAGTCAAGGAACAAATTGACACAAATATTCCTGCCTCCAAACAGGCTCTTCGCAATTTCTCCACTCTGCAAAAGGTTTATCAAAGCAAATATACGACCGATATTTTTGAACAATAGAAAAGCTATCGAACTTAGGCAATTTACGGCAATTCTTATCTTCGCTGATTGCAATAGCAAATTCTGTCAACGGCCCATCTGGCACCATAGAAAAATCAACGTGATCCCGACACCAGAGAATAAAAGCATAAGAAAAATGAGGATTCATACCCCGAATCAATCGCTGATTTTCCAACTCAATAGCGTGGTCGATCAGCCAACGCATGTTTGATTTTGTTTTTCTAACCCATAAACTGCAAGGATGATTCCAATAAGAATACTTTCGGGGAGTCCCTTTTTGAGTATGAGGGGCATCCTGTAAATCCTCCAAAGAAAAACAATTTGCTAGCATTTGGGCGCTTTCTAATACCATTTTGTTGCAGTGAGAATCGCAAAGCATAGATGCTGCGATTTTACTATCTGGATGAACGGCAAAAATATTCATTGTAATAAGCAGAAATTAGAGTTCTAGTGTAATATTTTTATATGAACGTAGTTTACGGAATAAAATGCAGTGTTAATGGCAAATATTATGTTGGATCATCCACCAACGTCAAGGAAAGAATGTGCCGTCACAAGAAAGATTTACGGCGTGGGAATCACCATTCACGCAAACTCCAGAGAGCGTGGGATAAATATGGAGAAAACGCTTTTATTTTTGAAAAATTAGAGGTCAATATTCCTTACGAGGAATTGGTCGCCAAAGAGCAGTTTTGGATGGACAAATTAAACAGTTATCATGATGGTTATAACGGTTACAGAAAATCTACTCCATGCCCATCCGAATTTCGAAATGGAATGTGGGGCAAATGTCCAGCGAACAAGGGAAAACCAAACCCTAATAGAAGACCAGTAGTAAGCTATGATTTGATGACTGGAGAAGTTGTTTCTTTTGAATCCGTTAATAGTGTATCCAAATTAATGAATATCGGCCCTCAATTTTTAAGCTGCATCACTTTGAAAAAAATTCACCAAAAGAAAAGCTCTGTATTTGTGGGTAAATTTTGGTTTTACGAACAAGATTTTTGTTTAGAAGAATTAAAATTGCGATTTGAATTCAAAAATAAACCCCATGGACTTTGCGGGTATAAACGCCCATTAGAAGAATGTGAGAGAATATCTGAGAGGCAAAAAGGGGTTCGCTTTTCTTCCGAGCGTAAGAAAAATCAATCTTTGGCCAGACAAAAACTCATTAATGGAGGTTATGGCGTTTGTCCAGTTATGCGTAATGATGGGCAAGTTTTTTCTTCTATTAGAGAGGCTGCGAGAGCTATAGGCGCGGATTCTTCTGGGGTGTCTCACGTTTTGTCTGGAAAAATAAAAACTTGCAAGGGATTCTCTTTTAAATACGCAAATTCATAGCGGAGAATAACTAATACAATTCAAGGTTGTCAAGCGCAAAACCTTATCCTGATCCCCAAACTTTTCTGTCCACTCTTTTAGAATGGCGTTTTGTTTTTCAATATAGGCGACCATTCTTTTCATGTCTCCATGATTCGGTTGGCGCTCTCTCAAAAAATTCATCAAGTTTTGCGGCTCTGATTCATGATATTCTTCTTCTTCGTCCAACCACCAAGCAGTAATTGTATATTGAGAATGAGGCATAAACTTATAAAGACGATGCCAGTGAGTATGGCACATGTGATGCTGGCGATGGTTGCCAACTTCTTTTCCGTTCTTTTCGATACGGTAGTTTGTGACGTTTGCAGAGGTCATGGTTTTTTAGCGTATTTGAAATGTCCGCGAAGATGCTCTCTACAACGAGGGCAAAGAAGATAAGTCGATTCTGTCCATTGTCCAGCACTATCTCGAATATGTGCGGGCTTAGAAAGGAAATCAACATTAAAAAGACAATATCCGCATCTTTGCTTTGTTTCTAAAAAAGGATATTTTTTCTTCAGTTCTACTGAAAGACGAACATTGAGGGCGTTATGCTCAAAAAAATCCAAAAGAGGTTTCAGATCTTTTGCCAACTGTTTTTCGTCAATTTCCATGTGGATAATCTACTTTAAATCTCCCTTTTTAACAACAGAAATCGTTGTCTCTTCGCGGATTATTTTAGTGTTGGAACTTTTGTTCGCTTTGAGCCAAGCTTGTGTTTCTCTTAGCTTTTTTAAAGAGCGCGATTGTCCGACCTCAATTTCTTGCCAGTTGTAAACCTTGCTTGGTTTGCCATCCCTTCGTGGAATGGGCAGAAGATCGCGCAATAGGAGAATATATTTGGTAGTCTTCACTTGTCAAACGCACGGCGATTCCCAGAAGCAAAAGACCTCCGCGCATCTCGACGCTTCTTGCGTTGATTCTTAGAGAAATCAATTTGATGCATCTTGGGTTGGATTGGACGCAGGAATTTGATATCCATATCGTCATAACTCATCATTGGAATGTTTTCGATCATATACGTAGTTTCTGGTTTGTTTGTAGAATATTGTTCTCCCATTGTGGCTATTGCTTCTACAGAAGCAGAACCAGCAATAAGAGAAGAAGTGGCTAAGAAGGGAAGTTTCATCGGTCCCAACGGTCAACAGTTTGGCTCGCGATAATAGCTACCGCCAATAAAGAAGAAAAGATCGCTGGAATATAAATAGCTCCGCTCCCTAAGTGTGGCCACAAAGAAGCTGCCCACCAAGAAGAAGCGCAAAAGGCCCCAATCAAAAGAGATAATGTAATTTGTGTCATGTCGGGGCGAGTTTATTTTATTTTCGAGGCTCTGTCAATAAGTTTTTACCAGAATCTTTCTATAAAGACTTCTTTTTTCTCTGGCTTTAAGCCCCAATCGCTACCAGTGAAAACAGAAATCCATTCTCCAACATACTCAGCCTCAGAACACTCTAACTCCTTACAACGAGGAAGTTTGTCGTAAAGTTTTTTCAATTTTTCGACTTCCCCCTCTAAAAAAGCATTTAAAATCGCTTCTTGGCGCTTTAGTTGGGCTCCCTTGAAGCAGGATTTTAGTCTCTTTTGTTCGGCTTCTACGTCAAAGTCGAAGACTTCTGTGGTTATTCTGGTAATTTGCACGCCGCAAATATGCCTGCTTTTCAAAAATTGTCAACCTAATTCTCAGTCTTAATCGGCGGCGGAACATCATACTGTTCAGTCGAACACCCCGCACTAAAAAGTAATCCGCAAATTACCAGCACTCGTATAATCCTTGAGAAAAACATATTTTTGATTTTGTGGTTCTATTACTAGCCAATCATGCCCATTATTAGTTTTAACCCCAACTAAATTTAACATGTGTTCACCTTGGGCTATACCGAAGGAAGTCCGAAGGTTCGTTACTTGCATGACAGCAACAGCCACAGCCGCCCGTTCTTTAAGCTTTAAACCTGCTTCTCTGAGCCTTGCGGCGAATTCGTGGGCAAAATCGTCACAATCGAAACGCTCGCCTGAGAACGTCATTCCTCGACTCTTTAAATACCCACCAAACCAAGGCAAAAATTCCTTAGTCAAATAATTAAAAGACGGCAAAACATAAAGCGAATCCGAACATCTTACGGAAGACGCTTTGCCCAAGTCTTTTTTTACTTGACTATGAGTTAAAGTCAATCGACTTCGTTGGTGAGGTTTTTAGTGGGATTGCCCGAAATAGCCGCAACATTTTGACTATGCATTTGCTCAACAGTCAAAACTGGAGTTTGTGGACGGTTAAGGGGATTTGGGCTATCGGGGGAAATAGCGCAGCTAGAAAGAAGAAGAATTGCCGCAAGAATTAAATTTTTTAGAGTTTTCATATTGTTTTTTACACTTGTTCGAGTTTATAGATGCTGTTTTGGGTTGTGAAAAGGGTGAAATCTGGTCCTTCATTAACCTCAACAATGAGACTGGAAGTGAAAACACCCAAACACTGAACACCATTCCGATTATCACGAAACATTCGAAAAATTCTATCTTTTTCTGGCCAATCAATGACTTGGCCTTCGACATAATATTCAACAGGTGGCGAAAATCCATCGGCTCGACTCATATTTGAGCGATATTCTTCGATGGAAGAAGCAGATTCGGCTGAAATCGTTTCGGGGATTGCAATTTTTGTGAGTCGGTATTTCATATTTTAGCGATTAAATGCTGAACGATTGCCAGCCGCAAATGCTCGGCGGGCCTTTTTGCGGTTTTTACGCTGACTACGAGGGAATGCGATTTTTTCTACTTGGGTTGGCTTGCGCTTATAGAAGTCAACCGAGTCTTTAACGTCTGCGTTGCTCATTGGAATGTTTGAAGTCATATTTTTGTTTTATATTGAAATCGCAGAGAGTCAAGAAGAAAAATCAAAGACCCAGCAACTTTTGCTCTTCTTCAGTCAATTTACTTTTGGCGTGAGCAACGGCAAGTTGGTGAGACATGATGAATTTGTTGATTGTGATTGGTTCTTTTTTAGACAGGAGGTAAAAATTATCTTCGCCGTCTTTAATTAAAAACATTTTCCGCAAACTGTGATTTGCCCCATCGTTCAAGATTTTCAAAAGTTCCTCGTCTCCAATGTAATATTGCGTCTTGTCAAATCCATTGACGTATGAATAATCCTGATAGCAATCGACGACTGTATAAGCGGGACAATTTCCAAGAACGCTTTTCTTGCTTACTTCTTTCGAAAAAACATAAATTAGTTCGTCAAATTTGATAACCTCGATGTTACTGATGTAGGAATATCCACGTAAATTTGCCGCTTCTGGAGAACCTGCCGCTGCTGCGCGAATTGGATAATAAGCAAGAGCATCTTTGCTGGCTGTATATCCGTCTGTAGAGTGGACTGCGTAGATTGTTTGTTTTTCTGCCTTCATGGCCGCGATTATAGAGAAAGACGGCAAAACGTCAAGAAAAAAGAAAAAAATTGACAAACCCAAAAATCCCTGTAGGTTTACGGCATGCGAAAGTTCAAAGTGACATTCACGCTTTACCACGAATCATTCGGCGGATATGACCATTGCGATGGAGAATGGGACTGTATTGTAGAAGCGAGAGGCGAAAAATCCGCCATTAACGCCGCAATCAAGAAAATCCCTTGGGGTCATTGGGTAGGAAATAAATATGGAGAAAGAAAGGTGGTGTGGCTATGATTCGCAAAATCCCAGCCTCCCACCTTCGAAGAATGAGGTTTTCTAAAATTGCCTGTTTTTGGAGCTTGGGGCTTTTTGAACACGGGGCATTTTTGGCTGGTGGGCCTTTGAGGACTTTGATTTCAGACGAAGAGGTTTCGGATTTTGATGTTTTCTTTTCTTGGTTGTCCCCCATCATCACTCCCGAGAACCAAAACCCTTGCCTCGAAATCCCTTTAGAACCCGCCGCCCCCGAAATTCCAAGCTATTCGAACGTCGAAACAATCAAAAGAAAGCTCGAAAGAGAAAAATTCAAACTCATTTTCTCCTGCCCCGAAGGAAAAATGTTTTCCTATAAGAAGGGTGATATGAAAATTCAATTGATTCTTGAAATCGCTGATCGTCCCCAGCAAGTAATCGAACAATTTGATTTTAATGCGTGTTGTGCGGCATTTGATGGAGAGTATTTTTATTACTCCAAAAACTTTGTTCGCGATGTAAAAACAAAGAAACTTTCAATCAATCAAATCTCCTACCCTGCCGCGACCATCAAGCGCATGGTCAAGTATGCTGCCAAGGGATATAACATTAATGATGCTTGTGTAGAATTTATGCAAGAAGTATCGGGGGCTATTTTTCAGGAGGAAAATTTGAGGCTGTATATTGATTAATTTTATGAAAATATTTGTTTCAACAAACTTAAACAGTAAAATCCGCTTTAAAATAACCCCTTATGGTAAAACTCTGCCAGAGGTTGAGCCTTATTTGAAAACTTTTTCTAAAGACGAAGACGGGTTTTATTCAACAGAATTGTGGGCTTTTGCTTCTATTTTTGGGCCAGAACTGTATAACGGTTGCGTAATTCCAGTAGAAACAAGTGTTGAAATTGAAATAAATTCTTGACTCTCCCGCCAATTTAAATAAACTGCCGCCATGAAAGACCGATACTCTGTAGGATTTAAAGATCCCGAAACCCGTTGCGCCGCAACTGAACTTTATCCAGAATTGACTCCAATTGTTGATAATCGGATGTTCGTGAATGGGAGTGTTATTGCTTTTTGTCTCTCAAAATATGAGGCCGAAGTTCTGGCCGAAAGGTTGCAACTTTTGGAGGACTATAAGGACCGAGGTTTTCCAGTAGAGAAGTAAATTATGACTAAATATCAAATCTCCTTTCTTCTTTATCACGAATCTTTCGGTGGTCGCGATCACTGTGATGGGTGGCATGATTTTTTCGTCAACGCAAAGAACGAGAAACTAGCTATTGATAAGGCTAAAAAATTGGTCCCTTTTGGTCATTGGATTAAGGATACGACTGTTTTTAACAGAGCAAAGAAAAACTCATGAACGAAGAAAACGAAATCGAATATTCTGTATTTGTTAAACGCTGCTATGATGGCAGGGACCGAGACAATTACCCTAAGACTTATGTCGCAGAAGACTATTTAATTTCTGCCGACTCTCTTGACAATTTGTATGAGAGAATGGCAAAAGAATACGTCGATTGGAAGCTAAAAGGAGAAAAGAGAATCAAAGTTACTCCATCTTGGTCAGACGACCCGCACGATCTTGACGGTTATTTTGTTGAATTTGGCGATATTCATGTCATTATTGAAGAATATTCTGAGGCCAAAATGAAAGCCACCGAAACTTACAAAAATAAAGCCCAAACTCGCGACGAATTTCTGGCCAAACAAAAAATCCTAGAAGCGGCAAAAAAGAAAGCAGAACAAGAACGCTCTAAAAAATACAAAGAACAACAAGAAAGAGAAGAATATTTGAGACTCAAGAAAAAATTCGAAAAACAATGAAAATTCGCCCAAACGGTCTGCATTGGTGGTTTGGCATCTCTAATGAAAAAGATGTAAATGGCAGACTAATTGTTTGGCCGAAGTGGCATGTTGTCCACTGTTGGTCTGAAAAACGAGAAGGGTATGCTACAGGAGCACATTTTGAAAACACCATGAACCAACGTGAAATGGTTGATGGTGTTTGGGGTGAAGAAATAATTCCTCCAAAAATACCTTGACGCGAACCCAATTTTAAATTACTCTCCCGCCATGCGAAACCAAGTCTTTGACGAAATCATTGGGCAATCCTCCGTTATCTCTACGCTTTCCCTTTATCTGGATGCGTTCAAGGAAACGGAACGTCTGCCATTCATTAACTTCCAAGCATCGCGAGGATCTGGAAAGAGCCATATTGCCCGCGCATTCCGTTCTGGTCTGCGCCGTAAAGATGGATCGAAGGTTCCCATGCTTGAAGTAAACTGCGCCTCCATCAAGGGGACTAATCAATTTTTCGAGCAGATTGTCCCTATGTGGGTTAATAACGATGCCTTGCTCTTCCTAGACGAACTCCACAACTGTCCCAAAGGACTACAACAGATTTTTCTCTCTCTTTTTAATGTGGATCGCTCTCCGATTCGTGAAGTAACGCATGAAGGAATTCCTTATGTTTTCGATTTTACCAAGATTTCCTTCTTGGGAGCGTCCACTGACCACCAACGACTTGTAGAACCATTGCGTGATCGTCTCCGCAATATTGCCCTAGAAGAATACACTCCTGATCAACTCTTCGAAATCTTCCTTAATAACCTCGAAAATCGAGTAAATATTGAAGCCTCAGCCAAACCAGCAATCATTTCAACCTTCAGGGGAAATCCCCGTGATGCTGTCGTGAAGGCCGAAGACCTCAAGACTTACATTGCGGCCCAAAGTTCTAAAAATATTTGTGAGGTTGGCTGGGACGCCTTCTGTAGAACGATGGGGATTCTTCCTTTGGGACTTAGTTTTTCGGAAATGCAGCTAATTAAAGCTTTGGGTAAGAACGGAGATTGTTCGTTGAATATGCTTTCTTCGGTTACGGGGTTTGAACGTTCTGCCATCCAAAATGACTACGAAAAGCTTCTTTTTAGGAAGGGGTTGCTGGTCGTGGATTCCAAGAGGAAATTAACGGCTGATGGCGTCAGGTTCTACCATCAATATTGCAAATAATATATTGACACCCACTCCAAATTAAATTAACCTCCGCTCATGCAAATTATAAATCAACTAAACGACACAGACTTTGTAATCCGCGTGCAACCGAAGAAAAGAAACGGAACGCACATTGTAGTCGCCCATGATTATGTCAACTTTTTTGGAGAAATGGGTCTTTATACAGATATAGACGTTTACAACAAATCAATTACAGGTCCAAACGCTTTATGCTCTAATGTCGTTAGCGTTCCTATGAATGTTCAGGTTCCTATTCGTTCTTTTGTAAATGGAATTCTTCCTATGTTGAACGAGTACAAATATTGTCAAAAAGAACACGCAGACAGTTATTCCTTACATGGCCACAACATTACTTTCTATAGGGAAGACGGCGTAAAAATGATTACAGTCTGCGAAAAAGGCGAAGAACCTCAGACCATAACTTATTCTCTATACGAAAAACTTAATCAAAAATCATGAAAACTGATATTCAATTCGACACCGACGCTACTACAGGCGACGATTGCGTTATTCTTTTTGCCGCTTCGGGATCTAAAGAAGCTATTCGAGAAAAACTTCTCTTAATGGCTCTCGAAATTAACGACGAGGAATACCCAAAACCAATCCAAGGAATAATTTCTTCTTTTTCTTTAACTTCTCACGTAATTACTCCAATCTGGGGAGGAAAAGAATATTAATATGTGGCCATTCAAGAAAAAATTCTGGAAAGAAATCAGCCGCGAATATTTAAGGACAGAGTATGATTCTTTTTATTCATTTGATGATTACTTTGAAGTTTACGCCATTACTTACCAAGACATCAATTCCGACAAAAGGAAAATAAAAGAAGTATGGATATTAAAAGAAACTCCTTGACAGAAGCTCGAATTTTAAATACCCTTCGGCCATGAAATTCTAAATCAGCTACGACGAAAACGGCAACCCCGCTTATGTAACCAAAGATACTGGTTTTTGCCTTTCTAGTGGTCCTTTTCGACCAGAAGAAGACGGCTGGATGCTTGATCAACTCGATCCCATGGACTTCCCCGCAATTCAAACTGGCAGGGATATGGAATATCTTGTGGCCGAAGTAAATAGTCTTCGCCGCCAACTTTTCCACGAAAAACAAACGAGCGGCCTCTATCGCAATTCAGTGGGATTTTAATCTTGACAGGCAACTAACTTTAAACTACTCTACGCACATGAACAACTTCCTCTCTCCCAAAAGAGACTCTGCTAATAATACACAACCATTCTCTTGGTCTTCTCGCAATGGTTCTCAATTTTATTGTGACAGAAAAGACTTTGGTTCGAAAATCTTTGTCTCATGTTCTCCAGAAAAGAAAGAACGACTGAGCCAAGATATTGCCGAAATGATTGCTATGCACGCTCTTGAAATTTGGCCAACCCTTAATGGATTTTCTGGATATGATTGTTTAAACTTTGAATTCTCAGAAAAAAGCTTGACAGCAACGGAAATTTAATTCAACCTACGCCCATGAAAGCAACACTAATAATTGACGGCGAAACCTTCGAAGCTGAAGGCTGGTCTTTCGAGGAAGCCATGCAGGAGCTCGGGCGCAAGGCTAAGCTAATCAAAAAGAGCGAAACAATTAAAATCCTAAGCCCCGCTCAACTTCAGGGCGCGGAACATGTCTAATATTATGGAAACACAAACAAAGCGCGGGCGCGGACGCCCCAAGGGCAGCCATTCATTCCAATTGGTAACTCTGTCTGAACTAATGGCTAAATGCGGTCCAGATACTCAAATTCCAGTTGGCCGATTGTGGCTCAACGGACGAGAAAAGCGCCAAGAAATCAGTGTGACGATTCCTGTCGTTCCCTCAGTTGAGGCTCCAGCGCCAGAAGATACAGTTGAAATGACTCTAATTATTGACTAAATGCAAACACTAATTTCTGCAATTGAAGAATCGGAAGATTCTACTGAAATTGATGCCATGTTTTGCATCCTGCGGGATCGAAAAATTGGAATTAAAAAGAAACTCCTTTGCCTTGCCTTGATTCTTGGACTAGAAGACTCAGAAGTGGTCAACGAAGCTCCGAAAGATGCAAACGGCAGAATCCTTGATCATCAATCTCGGCATATCATCAGCGAATCCCTAGTAAAAGCCTCACAAAAGAACAAAAACTAATGCACTACGAAGTAAGGACAGAGAAAGGCGGATGGCGCGGTAATTACGACTGCTCCTATAACAAGGAGAACCAGCCAACCCCGCTGGCACAAGCGATCATCAACGCGAAATCACATTTTGGTTATGTGTTTTTGGTGGATGGTGAAAAGGAGGAGCAGGTATGGCCGAAGTAAAAATCGAAAAAGGAATCTCCATTCCTACTCGGTGGGTGGCGCAAGAGACTCTAAGCAAAATGAAAGCTGGAGATTCTGTTGTTATCAATATCCAAGATCAGGGTATTTGGCGTCACGCTTCTCTTCAGTTGCGCCATAAAATTACCACACGAAAAATTTCGAAGAGACAACTGCGACTGTGGAAACTTGATTATGCAAAAAATTAAAATCGAAAAGGGTATCCCTATTCCTGAAAGCAAAAAGGGCGAAATCGTGCAAATTTTATCAAAAATGGTAAAAAATGATTCAGTTTTGATTCCTAGAAAGAAAGAAGTCCTTTGGAGGACTACGGCATGGAAATATGGGATTAAAATTGCTGGTCGTAAAGAGTCAGAGCAAGAGTGCCGTTTGTGGAAAGTTTAAGACAATGAAAGAAAAATTCTTTGCTGTTATCAAAGCCTCTGATGGTCGGTTCGAAGTAATCGACCATCCTGATAAACTCTGCGGCTATCGGCCAAAATCGGTTTATCTGTTTGGAAACGCCGTATCGTCAAAAGAAGAAGAATTGAGGGACAGGGCCAGAGTCCTTTATTACTATTGCGACGACTTTCACGAAATTCGTTGATTTTAATTCTCTGGTGTAATATAATTTAGAGACATGCGAACCATCGTAAAGAAAACCATAATCCTCGAAACTAAAAGGCACGATTTTGACAATGAGTTCGCTTATGTTGAGATCTGGACCAATAATCACCTGAAAGACAATTACTTTGCTGAAAAAGAATCTCTCTTTTTAGACGGTTCCCTGAAACCCAAGGCGAAGAAATACTTTTATTCTCCATTCTACGGCGAAGAAATCGAAAAAGAAATCAAGCCAGTAAAGTTGGAAAAGTTCCAGTGGTTTGATAAGCTTTACTACTTTGATGAAGAAGGTGAGATTGTCAGGATTGATGGGGTAAAGGCTGAAGACATTGAGTATTCACTGAATTAAAAAATGACAGAATACTTTGTTCAAGCAGCGTGGAATCAGCACGAAGTCACAGACACCCAAACTCCAGTAAAGAAAAAAGCAATTGAAAGATATACCTCTCTTTGCGAAGAAAATCCTTACACAAAATTTAAAATTGTTAAGCGAACCATCACAGACGAAGTAATTGCCGAATCTGAAGATGCCAGACAAGCGAGATTCGATTTTGTTTCTTGAGCCGCAATTAAAATTGCGAACCTTGTAAAAACTACTTGACCCGCGAATAAGACTGCGTTAGTCTCTTCGCACGGCGACGTTCGCCGCTCTTAAATTGCTAAAAATATGAAAATTGTTAATTCTGCTTCTCCATTAATCGTCTCTGAAGGCTTTGATGATAACGTATCTATCATGGATATGACTTCTGAAGCTGCTCTCGAAATGACGCGCCATCTTCGTGATACGGTCTATACTAATAAGGAATTGGCTGTGGTCCGCGAATTGGGGACTAATTTGTTAGACGAACATTGCCTACACAATATTGATAAAAATGGAGAAATCGGAATCCGCGATATCAATGGACAGTATGAGTTTTTTGCCCGCGATTTTGCCAAGGGGTTGAGCGAAGAAGGGGTTAGAAAAATCTTCGGAGCATACGGAAATTCCCAAAAAAGGCACACGAATGTTGCCAGCGGGATGCTTGGAATTGGCTCAAAAAGTCCATTTAGTTATTCTGACACATACTATGTTATCTCATATTTCGGCGGTCAGAAAACCACTTATACCCTTGCCTTGGGTGGTGACGAGAATGGTTCTTCCAATGGTTTTATTTATAAGACTTTCTCTGAGCCGACAAACGAAACTGGTCTGGAAGTAATCGTCCCAATTAAAAATTGCGACGTTTCCAAATTCAGTAACGAAATTCGTAATTTTGTGCATTTCTCTCCACATAAGATTATCTGTAATATTTGTGGTATTGAATCGGAGCCTTATCCTATCGCTATTCAAGAAACTCACGATGGAATTGATTTTACTCTTTTTGCTGGTCATAGTTCACATCGTTCTGAACTGGCGAGATTGCAAATGGGTGGAGTTCAATATGAAGACTTTAACCTGCCAGAAGGGTTTAGAACAAAGGATAATCATACTCTTGTTGTCAATGTTCCTATCGGTTCTATGACGGTGGCTATGTCACGCGAATCCTTCCACGCAACACCCTCAAATCAAAATTTCAAAGCCAAAATCTCCCGCATTCTGGAAGAAATGACTCAGCGAGATTTTGCCGCTCTAAAGACAAAGCCTTTGAAGGACTTTATTGACGAAAATCTTGGAGAGCTTCATGTCAACAAGCAGGTCGAGGGATCTATTTTTAAAACCCGCATCGCTCATGTTTATCCTGAAACGTGGAAAGTAATTGGTAATCTCTCATACATCGACTGCGGCACGGTTGTTCAAAAGAACAATAAGCCTCTGCTAATTCTAATTCCTGATAACAAGGCAACCGACCACTGGAAATCCAAGCTTCGCGAATTTGCTAGGGCGAATGGTCAAAGTTATTATATTGCTTGTCATCACGAATTCCTTGGATTAACGCCAGAAGGGAATGCTGAAATCAATCAATATTTCCATCCGATTGGAATCAAGTCTCTAAAGTTTCCGAAGACAAAGAGGACAAAGAGTTATGCGGTTTATAACAAAAAATCCCGCGAAGGAAGTTTTAATGCGATTGGCTTCGCTAATTGTCTGCGGACCCATTATTTTAATCTGCCAGAAGAAACCGACGAACAAAAGATAAAAGAATGGATTGATTCTGAAAAACAGAAGGCCATTGCTACAAAAGACTCAACAAAGCTAAACAAACTGGCAATCACCGTTAGTTCTCCGAGCCGTTATACTTCTTGGTCCTGCGCTTCGGAAGAATTGGCCCAGCATATTGAAGATTTGGGGCTCTTTGTGACAGGTCGTGGAGAATATTCTAAGCACGTTCAACTGTGGGCTACAGAGCAGGCTACCGCTCAAGCAAAACAAAACAAAATCAAAACGGCCCTAAAATCTTGGGCGACTTTTCATCCTCGCACAGTCGAGCTTGTTAAGAAGGATAAAAACGCAGAACGACTGAATAAATTCTGGGAAGCTGTAATGGCTGAGAAGACCACAAGAACCAAAATCTTCTCTCATGTTCAATCCTCCTACGAAAACTACTACGGCAACAAAAATAAATTGACAAGAGCAGAATTACGGGCTATTCTCAAGCTACAAAACGCCTAAAAACATGACAGACGCAGAAAAATATTGGTTCGACCAAGGAATAAAAGTGGGAAAAAAAGCAACCTCTCATCCAGAACAACTGATTCAAGAAGAATGGGATAAAGATATGCAAGAATGGGCGGGCAATACTAGTCATTTTAATAACTTTTTTGTTGACTTTCTGGCTTTTGCCGAGGGAATAAAAAAAGGCTCAACCTACTACAAAAATCATTGACAGACTCAACTCATTTGCTATAAAGCTCTCGACACAAAACAACACAAAGAAAGAACAATACAGTGCAATACATTTTAGGAACAAACGGTTTTACCTTCTTTTTCAAGGGGCGTCCTAAGCAGATCGCCAAGGGAACCACTCAATACGCCAAAATTCTCAAAGCCTTTGATTTGCCCGCAGATCAGCAAGATTCGGCCATTTGTGATATTCTTGATGGTGATAAGGTCGCAGTGAAAGAAGCAGAACTTGCGGGATTCTCTTTTGATGGCGGGACTGTTAAAATTGACAACGAGGTTTTGCCTGATGTTTTGGCGCGAAAGATTGAGTCTCTGAAGAAAGAGGGTTTGCCAATCACCTTATTTCTCCCATTCTGGCGCGAACTTAGGCAAAATCCAGACTATGCAGTAGTCAATGATCGCGGGCTTTATGACTTTCTTTCTTATCGTGAATTGCCCGTCAGCGAGGATGGCTGCATCATTTCTTATCGCGGAGTTCAAAAAGATTACTGGTCACGTAGCGGTAATCCAGCTACCAAAGTCATCCAAGGAAAGACCAATAAGAGCGGCCAAATTTTTAATGGAATTGGAGAAGTTATTGAAATTGTTCGCAATCAAGTAACTACTGATCGTTCTGTCCATTGTCATGCTGGATCATTGCATATCGGATCACTCAAATACGCAAAAGAATGGGGAGATCGAGTAATTGTTGTTAAAGTTAATCCTCGCGATGTTGTTTCTGTTGCAAGTGATTGTGAGTGTCAAAAATTGAGGGTCTGTAAATATGAAGTCATTGGAGACTTAGAAGAGGAAATTTTGGCCCCTATTACCGATTCAGTTGGCAAGCCAATCGAAGAACAAACAAAGAAAGAAGCAACTGCATTCCAAGAGCGCATTTCTAATTACCTCAAAAAGAAAGCCTCGAAAAACTGGCATCAAGTGGATGTAAAATCCATCCAAAACATCTTTAGCCCCGAATACCCTAATAAGAAGCGGGTTTTGGCCGCTCTTGATTCTCTTGGGTATGTTTGGAAAAACGATTCTCTGAGTGGAGAAATCGTGTATCTGTAACCGAAAACCCAGCGGGGCGGGAAACCGCCCCGCATTCTATCATGAATCAAGAACAAAGAAACCAAATCACAGAAAAACTTCTGCTAGCTCGCACCCGAGTCCAGAATCTTTTTGCCCAACAAGATGATATTGTTGCTGCGGTTATTGAAGAATTGGGGCTAAAGAATGCCTCAGAAGTCCTTGCCCGCTCTTATATTGAAAAAAGGGTGGATGAGAAATGGCTGATGAATGATTTGAATCAGTTGCTTTTCCTTCTCTCTGACCTTGACGCATGAAAAGAAAATTTCGGATAATCAAAAAAACAAGGAGAACTTCGTTTGGGCCTTTCGATGGATACGTAATCCAAAAACAGAAAAATTTCTCTGGTCGATTAATTTGGGACGATCTAGAATTAGATGAAAAAAAATATTATAACAGTTTGGAAGCAGCCGAATCTGCTCTTACAAATTATATAGAGCCCCCAAAACCAAGCTTCGAAGTAATCAAAGAATATGAATTCTAAATTTAAAATCAATGAGCCAAAAAACAATAATCCGCCATACCTGCGATCACTGTGGCAAAACGCAGGAAGAAGAGCAAACCAACTGGCTAAACACTGGAGGCCCGAAAAACTGGTCAGGCTGGGACATTAAACAAAAAGGAACAGCTTCTTGTTTCTACGGAACAATGGGGCAATCTGTTGAATTTTGTTGTTATGATTGTGCAATTAAATGGATGAAAGAAAAAATCGAATGGCAGCTACTAACGACATAACAAACGCAGAAATCAAAACTTCCGCTTATTCCGATCAAGGTCGAGTCAATCATGACCGCATATTTGCAAAGAAATCCGCTTATGAATGGATGGAAGACGAAGATGGGTTTTATTGGGTTAAAAATTTCAATGGCTGGGATTGGGATGATGGAGTGACCATGGAGACTCCTATTTCTTACCAAGAATTCCAAAAACGACTCCAACACTGCATAGTTATGTGGAAAGCTCCATTTCGATAAAAATATGAAAACAAAAATCAACCCCGCATCAATCTCCCTAGAACTCGACGGAGTGACTCATATTTTGTCTCTGGACAAGGCTAAAGAAGTAGTCGCCGCTCTGGGAAATGAAATCGAGGCCATCGAAGGAAAGCCTCAAATTTCAAAGGACTTGCTTAAAGAATACGAAAAATACAAAAAAGAAAAAGAACGCCAAAATCCTTATCCAATTTGGCCAACACCTCTTCCTCCATATAACCCTCTGCATCCTCCGACATGGAATCCTATGTGTGATCCTAAAGACCCTTCTTATCCTCATATCTACTGCGGCCAACCAACTTCAACTTGCAATACACAATAAAATGATCAACAAAATCTTTTGGGACATTGACGAAACCCTAATTTATACCTCCCTTCATCCCCCAGAACAAGAACACATTTTCTTTTCTATTGATGAAGATATTTATTATACAATCGTGCGGCCCTGCGCAAAACGATTGATCGAATTCTCGCGAGAACTCGTAGGAGAAGAGAATGTTTTTATTCTTACCACTTCCACCCGAGAATATGCCACTAATGTAAATCGATTGGCCTTATTTGGATTTAAAGACGTTCAAATTTGGCCTCGCGAAGATATCCAGAAGCATTACTATCCCACAGCTTACGGCGGTCAGGGTGTTATTCCCCATGCTTTTGCTGATCCAGAGAATATTCTAATCGACAATCTTCCTCCGCGTTATAATGACGCAAAAATTGGAATGATTGGAATCGGCCAAACTTACCACGAAAGGTATTTCCAATGTCGAGATTATTATGGCATTGATTTTCCGAATGATCCTTTTGAAAATGATGTAAAGAAATTTCTTACTAATTTGCACGAATATGAAACCACAAAAACTATATTCACTGACTGATTTGCTGGATTATTTTCTCGGCACTCAGGGAAAAGAAATTTGGGAAGTCCGAACGGAAATCAAAGACTGGTTTTCGGACAACTATATTTGGGAGGGAGACGTTCGAGTTTGCGAACTGACGAATTACCCATATTCTAATTTTTCAGAAAAAAGCGATGCTATTTGCGCTTTTTGTGAATCGTGTCTTGAGGAATTCGGGATGTCTGATTACGAAATCAAGCCACTTGAGCCTTGTGGTGGATGGAAGTTTTTAAAAATCGTAGTAAACTAATATGACAAACAAACAAAAATTTATACTGACCAACGACGAAGACGGCCATTGGTATATTATCCCCGAATCTAAAAAGGATGAATTCGACAACTGGCTGGACCTCGTTTATTCTGAAGAGGCCGATTGCGGAGATATGCCAGAATGGGCAAAATGCATTGACGGCCCGCACTCTATTATCATTCATGAATATTCTGAAGTGTAAAAGCTTCTAGTGGATGATTTTAATTCAGACAGGCCAGACTACTCAAAAACCGACAAAATTATAATCTCTATTCTTGGCGCGGTGTTCTTTTTTTTCATTTTAGCTTGAATTGTTGGAATTTTTGGGTAAGTTTTTGGCATGAAGTTACTCAACCCAAATACTGGAGAATTAGACGCCGCTCTTGCTGAATATCGGTTCTTTATAGATCAGCATTGTCGATGGGTCGATATTAAGCTTTTGAGGTCACTTTTATCTCTTGTTTATTTGGGATTTTGCGATGATACTATTTTTTGGATTCAAGATGATCAATTAAATTGCGAGACTATTTCAAAATTCAAAATCATATTTCCCCTGCAAAAATGAAAATATCAGAACTCATTACCCTCCTACAACGCTATCAAGAATTAGAAGAGAAGAAGGCTCATCCTGAAGATTTAGAATGTGTGATTCCAATTCAAGGTTTAAGCGGCTCTCATTCTAAAATCAAAGGTATTGCTATTGGATTTGATTGGCATAATGGTCAGTTGCTTTTTTGCCCCGAGAATAGCTTGAATACCATAGATTCAAGGTTGTTTGACTTTTATCAAAAAGAATACTTGCGAAAGAATTCTAACTTTGCTAATGTCTGTCTAAGCAAAACAAAAGTCGCTCGGTATAAAAAGAAAGAACAGGAGTTTGCCCGCCAATGGGAAGCAGAAAATTGGCTATGGCAACAACTGCAAGAAGATGAAAAACAAGGAAAAATCAAAAACGAAATCTCATGAAAAAACTACTAAGCCTACTCCTTATTTCCCAACTAAACGCTCAAGTTGAGCCTGTCAGGGAATTTAAAATCTATTCGTCCGATAATGTGGCAAATTTTGGCGAACCCGTCTTTTCGGGCCATGTCCCCAAGAGTAAAATTAAAGATTTCCTTTCTTTCGTTGTCTCAAATAAGGATACTATTTTACCAGTTAATCCTATTCCAGACCCCGTGATTCCTCCGACACAAGTTCCTGCTTTGCCTTTCGTAATCGCTTGGACGCCCCATATTGAGCCAAATGTCAGCTATCGAGTCACCTACTGGCAGACAGGAAAACCAGAAATCGTCCTTAATACGCCCAAAACTAAAGTCTCTGTTGAGGGTCTGGTCGCTAATACCGATTATTTCTTTAATGTTCGATCTATTAGTTCATCGGGTTTGGTGGGTCTTCCTACAGCGAATTTAACTTATAGACAAGATTCAGCCATTCTTTCAATGCCAGTTCTTCTCCCGACAGAAAAACGTAGGATCATCAATGTGCTCATGTCAACAGACGGTGGAACTACTTATAACTCAATCGGCAAAGTAATTTACCCAAAAATTACGGGACAAAAATACAAAACTTTAATTTCAGAAGAATAATGTATAAATTTCGCGACAATCGAATTGTCCTCATTGGAGACACCCACTCTACTGATACCACTTATGAAATCTTGAATCTTCGGATTCCAGAGGGTTCAGATGTTGTTCATATTGGAGACGGCGGGTGGGGCTTCGGAAAGCCAGAATATGCGCTTGATAATGCCCGTTCTTGGAAAGAGCGAATAAACAAACTATGTGTGAAATTAGACATTCGGCTTTTTCATCTAATTGGCAACCATGATAATCCCGCCATTTGGGAATTGCCTTCTACCGAAAATCTCATTTTCGTAAAGTCGGGAGAAGTCGCGGAGTTTCCTAATGGCAAAAAAGTTCTGCTTGTCGGTGGAGGAATCTCCGTTGATAGGTATTCAAGAAAAAAGGGAGAATCTTATTGGATTATGGAACATACTCCATATATTAATCCAGTAGAGAAAACCAATTTTGTTTTTTCTCACGACTGCCCCGATAACTTTAATCACCCAACTGCGACACTCCCGCGCTCTTATGGATGGTATGTAGAAAGAGATCCAACTTTAATGGATGATTGCGTTGCCCAAAGAGAAAACATGGCGAGAATCTGGCGAGAAAGTGGCGCAAAAAAATGCTTTTATGGTCATTTTCACAACTCAAAACTAGAAACAGTAGGCGAAGTTGTTGCTAGGTGCTTGGATATTAATGAGTTGTATGAGTTTAACGCGAACGAACAATGAAGATCTACTACTACGAATACTCTGACGACCGAATCGACTGGTGGAAGGGTTCTCTTTCTTGGTCTGTGATGAATTGTATTGACATGGCTCAAAAGCAGCCCTATCCTTGGCGCATCATGGAATTTGAAATGTCAAAAATTTCAAAACCTGTGAAGGAATCGGAAATCCAAGAAGCTTTAAGAGATTTGGCTATTTTTAACACCCTTTTTATAAACAAAACAAACTAAATGCAAATTAAAATCGACCAAAACGACATCTTCGATTATGTAGTAGGAAATTCCAACTACGATCCAATCGAAAAATGCATCGATCCTCTTCTTTTTGAAGTCTTCGATACTTCAATCTATGACAGAAAGCGAAAAGAATTCCTTATTCAAAATGAAGAATATAAAAGTTTCTGTTCTCAAGTTTCTAATCTACGGCGCAACGCCTCGACAATGAATAGATCCGAAGTTATTAAAATTTGTGCCGAGCTAGCAGAAATCGCGCCGTCTCAAGTGAACTTGGTTGACATTCTAACATACGAGTGATAGTGTAACCATAGTGATGATCAGTAATATAGCTAAAAATTTAAGTTCGCATCAACATATTAATATGTCAAGGTTTGTAGGAGAACACGGTCAAAGGAAATACTACGATTCATGTCGAACTGCGGGTCTAGACATTAAAAAAACAGGAAAAAAAGACGACATTAATCATATCGATTTCGTTGTCGATGGGAAAACCGTTGATGCCAAGGGCCTCAAAAAAACGCATAAAAAGGGCCAAATTCTGGTAGAAATTAAGAATGTTCAGGGGAAAGATGGCTGGTGTTCTAAGTCGGGTCCTGATTTTGTGGCTTTTGATTTTGGGGCTTTTTTTCTCCATGTTAAGAATTCTGACCTTTTATCTTTGGTTAATCGAAAGTGTGACCTCAAGAAAATCGTTTTGAAGGCCGACGACGCTCTCTATAAGGGATATTCTCGCAAAGATCGAGACGACTTAATGACAATTGTTAGTCTAACAGATGTTATCAAAGAGTGTGAACATTGGTTTTTGCCGTCTGAGCCTTTTCACGAACCTTTCCGACTTTTGTAATTATGGCTTATCTTTCACGAAATTGGTGTTCTTTCTGCAAAGCAGACGCCCATCATATAAATAATAAATGTAGCATTTGTGCAGACCGAATAATGAAAGAAAAGTGGCTCCTTTGGAACGCTCTTGATACAGACACAAAAATTAATCAACTGCTAGAAAGAATCGAAAAACTCGAAGCTGGACCTCCTAGATATTCATGAATCTACTAAAAAATACAATTGTTTATTTGGCTGGCGCTCTTGAAAACGCCACTGACGGAGAAAGTTGGAGAAACAGGCTTGCCCCTCAGTTAGAAAATCTGGGAGTCAAAGTTTTAGATCCAACAAAGCAAATGTTTTTTGCTCAATCCGCCGAAACTCCAGAAATTCGCGAGCAATTAAAAATCTGGAGGCAAGAAGGGAATTTTTCAGCCATTCATGATTTCATGAAAGAAGTAATTCGGCGTGACTTGAGGGCTGTTGATATTAGCACCTTCATTGTTTGTAAGTTGGAACCCGATATTCCTAGCTTTGGCACAATTCACGAAGTAGTTGTAGCTGCGACACAAAGAAAGCCTCTCTTGTTTATACTAGAAGACAAAAAAAAGATGCCGCTCTGGTTAATCGGAATGGTGAACATGGATTATGTTTTTGATTCTGAATGGGGGCTATTGACTTATTTAAAACTCGCTAATGACGGCCTGATTAAGCTCGACACCAAGTATTGGAAAATTTTGGCTTGACAGTTCTTCGCTGTTGAAATAGTATTGCGGCATGGCGAGTTCAAAAATAATTTGTATAGGTGATGTTCATGGAGAGCTAGAAAAGCTCAAATCTCTTTTCAGTAAACTACAATTTACAAAAGAAGATACAATCATTTTTCTTGGTGACTACATTGATCGCGGGAAAGACAGTAAGGGAGTAATCGATTTCATCATTTCTCTAAAAGACAAATGCAATCTAATCACTCTCAAAGGCAACCACGAATCCTTCTTCCTTGAAACTCTGAAATATCCATCAGGCAAGATGGCCGATTCTTGGATGATGAATGGGGGAATGAAGTGTCTCGAATCTTATGTCCCAATGGATAAATGGGATTCTCAAGATCCAGTTGAAGAAATGCAAAAACTCCATGGCGAATTTTTCGGAAATCTTCAATTGACTTATGAAACCGAAAACTTTATTTTTGTTCATGGTTATCTTTCTCATGAGCTTGATTTAGAAGATCAAGAAGAGTTTTTGTGTCTTTGGGGTCGATATACAGATATTTGGCCTCATAAGTCAGTAAAGACCGTTGTTTGCGGTCACTCTATTCAAAGAGATGGGCCAACAAACGGAGGATTCAAAATATGCATAGACACAGGATCTTTTAAATCTGAAGGTTATATTACTGCTTTTGTCATTGAAGATCAAAAATCAAAATTTGTTGACAGTAGAAAACAATAAAATATATGGAGCAAAACCCTGATAATTATCATACCCATGCACTCGAAGACTATTCTTGGGAGGGAAGTCTTACGCTCCAAACATTTCCGCCGAATGTCGGCCACTTTGAATTTTCTCAAATTCCAGACTTTAAAATTATGGTCAACAAAATGCCGTCTTTGTGGTTTAGGTTTTGGGTGAGGTTTTTCTTTAGGGCTAAATTTATTAAATCATGAAACAACTAATACTTTCTCTACTTCTCTAGTCTCTAATCTGCGCCCAAGAATACCATGCAAGAGTTACTTACTACTGGACTGGTCACATTACCTCCTTGGGAAAGAAACCAATCGCAGGAAAGACCATTGCTGTTGATCCAAAGGTCATCCCGTATGGGTCAAAAATTCATATCCCACGTATGGGAAAGACGTATATTTCTGGAGATACTGGCCCAGCCGTTGTATCCAAAACCGCTTCCAAGGGAAAAACAATTGTAGTCGATATTTATTGCTCTTCAAAAGCAGAAGCCCAAAAGCTTATTAAAAAATACCCAATGTATATGAAAATCAAAGTAGAGAAACCAAATCAATGAACGAATTCCGAGAAATCTTACTAGTAGGAGAATACGCTAATGATGGCAAATTATACCCAGCAGCAAAAATCGTCTCCAAAGAGCCTATTGATTTTAATGTAATTTGGCTTGCTGGCATGTGTGTTACGGTATATGATACTTTCGAATCGAGTCTCGAAGAAGATAAAAAGCCCTTATTTTATAAAGCTTTTAATGAAGTTTTCCAAAACATGATGGAAACCCGCGATAAGTATTCTTTCAAAGTAGCGGAAGTTCCCAAAAATGAGCCTTGAATCTTTCACCGTAGGATGCTCGATGATCCTGTATTTTATCACTGGATCAAGCTTCGCCTTTCGAGGAGAATTTTCGTGGGCGCTTGTCTGGTATGCTTATGGGGTTGCTAATTTAGGGCTAATTTTGGCCGCAAAACAATAAAAAATATGACAACACACTACGAAAAAATGCGTTCATTTTGCACTTCTTGGACTGACGACCATATTAAAGGGTTCTTTGGGTGGAGTGCTGATGAATATGGGTTTCTAAGTAATTTCCATCGCTGCGATGTAGTCTTTGAAGGAGAGCTTTACCCTTCTTCAGAAAACGCATATATGGCGGCAAAAACAACCGATGAAAATATTCGAATTAAATTCCAAGACTGGAACTTTTCTTCTGCTGAAGCTAAGAAATTGGGACAGTCTATTCAATTGAGACCCCATTGGGAAGAATTGAAGTTGGAGATTATGAGTTCTATTGTAGAAGACAAGTTCCGCCGCAATTTAGATATCCAACAAAGGCTTTTAGATACTGGCGATAAATACTTGGAAGAAACAAACTGGTGGAATGACCGATTTTGGGGTGTTGACTATCGCAGTGGCGAAGGAGAAAATCACTTGGGCAAAATTTTAATGAAAGTAAGGAAAAAGATCCGAAATGAACTACAAGAAAGAACAATTTGACTTCCGATTGAAGCACCTATATTCTGAACTCCGAGCAGCAAACCTCGGTGATAAGCATTTTTGGGTGCATCAGATTAATTTGTTTTTAGATTCAGCACCGAAATTTTAAAAAAATATGAAAGACGAAGAAAAAATAGAAATACTGGCCGATCTTCTTAATCAATGTCTTGAGTGTTGCAACCAAGAACGAAGTTTCGAAGTGAAGGGAATAATTGATGGCAAATTTGTTGTTGCTTTTGATATTGTTGAAATTAAAGAAGACGATTATATTGGATTCGCTGGATATTAAAATTATGAAACCAAAACAATCGCCCTTATCTTTCGTTGAGAGCGGCAAATATTTGCCTGAATTTATGCGAGATTTTCACGATCAAAAAAATCTCTTTAAACTGATTCACAATACCTATTCTCAAGACAACAAAAACGCTAACTTATATCCTGACTGGATTAAAGCTCATTGTTATACGATTGATTGGTTTTTGTGGTTTATGGGTCAAAGGGGCTATACGCTTCAGAAAAATAGATCGAATGTCGAATTTAAGCCTTTGCTTTTGAAATAATATGGACAACTTGAATGACTTAGAACAAATCCTCGATACGATGATTTCCAAGCAGAAAGAAAAGAAGACAAAAACTTTTGTTGCCCGTTATAAGGGGAAAAACTTGATAATGCGCTCTGGCAAAAGTAGTTGGAAGCAAACAAATTACGCCAAATCTTCAATTATTCAGCATTTTTGCGGCCCTGAAAGGCGTTATGTTTATCCTGTAGATTGGAATAAATTGGGTGAAACCGCAGAAGACCGTAAAAAAAGAAAAGAAGAATTCCGAAAAAAGCTTTTTGAATTGATTGAAATTGTAGAATTAACAGAATGACAACAAAACAATTAAAACTATCTCTTGATTTGGAAGTTCTTGAATATGCAATCGAAATTTGTCAACTCAGCAAGAGTAACCTTAAAAAAGACGGCTGGAATGCCGCTTGTGAAAATATTGAGTGTTTTCTCCAAGCGGCAAAAGAAAGATTGCAAATGGGCCTTGATCTTCGGGATTATGCCGTGACTCAATAATTAATATGAACGCAGTAACCGCAAACACAAAAACAACTTTGCTTCTTAATAATGCTTGGCAGCCAATTACGGTTGTCACGGCACGGGCGGCATTTCAGCATTTGCACAAGAGAAGAATCTCTGCATTGGATAAAGACAGCAATATCTTTCATTCTTTGGACTCTTGGAATACTTTGGGGGTTTATTACGATGATCAGCCGTTTCTAAGAAGTGCTCATGCTGCTTGGCCGATTCCTACTGTAATCGTAGTAAATAGTAAATTCTTCAGAAAGCCGAAAAAGAGCAAACTAACTCTTTTTGATCTAGCGAAACTGTGCGATTATACTTGCCAGTATTGCTTTGAAAAGTTTCCGATCAAGCAATTAAGTATTGACCACGTAAACCCTCGATCACGCGGAGGCGAAGACACTCATGATAACCGCGTGCTATCGTGTGTGCGCTGTAATCGCGCAAAAAGTAATTTTACTCCATGGCTAGATAAAAACGGCAAAATTCCAACCCCACCGTCGATCCCCGCGTTGATGTTGAATGCGGAAAAAATTCGTCCCGAATGGAATAGTTTTGTGAATAATCATTAATTTATTGAATTTTATTTTTCCCATTTGATAATCCTGTGTAAGAAACAAAGAACATGCGATATTTTATTTCAACACTCTGCCCGAAATCCGCCCAAAATTGGGAGGATGGAGTGTAAGTTGGGGTCAAATAAAGTTTTCTTCTTTTTGGCCCAGCACTCAAAACGCTGGGTTTTTTGTTAATCTGAAAAATTTCTCAAAAACAGGTTGACAAAATCCGAAAATCAAGTAAGTTCCTCTCAGACAAAACAAATCCGCTCGCAAGACGAAAGTTTTAAGAGTGGCCGTGACGGTGGAAATGGTTCGGCCCCACCCCTTGAGGTTTAAAAAGCCTTCGGGATCGAGATTTTCTCTGGCAATCTTTCCGCTTGCCAATCGAGGAGCCATCCTTGAGAAAGTTTTATTCTTCTTGAGTCTTCACAAATTCGAAGAAAAGACAGCGGATCGGTTTTTGGCTCTTGACAATAGCTGGTGATTCGGCAACGATACGGAACCTTAGCGAACACTGGCGGAACTAGACGAATTAATCACTCGTTATAACTGCTGGTTAGTAGCTTAAATTTTCAATGGTGCTATAGTTTAAAAGTAAGAACTCCTGACTTTCAATCAGAGGATCTCGGAGCGTTACCGAGTAGCACTTCCATTTTTTATCAGGGTATGGTGTAACTTGGTAGCACGATACATTTGGGATGTATTAGTTTCGGCTCAAATCCGAATATCCTGACCAATTTATAAATTCAGACAAAGGGGCAGTTCGAATCTGCGGTATTCCTTGAGGATATAAGGTGTAATGGATGCACGTTGTCGCAAATTCTTGAGGATCGGTTCGATTCCGATATTGGTGTAACGGTAGCACGCAAGCAACACCCTAAGAACGGTTCGATTCCGTATAAATAGTGTAACGGCAGCACGGGGGCAATTTTCAATAGCGCGGAGGACAAGAAGGTTAGTCACTAGGCTCATAACCTAGGTTCTGGTGGATTCGAGCGCCACCTGCGCAACCATTTTCAATTGGACAGCAAGCATATAAGTGTGCAAGAGTCTCATACGCTCTCATCGTATCGGTGCAATTCCGATCTGTCCTACCAATTTTCGCTGCATATCAATAAACGAATTCGCGATTAGTTTTTTGAGAAGGTGGAATGGGTTGGGCTAAAGCAAATGACCAACCGCAGCGATTAATTCAAACGCCTCCTGCTGGCTAGCGCATCGGGATCATGACCTGATATGGGAGGCGACCAATTTATACATCTTGAAGAAGACTGGTTCGAATCCAGCGCAACTACCCGTAGGTGGGCGCGTAGTGTAATGGCAGCACACTTCTATTGTTTTTATGTGAGTCTAAAGCTAGTGGCTCTAGCAAGAAGTCTGTAAAACTTCTCCTTCGGGGCGAGGATCGAAACCTCAGACTCACACCACTTTTTGCTAAAGCATCTTTGGCTTGATGCTGTCCCACAGGACTATATCGCATAACCTACGAACAAAGGCCAAGTTCTATAGGGGTATAGCGGGAAACCCGATCAAGTCGGGTGAGGCGGTTCAATTCCGCAGGCAAAATTTTTAATGGCCCGTTCGTTTAGTGTAAAGGACCGCGTGCTTCTAACGCGCAGACAGAGGTTAGATTCCTCTACGGGCTACCAATTTATGGAACATTAACCCCTGAGCTTGGGGCGTGTCTTGGAAAGACAATGGCGGCTGAAAGGTCGTGGGCTTGGAGTGCTCAGTGTTCCTCCACTTTTGGATTGTTAATTCAGACGGCTCTGAACGCTGTTTCGAAAGCAGTTGGTTCCGCAAAAACGGGATAGGGATCGACCCCCTAGCAATCCTCCAATGGGTAATTTATCGCAACGGCTTGCGACTCTGCTTTGAAACCAGATGATGGGGTTAGTAGCCTCATAGGGATCGACACCCTAGTTGCCCTCCACTTTTAGCCAGTAAAACCGTCAAAAAAGTCATTGACAAAATCGTGACAAGCGACTAGGATTGTGGCGCAACGCAAGACTAGCTGGTTAATTCTTCAAAACACCATCAGACTGTGGGCAAGTCGAGAACCCTCCAAAAGTTCTGCTTAAAGGATTCGATTTCCTTGTGGTGTGCCAATTTTAATGACCTGATGATGTAACGACAGCATACTGCGCGGGAGCGTAGAAGAGGGGCTAGAATCCCCAACGGTCGCTAATTTTCAATGGGCGTGTGAGAGAATGGTTATCTAGCGGTCTTTTAAACCGAGGGCGAAAGCCCAACGTGGGTTCAATCCCCACCGCGCCTACCAATTTTAGCAAGTGTGACAGAATGATCATGTATCCGTCTCTTAAACGGCAGAGAGAAATCTCTAATGTGGGTTTGAATCCCACCGCTTGCACCAAAATTTTTCATAGTATAGTGGCGGAATTGGAAGACGCGCTCGCCTGTTAAGTGAGAGTTCCGAAAGGACACCTGTAGGATCGTGGCCTACCTATACTGCCAATTTTTCCTGTCTGAGCAAGTCTGGTGATTGCGCTTGGTTGAAGCCCAAGTTAATCGTGTTCGATCCACGGAGACAGGACCATTTCAATGAGCGGCGTATGACAGCCTTTCAACGCTTAAATCATATCTGCGTTGGAGCCCAAGAAAATAAGCTGAATAACTACGAGGTATCCCGCTCACCCTTTTCTAGCAAGTGTCGCATAGTCATTTGCGTTTACCTGAAAACGTCAAAGTTTGCGAATGACAATTTGGACAAAGAAACCTTAAATTACTCAAGCGATTATCATTATTAATTCCATTGATGTGATCTAATTGTAGAGAAAGCGGTTTATTATTGTAGGTTCCTTGATTGCCGCATTCAGCGCATTCATACTTCCAACCAAAATCTTGTAATAAACGACTTTTTATATTGTTGCCACTAACATAAGAAGAGTTTTCCACAAAAATATCTTCATTGTCTCGCTTGTTAATTGGGCTTAACTTCTTTGCTTGTTCTTGTTTAAAGTTCTTCTTGTTGGCAGTAAAAAGAGTTAAGTCAAAATTTTCTTCCTTGATTCGTTTTTTAATTGTCCTGTGGTTTCCATTATAACCACCAAAACCTAATTTCTTTAAAATTTCGACAATAGACGAGCTTTCATTTAATAACCTTTGAAAATCATCGAAACTCGTTGTCCACACTATACTTTTTCTCGTAATCTTCATGTGGTATATTACACATAAAGACACAATACGGGACTTTTCATGCGTCATTCGCCTAATGGTATGGCACTTCGCTTCCAACGAAGAACAGCATCAGTTCGATTCTGATATGGCGCACCAATTTTCTATCAAAACCCTGAAAAGGTGGCGAAGTTTGTAAGCCAGTCATGGAAAGGCGCTAGGTGGGTCAAAGAATAAAGTTGGGAAACCTTAATCGGCGTGAAACCCGAACGTGCCTAGTAGCCCATGCGGAGTCACTATCTAAACCTCACTCTGTCAAGAGTAAGTTGCGGACTCTATTGATAGAATTTTTATCCGAGAGTAGATTTAACTGGCAAAATCCCTCCCTGTGAAGGAGCCTAATGCGGGTTCGACTCCCGCCTCGCGGACCATTTCTTTCTTGACAGTCGATTGGACGCCTCTTAATATGCGAACCAGCCAATCGCTTCCCTTTTAATATGAACACCCCAAACAACAAAGCCCTAGAAGTGCGCCGAACAAATCAAAAATTCCGCCGACTTTTCAATAGCTCGAAAGACATTGGGGGCAAGCTTTCTTCTTTGCACGTCAATCGCGCCCATTGGGGCTCTGGATACAGTAAAAAAGACTTGCCAAAAGATTCGGATATGCAATAATTTCAATCGGGGTGGAGCAGTAAGGTAGATGCAACCTGCTCATAACGGGTAAATAGCGGGTTCGAGTCCCGTCGCCCCCATTAAGCTCGTATCATGTATTTCCATGTGGCAATTAGAACAAAGAAGATCACATTTCTTAAACTCCAACAAAATCTTCTCCCAGCCTTGATTTGATAATTTTCTCAAATCTAAAGTAAAAGACTTTTCTTTTGGATTCCTATGGTGAAAACATAAAGCCCTCAAGCTTTTTGAGTATCCACAAATTTGACATCCTCCACCAGACATTTCAATCAAAAGCCTTTTTCTTTCGTTACCTTTTTTGTTTTGGTTTGCGTAATTTTGATGGTTCTTATTGGATAAGTGATTTTTACATTTTTGAGAACACCATTTTCTTTGACCTCCAGTTAATTCTTTATTACAGTTTTGACAGTTCATATTAAATGATTACACTCAGATTATGAATATAGTCATAATCTTTTATTTTTATGCAGCAGTATTCCCTCTCCCTACGAAGGAGGTGAAAGGATAATTGGATACATGTAGGTTCGATGCCTATCTGCTGCACCAATTTTCAAATGGCCCTATAGCTGAGTAGGATTTAGCACATGCTTGATAAGCGTGAGACACAGGTTCAATCCCTGTTAGGGCTACCATTTTTACTTATTACGAAGAATCTAAAATAGCTGGCATTGTGACCGCTTGAAGTAGTCGGTAGTAAGTAACTAATTTTTATGGGTCATGGGGCTGCTTGGGGTGGCCATCTCACTTGCAATGAGAAGACATATCGAAAGATATACAGTTGGGTTCAAATCCCAAATGATCCACCAGTTTCAAAAAGCATCGTTGGCTCGACTGTTTAGGCGGGTTCCTGCAAAGTTCCTTTAAGGGGGTTAGATTCCCTCACGATGCTCCAATTTTCTCTTGACTTTCTCTGTTCTTTTGCTAAAAACAAAACATGACAGCAGAACATCTACAAGAACAAGACGAAATGCACGAAGCGCAGAAACAACAAGTGATCATCGAATCTCTTTCTTCTCTGCTAAGTGAATGTTTAGAATCAATGAACCAAGATAACTCGTTCAAAGTTCTCGGTATTGAAAATAACAAGTTGATTGTTGAATTTGATATTGTGGAAATTGATGATGAGTTTATGTTTCAAGGATATTAATTTCAAATAATGAGCGCCCAAAAGCAAAACGGACTATTTGTGCATCTAGGCACAGGATCGGGGTCTTGGCGACTTACTCGCCAGTAGTATTGCTCATTGCCTTTTTAATGGGGGATTGATGTAATGGTAGCCTGACTGATTTACATTCAGTTTGCGGGGATTCGACTTCCTCATCCCCTACCAATTTTTATGGTAACGAAGCCGAAGTGGTTTCAGGCGCTACCCTGTCAAGGTAGGAACGAAAGTTCATAGCGAGTTCGATCCTCGTCGTTACCGCCCTTTTCATGCATCAGTATGCTATTGGTATCGCAGCAACGTCGAGAGCGTTGTGTTTTTGTCGGTTCGACTCCGATCTGATGCACCAAATTTTTATCGGCGCGTGGGTTAATCGAGAACGGCAGATCACAGATACTTAGAATATCTGACCCTTGGAGGTTCAATTCCTCTCGCGCCGACCATTTTTTACGGCATGTGGGTTAATCGGGAATAGCAGACTACACTTACTCAAAATAAGTGACCCTTGAAGGTGCAAGTCCTTTCATGCCGACTTTTTTTAATGGTATAGTGGATAAGCGAAATTGGCGACAAGCGAAAGATTTAAAATCTTTTATCCTCTGTGGGTTCGAATCCCACCTATACTACCAATTCATGGATCGTAAATCAACAAGGCGTTGACTCTTCCTGCTAAGAAGGTGGAGGTTTAAAAAACCTTTCAGTTCAAATCTGATGCGATCCTCTCTTCCCTCTCTTGACTCATTCGTGTAAAGAGAAATGTGACTGTAAATGATAAAGGAAATATTGGGTTGACTAAAGTAATGTCTGATTTAACTGAAAAGGGTTATTCGGTTTTTTTACCGATAGCAGATACTAGTTGCGTAGATTTAATTGCGGCTGACGAAGGAATGAATATAAAAAAGATACAAATTAAATATCGCAAAGTTAATAAATTCGGAGTGATTTGTGTTCAAACTCGCTCTGTTGTCAACGGAAAAAGTATCCCCATTCCTTTAGAACAAATTGATCTTTGGGCTATCTATTGCCCCGATACAAAGCAAATTTATTATTTATCTTCTGATATTTTGAAAGGAAAGTCTGTTCTTTCTTTGCGGGTAGATAAAGAAGTAAGAAAATGCGAACAAACAACTTTCGCAGACCAATTCACCGATATTAAGAAAGTTTGGTGATTGTCATTAAAACTTTAAATTTCCCAGCCTTCATAGTTCAATGGTAGAACTTCAGTTTTGTAATCTGAAAACCCCAGTTCGATTCTGGGTGTCGGCTCCACTTTCTGGTCTATTCGTCTAGTGATAGGACTCTCCCCTCGTAAGGTAGAAGCGGGTGTTTGATCCACCCATAGACCTCCAGTTTTAGCGAATGTCGCATAGTGGCCTATTGCACTACATTGCCAATGTAGAATAAACGCAGGTTCAAATCCTGTCATTCGCACCAATTTCAACGGACCATAAGCTTTGATGTTGAAGCCCTTCTTGGTATGAAGGAAGAACGCAGTTAGAATCTGCGGTGGTCCTCCACTTTCTAGAAATTTTCTGTTGACTCATTGATAAAAATCCCTATACTGCTGCCATGCAAGTAATAAAAAACATCCCTGTCTGGGGAGAAGTTCAAGAAAATGCGGTTGATCAAATGGCTAACGCTCTTAATTGTGGAGCTTATAAGGCTGCTTTGATGGGGGATCATCATTTGGGCTATTCTGTTCCTGTAGGGGGAGTTATCGCTTATAAGAATGCTATTTCTCCTTCTGGTGTTGGATTTGATATTGCTTGCGGCAATAAAGCAGTTCTTACTGATGCTTTTCTTCCTGACGTTCTTCCATTTATTGAAAAAATAATGGATGATGTTTTTCGCAACATTTCTTTCGGAATTGGAAGAGTTTCAAACTCAAAACATATTGTTGGTCAAAAAGACCCAAGTGATCACCCCTTGTTTAATGACGAAGCTTGGAATATTCCTGCAATTTCTGGATACAAAGACTTGGCCCGAAATCAACTAGGAACAGTTGGTTCTGGCAATCACTATGTTGATATATTTGCCGATAATTTTGGTCGTATTTGGATTGGAGTCCACTTTGGTTCTCGCGGATTAGGACACAAAACAGCTTCTCATTACATTAAAGAAGGCGGTGGAACAGACGGAATGTTTGTTAATCCTGTTGTTCTTGATGCTGATTCAGAATTGGGTAAAGAATATATTGCTGCAATGAATCTTGCTGGACGATATGCCTATGCTGGTCGTGATTGGGTTTGCGAAGAAGTCGCTCGTATCTTGGGGGCTAATATTTTAGACTCTGTTCATAATCATCATAACTTCGCTTGGCTCGAAAACCATGAAGGAGAAGATCTGTGGGTAGTCCGCAAAGGAGCAACTCCAGCTTTCCCAAATCAAAAAGGATTCGTTGGAGGAACGATGGGCGAAAATTCTGTAATCTTAGAAGGAATTAATCATCTAGAATGCAAAACTTCTTTATATTCTACTGTCCACGGAGCAGGTCGCGTTATGTCACGAACTGAAGCTGCGGGCAAATCAAAATGGAAACAAGGAAAGAAAACCCGTATTTCTGAAGGCAAAGTTTCTCAAGAAATGATGAATGATTGGATTTCTAAAAAGGGAGTCTGCCTTCGTGGCGCGGGGGTTGATGAATCTCCTCATTGCTATAAAAGACTTGACGAAGTTCTTGAAGCCCACACAAATACAATTAAAATCTTACATAGTCTGACTCCTATCGGTGTCGCAATGGCAGGAAATGAAGTTTTCGACCCATATAAAGATTAGTCTAGTTAAAACACCCATAGCCCCGCAGCTTTATTCTTCTACGGAGGATTAAACGCTCGCGGGGCATTTTTTATTGAAAATTCAATAAATTTCGGGTGTAAGAAAGGGTAGTTCTCCTTAAAATGACTTCCCCCGAATTAAACGACATAATCATTACTGTTGCCTCTCAACTTCTTATCGTTGGAACTGGATTAATCGCGGCTTATTTTAAATTGCGATCAGAAGTCCAAGCAAAAATCAGCGAAGTCAAAACTCATACCGATGTCACCCTTCAAAAATTAAATGGAATGTTGACTTACGTTATCCATTCCTTTGACCGTCCTGCTTGGATTAAAATTGCCACGCAGAGACAAGACGGAGAAGTAGAATTTAGAATGCTAGAGTTGAATGACTTATATACCGAAACATTTGGGATTTCTCGACACGACTATTTGGGTAAAACAGATTTAGAAGTTGGATGGGATAAAGCGACTTCTGAAAGAATGAGGAATCACGATTTGCAAGTTTGGGCTTCTGGAGAACCAGCAACTTTTGAAGAGCAAGTTTCTGGAAACAATCTTAAATTCCGAAAAATTCGTGTTCAATCTCCAAACGGAACTTTAAAAGGTGTTATGGGATATTGCGTGAATTCTTGATTTTATCTTGACAATAGAAGGCTTCAGAAGTAAAAACAAGTATGACAATTTCCTCATACTCCAATTCCACTTTCTCTTATAGAGACGATTCTGGAAAAGATATTTCTGTTAAAAATCCTACTGAAGAGCAGCGATCCTTACTTCTTGAAATCTGCACGAATCAAGACGAAAAATGGAAGAACCCAGAATACGACCTTCATGCGCTTTGGCATTCTATTCCTCAATATGAAAAAGGAATGGGAGGCTATGTTTATAGCGGCCTTCTCGAAAAATGGGCCGAAGATAAACCCCAAGTAAAAACCTTTAGGTTCGATGATGCTATGTTCATGGGCTCTGTAGGATTTCTTATTCCTAGCGCCAATAAGTATGAAAAAATGGGTCTAAACGTAATTCTTTGCCCGCAATGTGGAGATCCTTTTGATTTCTTCTGCTACCCTTCTCACCTTGAGTCTTTGTTGAAAGCTTTTGGATCTGCGGAATATGATCTTCGAGAAATCCCAGATAGAGATAATAGCTCCCCAATTTTTTTAAAACACGAAGAGCTGAAGGCTAAACTTCTCAAGACAATCCAATGAAAAAAACTCTCTCGTTGAGCCGCGAAGACCTTTCGCAGTCCAAAAAGAATCTGCCATTTGAGGAAATTAAATTGGCGGATTTTGTGGCTATTTTTCACTTGACTGTTGATTATGATAAGGTTATCTTCCGAGACGGCAAGCAGGAAAAAACCCTAAAAAACAAATGAAAATTCGAGCTTTTCAAAATGTCGAAGTAGAAATCTCTAAATCTACACGAAAATCCTTGGCTCTGGAATATTTTTTAGAGAAAATGGATTGGAAATTGGAATATTTTATTTCTGAAGACGGATTTGTAAAAGAAAAAAAAGCTTTGCATTCTTCTCATTCTTTTGAAATGGAATCTTGTGTCCGAATAGCGAGAGAAGTAGATCATTCTGTGGCCGCCGTTCTTCCCGTTTTATTAGCTACCCCTTAAACCAGTGTAAAGTTCAGTGTGAACAAAAAAAACCTCCTCAAAAAATGTTCCCCAAATTTTGTTCTCTTTTTTGAGTGGGCGGAAGAATACCTCCGAAAGAACAATAAAAAAATTATAATTGTCAACGCTCGAAAAATAAAATTCGACGGAGGTTTTTGCGGAGGCTGGTGCGACGGTAAAGAAATTGTGATCGCTGGCAGGGGGCTCTTATTTGAAGAAACTTTTGTTCATGAATTCTCTCACATGATGCAGGCTATTGAAAAGTCTCCATTTTGGACAAAATCAACTACATTTTGGGATGATCTAGAGAAACAAGAGATTAATATCCAATCTTGGAAATCTGTAATTAAAATTATTGCTTTAGAAAGAGATTGTGAAAGAAGAGCTTTGGCGCTATCTAAAAAATGGGAGTTATTCGATAACGAGATTTACGCCCAAAGAGCTAATATTTATTTGTTTTACTATCATTTGGTTTTTCTTAGAGGAGAATGGATTGACTCTACTGGCCTTTATAATTCTCCGCAATTGAACAAATTGATGCCAAAAACTCTAGCCCCAATGTCTGCGCTTGAGGCTATTAATATGGATTTGATGGTTATTTTTGACCAGTGCGTGGGAAAAAAGAGAAAAAAGGGTAAAAAAAACTTGCCAAAGCCCGCCACTTTATCGTAAAATCCGCCCATGTCAGTATATTTTCTAGGCTGCGCCCATTTGGGGCATAATAATATTGGAAAGTTTCGGCCCTTTGTTAAAGACGGGTCAGACAATATTGATCTAATTCAAGAAGATTGGAATAGAACAATCAATAAAAAAGATCTTATCTTCTGCCTTGGCGATGTTGCTTTTTCTAAAGAAGGTTTAGATGTTATTGGAAATGCAAAAGGCAGAAAGGTCCTTATTGGAGGAAACCATGATAACCTAGTGTCTTTTCAAGATAAATGCGCTGTCTTTGAGGAAATCCATGGGATTCTCCGATATAAAAAAATGTGGCTAACTCATTGCCCCATTCACCCAGATGAAATGAGAAAATGTATTGGCAACGTCCATGCTCATATCCATAGTCACAAATTAACGGTAAGGAACTGGTATGGAAGAAAAATTCCAGACAAAAGGTATCTTAATGCTTGTGTTGATGTCGTTTATCCAAAATATCGGAATGTTTTCCTGACTTTAGATCAAGCAAAAAACCATTTCAATCTGTAAAACCATTTACGTGTAAATAAAAAATATGAAACAAAAATTTCTAATCTCCGAAGCTTCCAGTAAAGCCGCGCTTGAAGATGCTAAAAACTTCAACCTCTCAGCTACACTAGAGAAAGAAGACGATCAACTCTTTATTGCTTACGAATCTAAAGCTTATTGCGACACGCCAACTCCTCCAGCTAATCCTACTTGGGATGATTATTATGCTTTGTCAAAAAGTATGTATTCTGAAATGCAGTATCAGATGAAGTGGATTAGAGAAGATTATCAATATCTTTCTCAGGCTTTTCGTGATCATGAAGTCGGCCATTTGCCAAAAATTTTGGACGGCGGTAAAATGCAAGCGGCGATTGATACTTTGGGAATGGGGGACTCGTATCAAGTCCGCAAAGCGGATGTTTATGTTCAATACTAATCAAGGCAAATAATCCAATACTCTAAAAGCGGATGGCTTAATTGCTGTCTGCTTTTTTGTGTAATATTTGTTATGGATTATAAGAAAATTCACGACTCTTTAATTGAAAGAGCTAAAAATAGGGTAATCGAAGAATATACAGAAAAGCATCACATTATTCCAAGATGCATGGGAGGAGGCAACGAAAAAGAAAATATTGTTCGCTTGACTCCCGAAGAACATTTCTTGGTCCACCAATTGCTGATAAAAATATATCCAAACAATCACCGACTAACTTTTGCGGTTGATATGATGTGCGCTAGTAGCAGTAATCACAGCGGGCGTAGGGTAAATAACAAAAGATTTGGGTGGTTGAGAAGAAGGGTATCTGAATCTCTCAAAAAAGAAAACATTGACCCTCAGACGCTTATTGCAAGATCGAACTCTTTAAAAGGAAGAATAATTTCTCCAGAAGCAAGGGCAAAATTGTCAGAAATAAACAAAAAAGAAAATCTTAGCCCAGAAACCTTGGCAAAAAGAGCTAAAGCAAACGATGCGCGAAAAGGAAAAAAATTATCTGAAGAAACTAAAATGCGAATGTCTGCTTCGTCCAATCGAAAAAGGTCAGTCTTTCAATATTCAAAAGATGGAGAGTTTCTTCGGAAGTGGGATAGTCTTACTGACGCAGCAAAAGCCGTTGGAATTCCTGTGACGAATATATCGGCCCACATTCGCGGAAGAGGTTTTTCTGCGGGAAATTCTTTATGGAAGTATGTATAACTGAATCGTCAAAAAAAGCAGAAGTTTACGTCACCTACTAAAGAAACTCAAAAAAAAGAAGCCCGCCAATTACGGCGGGCTTTTGTTTGAATAATTAGTATTTCAGCCATTGAGTCGCTCCGTTCGATGTAACGGTTATACTTTGATATTGTCCAGTAAGATCCACGCTTGAAACTCCCTCAATGTTGTCTCCTGCTTGCGCAGAAAGTCTAATAATATCCGCTGTCGCATCGGTTTTTTTGAGTTTGTATGTCTTCCCCGCTGCGCTAGCAGCCAATGGTAAAACAAAATTAATTGTTCCTGCTCCTCCTATCCCATATAAAGCCGAGTCAGTCAATTTTATTGTATAAGTGCCAGATACAGCGGCTTGTATTTTTGGGTAATAATCAAAGCTTTGGCTTCGAATAGTTTCATCTTCTACTAGAACTATTCCGAGTTGATAAATATCGACAGTCCCATGACCCAAAAAATTACACCATATCTCCATCGTAGATCCGTTTGCAGCGTTAGAGGTAGTTATAATCGGAGTCGTAAGTGTTCCCTCAAAACTTGTCAAATCTAAAGAGTTTTCTGCGGGGAATCCCGAATTTTGGGACGTTTGTGCTATAGTCCCAAGATTCGCGATTACATAAAAACTAATATTGGAAAATCCAGACCCTTTAATTCTAGCTACAACTCTATATTTTCGTCCAGAAATAATTCCTTGTGTAGCTAACGGAACTTTAAGGCCAAATGCCCCGAAACGGTCACTGCCAGTTACGACTATTCTTTGCGCAATTTGGTTATTAGCATCTACAATTTTTGAATAAACAGCGGTATTACCTGCTGCGTTCGCCGCTGCTGTCCAACTTGTAGGAATGTTCCCACTATATCCAGAACCACTAACCGCAGAACTTCCTGTGCAATAAGGGTTGGCTGTGATCCAAGCCGCATCACTAGGCATCGGAATTGGAATAGAAGATTTAGAAATTAAATCGTCAATCTCTACGGCGACCGCTTCTCCCAATGTTTTTGCCCCGAGGGTATTTGGATGAAGCCCATCTCTAAAATATCCAGTTGTGGGGACTCCCGCCGTCTTCAAAATTGCTGGATATGGAATCCACTTAATGCCCAGAGCCGCAGCGTCAGCTTCATTAATCGCATTTACGTTGTCTGCTTGTGTTGTTTGTAGCCCAGCATCGAATGCAGTAAATCTTGGCAAGATGGCTACAGCAACAAGCTTCGAAGGGTGTATCCCTCCCGCAATCAACTCTTCCCACAATGCTCTTCGTCGGGCCGCAATCGGGGCAGCAGGGACAAATGGATCGGCAATATCATTAGCCCCCGATAACTCTACGATTAAGACATCCTTTCCTGCCGAACGAGAAAGCAGTTGGGCCAACGGGCCGTTTGAACGCTGAACCACGTATCCTATTCTAGCTGTCGTATTAGTATAATCAACAGTCGTTCCATCGGCAGTCAAAACCCCCCGTATATCATTAATCTTATATCCAGAATACCCAAAAGTTTGATCTGAAAATGTTGAGCTTTTTTGCAAGAACTCAAATCTAGCATTTAAAGCAAATCTCACCCATGTTGGATAACCGTTTCCGACAAAACTCGCTGATTGCACTCCCGCAGCAGAAGTCGTGGCGCTTGAAGCAGCAGCGGTAATAGAGTCTCCTAAAAAAGCGACAATAGAAGTTTTTGTTATTCCAAGAGCATCTTGGCTAGCCGCTTCGTCTTCGGCAAGAGCTAAATTAATAGAATCATTATCTGTGCTAATCACTTTTGCATCCGCCCCACTTTCACCAGCTTCAATAGCATAAAATAAATCATTATCAGAAGCCTTTAATAGCCTTGAATTAGCTTGAACAGGAAGAGCGAGAATTTGTGTCGAGGTCATATTAACTTAATACTGAATTATAATTAGAATCAAAAACTGATTGAGAGTCTGTATCTAGGACAATATTTGAGGCTATAAGTTCTTCATCTCCACTCATATACCTAAACCCGCCATCATAAGGAGAAAACGCCAAATCATTAAACCCAAAAGTTATAACTTTGCGGTTGAATTCTCTGACTAAATGGCCGTCATATAAATGAGCGTGATCCAAAGGCTCTAAGACAGCTTCAATCTGCAAACGAATTGCGGCCCAAAAGCTGGAATCTCCAGTAAAGGTCGAATGAATTTCTGATTGTAGCCAATATGGTCCCACGGAATGTTTTACACATAATTTTAGGATTTTCAGTGTAAGAAAAGAAGAACCCCAAAAATAAAATGTCAATCGACTTAGGCTCCTCTCCGACTCCTCCAAACGCGGCCCCTACAGAAGCCGAGAAAACCCAAATAAGAAATTCTCTTTCAACAAGCAACAAATCTTGGATTATTGGAGATTTCAATACTTTAAATAGTGGAGACGCTTCTTTAATTTGTGGCTATAGCAACTCAAATAATAGAGGCAACTATAGTATCGTCGGAGGATATAATAATGACTACAATTTAGGAGAATCTTCGTTGTTATGCGGAAATAGCAATGGCCCAAATTATGGAGCTAGCAGCCTTATCATGGGAAGCGCGAATGGCTTAAATTCTGGCTATTCTGCGCTTGTGGCTGGAGAAAATAATGAGGGTAACGCAGGGTCTTGCTCTTTGATTTTCGGAGAATATGCGGCGTATAATAAATTTGGAGACGCTTTAATTCAAGGTGGAGGAATGTCGGCGCGACGAGTCTCTGCTATTTTGACGAAACAAACACTCGATAATACTCCAACTCCTCTTACTATTGGAGGAGCGGCAGAAAACGCTTCTAATAGGCTTTTTATAGAAAATAATACAGCGTGGGCGTTTACCATTAACGCCATCGCCGCTAATGCAAATAAAAGCTCTGTCCAATCATTTACTCGTAGAGGACTCATTACTAATAATAATGGATCGACTATACTTGTTGGCTCAGAATCTATCGGCACAGATTTTTCATATAATGGGTTGAGCGGGGCTATTATTCTTTCCGCTGATAATACATACGATACTTTAGTTGTTACTGCTAGTGGTATCGCAACTACTTTGGACTGGACGGCGAGCGTTGATTTGGTTCAAGTGGGTCTTCATTCTACGCCAGAATAAAACTTGTTATTCCGATTCTCATACTTAGCTAAAAATGAACTTTCCAGAACGTGAAACCCTAGTTAAATCTGTGCAAAAATTCCTTGGACTCAATCAAGACGGAAAGGACGGCAAATTGACTTGGAGTGCTATCATAGAAGAATTGGGAATTAAAAATCCAGAACCTTCTCAAAAAAAAATCTGGCCAAAACGCGATTATTCAGATTTAGTTAATTTTTATGGAGAAGTCGGAACGAATCAAACAATTTTGGTTTTGCCATATAAGATGAGGCTTGCTTAGGATCTTGATACAGAGATTTCAAAAATTAGCTGCCACACCAAAGTAAAAGATTCTCTTGAAAGAATTTTTCAAAAAACTTTAAATCATTATGGTTTGGAGAAAATCAAAGAATTGCGGCTTGATCTATTCGGCGGGTGTCTCAACGTAAGAAAGATGCGCGGAGGCTCTTCGTGGAGCATGCATAGCTGGGGAATAGCTGTCGATCTTGATCCAGATAAAAATCAATTAACGTGGGGCAAAGATAGGGCTTCTTTCGCTAAATCAGAGTATGATCCTTTCTGGAAAATTGTGGCCGACGAGGGTTGGACTTCTTTGGGCAAAGCCGAGAATAGGGATTGGATGCATTTCGAGGCCACAAGTGGCAAATAAAGCTTGACTTTCCCTTGCAAGGGATTAAATTAGGTGCATGAAAATTAAACACTTGCTTGCCCTTTCATTTCTCGCCGTGGTTCCATTGGATGCCAGAGAAAAAATCCCAGAAAAGCGCGAATATTCAAAAGACCAAAAGGTTTTAAACCTTTCGGCCTCTAGCTTAATCTCCTACGAAGACGCTATGACCAAGTTTTCGCTGTCAAAACCAGACGGCTACGTTATCGAATCTATCCGCTATCACATGCAGGGCCGAACTTATGTAGTCGCCGTGACGCTACGCAAGTCTTCTTAAAACTAATTTCATTCGATCCTCGCAACTTTTCGCATCGGGCTTTCCAAGTCCAAAATTACAAACTAGATTTTCTTTTCGGAGAGAGTCTAGTTTTTCTTTTAGCCCATCATCAGTAACCCAATACTCTCCGCGCCAAAATCCTTTAACCTCAGATTCGCCAAAATACTTTTTTGCCAAAAACCAAAAACTATAGTCTTCTAAAATTAGAAACTTTTTTAGATTTGCCGTTCTTTTGATTCTATTCAAAAACTTCTCTTCGTGCAAAGCTTTGCTCAGATAACCAACAAAAGAAGACTCAAAAAGATAAATCCCGCCATAAGGAAATCCATTTTTCGACAAAGCAAACATCGCTTTTGATTCCTTCAAATAATCGGCCCAATTGGAATTTAAAATTAGACAATCAGGATCTATTTTAGCGATATATTTTGAGCCTGAAATTTCGGTCATTTGAGCGTAATTTTCGGTCATTCCTTTAATGCAAGGTTCTCCAATTAGATTCCCGCATCTGTGATAATCGGTATCCAACACTACACAGCCTAAGTTTTCTAAAACTCTATGAATCTTCAGACTAATAGGAAAGAAAGAATCGTTCCAGATAAAAATCCATCCATCAAAAAACCTACGAATAGACTTAACACAAAAAACTGTTTTATTTTCGTCTTTACCGTATGTCCAAATATTAAACGCTAGGTCGGTGTGCTTTGAGGTAGAAAGCTTTATTGCTCTCGTATTGTTCTCTGGCATAACGCTTAAATCGGCCAACATGGTTCTTTCGGATTCCATAAATGAAAACTTTGACTGACTTCGGGCGAAAGAGATTTTTTACTTTGATTTGAAGGTTGGCCCCCAAAACGTTTGCTGTGGCTCGGCAGGGTTTATCCACGCCTTGAACAGAAACCACTGAAATCGACCCTTTCTCGCAAGAATGAAGGATTTCGGGTGAAAGTCTGTAATTCGTTCTGCGGCCCGTAATTGGCACCTCTATGATGTCAAAGAACCACGCTTCTGGACTTTCCATGCAAACCCAGCCAATATATTCGTTCTGAAATGGAACAATCGCTGTTTTGCTTCCACTATCGTCAGAAACTCCAGTTGAACTGGATTCTCCCCCAGAAATAAAAAGGGTCCCGCCATCTCCCCAAACAGAAACGTTTCCGACTCCGCTGACACTTCTGAATTTTACAGAAGGGTTGCCAGCATTAAAAATGCTAGAATCTTGGCCCCAAGAATAAAGAATCGGTTCTCCATAACCGATATTTTCGTAATTGTTTTTTTGCCAATGGATATTCTCGCGCAAATAAATATTAGTCAAACCACCAAGACTATCAAAATCACAAAGAGGAATAAAAAATTCTCCTTCTCCATTGCTATATACGTCGCTACCATTTGGAAGGTCGCGGGCAGAATAATGAAAATTATAAGAACCAGAGGCCCCTTCTGTAATCTGCGCCGATGAAATGGCTGAGTTATCGGTAGGCGTTTGGACTTTTACAAAAAATCTTTTCCCAGCAACTTGATATTCTTGGTCGCAGCCTTGAATTGTTACTTTGCTTATTGCTCCGTCTGTCTGAGACTGAAAATCAAAAACATATCCTTGGTTAAAGGACATGCGCGTATTCGGACCTTCGCCCGAAATAACATAAGGGTAAAGAGGCTGAGGATTAGGGACATTAATTCCCTGATAAGGAAACCCGAATGCAGAAATATCGGACATAATTAAAAACTAGACAAAAATGTTCTACCCCAACCTGAACCCGCTGTGCCAGTGCAAATATAAAGGCCAGAACCACTGGCTTTCATCTCTCCAAAGCTCCCAGCCTGATTGGACGCGCCAGTAAATTGCGGCAACCTGAAAAATACTCCACTAGCGAAATCCAAAGAAAGAGTATGAGCGCCTTTAGATAAGTGGTTTCTATCTTGGCCGTCTCCCAAAATAGAAGCTCCGCTATGGCCCGAAGCGATCAAACACCTTCTACCTCCGAGAATTGAAGAATACGCCCCAGAAGCCGTATTAAATGTCCCACCTGCGACAACGGCGTATGGTCCACGCACATAGTTACTCGCCCCACCACCAATAAAACCAAATTCTCCGTCAACACTCGCCGCATTACTGGTTCCTCCGACTACCGTAGAATACTGCGCATAGCAATAATTCCCAAGGCCGCCGCCAATAAAACTATATTCGGCAAGAGCTTGATTTGTTAATCCTCCGACAATACAGGAATAATCTCCAGTGCTTACATTGGAAGCTCCCCCTCCAATAAAAGTGTGGCTACTGGCGCTTACATTATCTTGACCGCCAGCAATAGAAGAATATGAATGAGAAGCTGTATTATTAATTCCCCCTCCAACATAAGAAGCATAGCCTGACGCTGTATTAAAATAGCCGCCAGCAATAGCAGACATTTCACCCACGAAATTAATATTTCCGCCACCAATAAAGGAATTCATACCCGATGAAATATTCCCATTGCCGCCTACAACCGAGCTGTAACCAAGAGCAACTTGGTTGTTTAATCCTCCTCCAATAAAAGTATAACCATTAGAACAAGTGTTTCCTTGTCCACCACCAATAACGCTAACGTGGGAACTAATAGTGTTCGCTGATCCGCCACCAATTACGCCAACATATCCAGTGATATTGTTATTCGAACCAGCCCCAATAAAACAACCATAATAATCTACAAATGGCCCAACCTTCATTCCAATGGAATTGGTCGAACCCGCCCCAATCATGGACTGGCTGGCAATAACATAATTTCCCGTTCCAGCGCCAATAGCTGAATTATCGTGAGTAACGATTAAATTCTGATCGCCGCCACCAATAAAAGAACAATCTCCTCCAACTCCGCCACTTGTTCCTCCAGCTATTGAGCTGTTGATAGCATAAGTTGAATTGCCAGTCCCACCACCAATAAAAGAATTAGCCCCAATGGCTTCATTAGAGTCACCCGCAGAAACAAAAGATTTCGCCCCAGTAAATTCATTAAACGACGCTCTATAATGAGCGCCAGATAAAACGGCGTCAATTTCGGCTGCTGTATTTGATAACGAGTATTCGGACATCTAGTTTAATTTACACGTTTTCTTCTACTGGAGCCGCAACGAGAATTAAACACCAGCACCGACAGACTCCGCATAAGACTGAATAATAGAATAAAGACTGGCGTGTTGTGTCGGCGTTAATGACGACGAAACATATCCAGCCGCTTGTCTTCGTAAAGAAGAACCTACTACTCCTGCATTATTATATCCGCACAAATAAAAAGTAAAATTTGGCAAATTTGTGCTAACTATAGAACGAAAGCCAATGATTTGGCCGTTTTTATATGCTTGTATCGCTAGGGAATCGCTTCTATTGGCCGCATAAAACCCAAGAGAACTGGAAACATTTGCTGTAATCGTCGTGCTGCTGGTGTTGCACAAAAACGTTGCTGTCGATGAATTGTTTGAGGCTATTCTATTTTGACCGAGCAAACCGCTTCCTTTTACCCCGCAATCATAAGACGCGCCACTGGAAGAAGTAATAATATAAGTTCCGAAACTAATGCTATTGCTTTGGGCGTTTGTCGCATTGAGCAAATTAACTCCTGTGTTAATCGCTCTTCCAACTCCTCCCGCAAAACCACGATCAGTTACAAATGTTGGGGTGCTAACTTTGGTTGCCGCTATTTGTGTTTTCCAGTTAAGAAGTCCAGCCTGTTCTGAATGCGCTGCAAGCATCCACAAACCGTCCAATTTTGACCATATTCCCGCAGTTTTTAAATTCTTGACAGTCGTATTGATTAAAGATTGGCGTGTTATATCTGGTTGAATAACCATTGTTGAGATAATAGCCTGAGCATCAATATCGAAAGATCCCCTTCTGCGGCTCGAAGCAATAACATTTAAAAGACTCATATAAAGTCCCAGCTATTTGTCGAACCCAATTTCTTTACGGCAAAAACGCCCCCGCCGCCAACATCAGCAACCGCATTATCGTTCGGCACAATATTTCCAGAAGAGGAAGAAAAAGAAATTAAACCAGCATTTGTCTCACGGCGAAAATAACAAGTCGAATCATCTGGCCAAGAAACGCCAGACGGCAAAATCAAAAGACATCCAGATGAATTCGTCAGTCTCCTATAATTCCAAACATCAGAAAGCCCTACAGTATAAACAGAATCAGAAATATCTAAAGAATTGGCTACAACTCCAATCATCGACCCACGAATATAACCAGAACTCGACCCACCCGACTCACTCGGCCCAACGGCAACTATTAAAGAGTTTCCTGTGTTGGCCGTTACTGTCAAGGCCCTGTCTGCGTCAGAAGTTACAGTCAGCACTCTTCCTGTATCGGCGGTGATGTAGATGCTAGCCGCCGCATCTGGAATAACGGTAACAGACATATTAGCAGCTTGTATTTAAGGTCGCTTTTTCTGAGGTAGAAATTGTTCCCATAAGAAGCCTTTCTGTGACTCCAGTAACATTTAAAATCGTGTCATAATAACACTCGCCAAATGGCAAAACATCAGTCCCCTCCTTTGACAAAGATAAACGAACTCCACTAGGTAAATTCTCTGTAATGGTAAAACCTGTAATCGGATCTAACCCATAAAACTCCACAATCTCTGACTTGACGCAAACGCCAGTGTCCGAAAGGTCGATATAACTTCCGTCGCTTCTCTGCAAGACTAACGAAAGAGAAAAATCGACTCCTTTTTCAATCGAAAAATTGTAAATTGCGGCTGACATTTCTTCTGTTTACACGGAAAAAGCCGCCCGAGTTTCCCCGAGCGGCTTTATTTCAACGGAGGTTGAATTTTTTACTTTTGCTTGGCGCGACCCACATTCAATGCCAACATATCAATAACAGAGTAGAGTTTGGCTTGCCAACCACTTTTTGGCGTTTTTGTTACGGCAGCAATAGCTGAAGCCAGCGTGACAACAGCGGTGAACACCTGAAACCAAGGGTTATCAGCAAACGGAGCGAGAATTTGAATAAAGTCCATACCTTCTATTACACTTCTTCATCTTCTTGGGAATCGGAAGATTCTGAATTAGGAAAAAGCTTATTATAAAAGTCCTGTTTTTGCTCTTCTGTAAGCCTTGAGATACTTTCCTTGGCGGAAGATTCAATTGCCCCCTGAATAATATTCAAAGCTTCACTCAGGCTTAAATCTGCGGCGATTTTTTGACAGGATTTTTGAAAAATTTGGCGCTCTTGGTCTTCTGTCATTCGAAACCTCCGTTGTTTTCTTGCTTATTGCGCGGGCTTTCCCTGTAAACTCGAACGTCAGGCTCCTTGTCGTTCTTTTTGTTTGAATTGGCATAAGCAACAAGCTTGATGACCTCGCCGTTTACTTTAACATGCCCGCTGTAGTATTGAAGGCCGCCAGAAGAAGTCTCCCTCCACAATGCTCCCAATTCTCGATTCTTCCAGTCTGCTTTCTTTTCTTCGTCTGTCATAATTTAATTAAATCCGTTGGTTGCAAATTCTAGTTGCTCCATAAAATAAGCCTTCTTAGGCTCAGGAGTAGCCGAATACATTTTCTTAAAGCGCCGATAGAGGCGTTTTTGAATGGGGTTCGGGTTTTTGAAATCGAATCCAATCATTTTGCGAATTGCTCTTGCTTTGATATTTCTCATAAAAGTGTGGCGGGGGATTGCTCCCCCGCTTTAGGATTAGCCAACCGAGGCAATGCTAGTCTTAGCGAACTTACGATTTCGATAGTTGTTGCGGTCATAGACCCGAACATACGAATCAGTCTCACCACGGAACTGAGCATTCAGAACCTCTCCACCAGTAGTCTTCAAGCCAAAAAATCGGCCCTTCGAATTGCGGATAATGTTCAATGCGTCGATTTGCTTTTGTGTCATACGTTTCATAAGTCCCTGTATATTAATGAATTAACCACCAAAGTCAAGAGAAAAGTTGAATTTTCTTCTCTCCATTTAAAATTCGTTTGGAAAGATCGGGAATGAGTTTTTTCTCAATAGAATCGTTCAAAACTTTAACGGAACCCTCTTCTTTAAAATTCTCGTCCACAAACCTCTTTAAGAACGGAAAGTTAAAAGAGAAATGACAATTTTGCAAATTAGCAGAAGCTTGCACTAATTTTAGTTTGTTGAACAATATTCTCCTCAAGCCCGCTTTATTCAAGGGAGAAAGAGGAAATTTATATTCAATCAGCCCAACAAGATCTTTGCTTGCATTAGAGTCGGAGGAAGATTCGTTTTTATGAAAACCCATTGAAACGCCAGTTTTCGCCCCTGAAGTTAAAAATATCTTACAGTTCGAAAAATCAGCGATATCTCCATTGGCCATTTGGACCTTTCCCTCTTTAAAAATTTGAGAAAGTAGGCCATCACAAGACCAATGAACCTTTTCAAAGTCGTCAATAATAATGACGCTATTAGGGTAAATTAAAACCTTCTCGGCCAAACTTGTGTTATTATTTTGCGGAGAAACAATTTTATATGGACCATAAGAATCTGAAAATTCAGTTCCATTATAGCTCAAGACATTGGCTCCAATTTTCTCCAATGAATTCCGAAGAGTTTGACAAAGTAGGGTTTTGCCTGTTGACCCTTCTCCGCTTACTAAAAAAACATCAGGGGCCGCAGGATTGTGTTTGTGGCTGATTCCCAAAGTAGAAGTTTTGAGCTTCTCGAAAAGGGATATAAGGCTCTTTTTGTTTCCGATAAATGATGACTTAATATCCTGACTAATCGCGCTGATTGTTGAGATTTTGTTCAATGGATTGCCTTTAGTTTCGAAGAAAGATTTCAAGTGATTTAAAGTTACCTCTGCATTGCTCTCCATGATCTTTTCCTCCCAAGCCACGATTTTCTCATTCAAATTTTCAAGTTCGGCATTAGGCACGGAGCCATTTTGTTCGACCGATTGCATAATTGATTTTTGTTGCTCTTTTACCTCTTGGTCCATTTCCCAAAATTTCACCTTAGCTTGTGCTCCGCAATGATCAATAACGTCGATAGCTTTATCGGGGTAATTCCTGTTGGGCATAAAGCGTTCACAAAAATCGACAACGTTAGAAATAAATTCTTGAGAATATTTCACGCCATGAAACTCTTCATAGTATTCGAGAATATCTGGCAGAATTTCTTGCATCTTGAACTTGGATGGAGCGCGAACAATAACCCTCTCAAAACGACGATCTAGTGCGGCGTCTCGTTTAATTGTGTGCGTATATTCATTAATAGTGGTCGCGCCGATACAAGAAATAGAGCCATCGGCGAGTGCTGGCTTGAGAATATTAGAAGCTTCAAGAGATGAGGAACTCCCTCCACCAGCACCAACTAGCGTATGAATTTCATCGATAAAAAGAATCAAGTTCGAGTATTTCTTTGCCTCTACAATGAATTCTTCAAGCCTTTTTTCAAACTGCCCTCTATACTGAGTTCCTGCGACCATGGAAGAAAGATTTAGGGAATAAATGACTTTATTACAAAGAAGGTCTGGGCTTTCTCCTTTAACGATCTTTTCGGCCAAAGCTTGGGCTAGACTGGTCTTTCCTCCACCAGCAACCCCAACGAGAATAACATTGGGTTTTTTCTTTCGGCAAAGAATAGTCGAAATTTCCTCTACCTTATTATCAAAATCGACAAATTTATCGAATTCCCCATTGGCCGCTTTGATATTCAAATTCTCTGCGAATTTAGATAGGATAGGATTATCCTCGAACATGGAAATCCAATCGGAAGGCCCATCGTCTTTTTCTTCTTGGGCGAATATTCCTCCACCATTTTCTAAAATTTCCTCCTTATCTTTGATAACGGCTGTAATTCTTTCAAAAAGTTTTTGAATAGTCGGATCACTAACGATTTCTTCTGTTGTTTTAACAGAAAAGAAAGATTTAATAGCTTTTGGGATATGCTCGTCAGAGAAGAAGGCTAAAAAAAGAATTTCGGGCGAAAGATAGTCTTGTTGAAATTGATCGACGGCTAACTGTTCAGCAAAGTCTAGAATACTTCGGGTCTTTTTAGAAAGATTATCGGAGCTTTTGGCTTTTTGTTTATATTGGATATATTTATTTGATTCTTCCCATAAGCCCTCCGCTTTAATTCCACACTTCTCTAAAGCATTAGAACAAGTCATGCTTATTTCAGACATGAAAGAGTTAAAAAATAAATCTTCTCCGACGCTTGGATGATTCAAGCTCAAAGCGGCAGACTTGGCCTTATTGAGAATTCCTTCTAGATGGGGTGTTAATTTAATCATTTTTAGTTTTCTTAATATCTCCGCTCCTCATATAAATGCTACAATCAACAATGTCAATAGAATCTACAAAAAATGTGTCGCCACTCTTTGAGCCATTGACAATGATTATGTCCTTCTTTGTCAACTTTTTCTCTTCCAAGAAGTTAGTTAGATTGGCCGCTCTACGGTTATCCATCAGTAGAAACTTTTGGGTAGCCTTGTTGTCGGAAACTGTCACTGACATATATTTATTCCCAGCGGCAGAAGTCTTGATATAAAAGTCGTCAACTTGGCCCGCCGTCTTAAATTTCTGTTGATCAGGAAGATCAGCAATCTCTTTGATATCCTGAAGAACGCCAAAATGATCCGTAAAGCAGTCCTTCAGTTCATGAGAATAGCTATATCCCAAAAGGCTCGTTTCGTAATACCATTTTGCAAATTTGTCGTGTTTACGATTTTGCTTATAGATGTCTCGATATTTCGCATAGTCTTTCTTGAATGTAACGAATCTCTTCTCTGAAATGATTGGCTTGTTGTCGTCTCCTAGTATTTTTTTCTCCACTACTTCGGCAATTGTATTGAGAAGATCGAAGCCAAAGCGTTCGCCTCCTTTTGTGAAGTTGCGTTTTTCGCGTTCTGTCAATAGGTTGAACGATTGCGCTTCTAGAACCATTTTGCTTCGATCATTCCCAGAGGAATCCATTGTTCCTGCTTGAATCAGTGCTGCTAGAACAGAGATATTAATGCCAGCCACTTTTGCTGCTACGAAAATTTCATACTTATTAGCGAGCCTCTTTCCCCTAAAGTCAACCAATGCTTCAAGAGCTTTAGAAGAGACTCCTTTGATTGTCGATAGGCCATAACGAATATTCTCTCCTTCGATAGAAAAGGTCATTTCGGACTTTTCTAGTGATGGAGGAAGGAGTTTAATTCCAAAGTCACAAAGTTCTTTGCTAATGGCTGAAATTTCAGCAAGAGGTTCGGGTTCAAATTCGGCAGACTCCAAAAGAGAAATGAAGAATTGTTGGGGATATTTATATTTTAGGTAAACCGTTTTTGCTGCAAGAGTCGCGTATGCCAAACTGTGCGATTTATTGAAGCCATACGATGCACTAGCCTCCACCACGGTCCAAAAATAATCGGCTACTTTTACGTCTAAGGTTTTGCTTCTTGCCGCAGAATAAATTTTTTCCTTCCACTCTCCAACTTCTTCCACCTTCTTTTTAGCAAGGCAGCGTCGAAGTTGTTCGGCTTCCTCCAGCGTAAATCCAAATACTCTGTTGGCAGCTTGTAGAGTATGCTCTTGGAACAGCATTACATTTTTAGAACTAGCCAAAATAGCGTCTAATTCTTCGTGAAGACCAAGTGATTGGGGTGTCTTCTTTTGCTCTTTATAGTCCGATACAAACTGAAGCGAGCTAGGCCGTGCTAAAGCGATGACATCAGAAAGTTCTTGAATATCAACAGGCTTGACTTCTCTACAGACCTTGTAATTAGTCTCTGCCGAAATTTGAAAAAGACCCATCGGTGAATTAAGATCCTGCAAAACTTGATAGATAAATGGATCAAGTGGGTCAATATCTTCCAGCTTTATTCCAAGTTTTTTACAAGTATTGTGTGCGACGGTTAGTGTCCTAAGTCCCAAAATATCGAACTTTACCATTAGATCAGATACGCCATTCATATCGTAGCCCGAAATCAATTCCCCCTCTTTCGTCCTCTGTAGCGGAATAAGATTTCCAATCGGTTCTGCGCTAATGGCCAGACCTGAAGGATGAACTCCAGAGTTCTTGTTAAGATTTTCTACCTTTAGTGCATTTTGATATGCGAGCGGATTCTTATCCGCCCATTCTTTGAATCTGGGAACTTCATTATAAGCTACTTCAAGGTCAGCAACAATACCATGCGACTTGGGAATTAAGTCACTAATGGCGCTAGCCTCAGATTCGTTATACTCACAAAAATATTTTGCAGCTTCTCGAATGCACAACTTGGAACTAAACGTATTAAAGGTTAAAATTTTCGAAGTTCTGCCTTTATGCTTATCTTTGATATATTTAATTACCAAGTGTCGTTTTTCATAGGAAATATCAGTATCTACGTCAGGAAGCAAACTTCCAACAAGGAACTCTTCGCCACTCTTTGAATACATTTTCTTCGCCCGAGACTTGGATACAAATCTCTCGAAAAACAAAGCATTAGGAATCGGATCAATGCCCGTTACACCTAACAAAAATAGCACTAATGAGCCGCAGCAACTCCCTCTACCATCCCCACTAGGAATGTCCTCGCGCTTACAAAAACTCAAAATATCCCAATTCAACAACACATAATCAGTAAACCCCAACTCCTCGAAAGTGTCTAATTCTTGTTTGGCGCGATCATAATAGTCTTGGCGGTTAGGCCATTTGTTTATTCCTTTTTCAAGAATTCCTTTGCGAACCAATGCTTTAAGAATATCAAAAGACGACGAAGATTCAGATAATCCAGAATCAATAGCCGCGAGTTCTTCTTTTGAGACAGAAATTTTGGGCAAACGAACGCCCACGTTCTCGGGTTCGCTGTATGGAATAAAGTCGTCAAACATTAGAGATTTAGTTTTTTCTTTAGTTCTTGGAAAATTTTGAAGGTCATTTCGCAATCGTAGCTTGCCGAATGAAGCGAGGCTTCGTCAAATGTAATGCCAAAGTGTTTCAACTGAGCCAACTGAGAAACTTTAGCCTTGAGAGTTCTGTCATTTAGGATCTTATATTGCCAACTTAACAGATCGCCGCTTTTTGGCCTCTCTAGGTTTTCCCTATAGGCTTTTCCTAGCGTTCGGGTATCATAGAGGCGCTTCAGATACGAGTAGTCTGGAGTCTTTCCACAAAGCTTCTGCAAGTGCGCCAAAACGAAAACATCGAAGTGGATGATGTTTTGGCCAATATTAATGTATTCAGGATTATACAAATATTTTTCGAATTTCGCCAAAACTTCCTGCGGGGGTCTTTTGCGTCGATTATATTCAGAATAAGAAAAACCAGTCAATTTAATAATAAAATCGCTTACTTGAAAATCTGGCCAATCTAGGTATTCGTCGTAGGATTTGACTAGACGATTTCCTTCATAGACATTCCAAGCCAATTGCCAAGGCAGAACATTACAAAGATTGAGGGAGTCTGTTTCAAAATCCCAAGAGATTGATTTTTGATTATAAGGAAGGCTCATTTATTTAGTAGATAAGATTCCCAGCAAAATTCATTAGAGCAAAAATGATCTAACATCGGATTCCCATAGTTTGGGCTTTTCCCGCCGCTGCGATTGGTCGTAGATTTATAGAATTGAAAGGCATCAAAATCATCATAATTCTCATAATAGATCGACTTCCCCATTTGCCTCTCAACACCCAAGCTATCCAACCCTTCGGAAATCAAAAAATCAAAAGGATGATTATTCTTTTCTTCAATATAAAAGTGATCGAATCCTTTGAGTTTTAGATCCGACATTCCAAAGTGGAAAATATTATTGAAAATGAACGAATCATAGAATGGGACAGCAATTCTAATATTCTTCAAATCGGCAGGTTTCAACTCTCCAAAGATTAAAAGTCCATCATCGCTACAATGTGTTCGCGTGAACAGTTTTTTGATATCCAAGACTCCAGCATCATTTTTGGCAAAGAAGACCAGCTTACTCGGCTTTTCTTCCTTAGACGACTGAACAACTGGCAAGCGAATCCCAAAGATCATCTGTATTCCAGAATTATCAAAAAGCTGAAAAGTCTTCCTAAATCCAGCTAGCGAATCCTCAATAAAAATTACTTGAGAGAGTTCTCGGGTTTTCGCTATTTCTAAAATTCGTTCAGGCCGCATAATACTGCGGCCAATAGAATAATGAGTCTTCCAAAAGGCTTCCATTGGCTTACCTTACAAAAGACTATGCGGTTTGTCAACCTTTTTCTTCCCAGCTTCTTCAATTTCATCCTTATAGGCGGCGAAGTCAATTAATTCGAGGGTTCTATGAACCCATTTATCCTCATAAATATAAACATCCAGCCCTTCAATCGTCCACCCGTGTTTCTTTAAAATTGAAGCGTAGAAACTCAACTGCAAAGCATACTTCGTTAATTTATTTGCTGGCAAATGAGAGAATGGAGCTTTGGGTTTACTGTGAGCTTCTTCTTTTTCCGCGCCGATGTTTACTTTATAGTCTTGGACTCGGGCGATTTTCTTTTTCTTATCAATAATAACCAATCGGTCAATCAAGCCTCCCCAACCAGTAGCCGAATCAGTTACGAGAGCTTCAGCCACAACTTCTTCTGCGCCATATTTTCTATCTAGCTTGTTGGTCAGTTTATTGAGGTCGGTGATTGTCTTTTTGAGAAATGGATGCTTCGGCATGGCATAATTGCCATCAACGTCCTTGCCAGAGGCTTTACGGGTGTCTGTGATCGTTTGGCCCGCTTTTTGGAAGTTAATATAATGTTCTAAAGCCAAATGCACGCAAGATCCGAACAGGCCAGCTACAGCTCCATTAGACGCCCACATATCTTCAATATCTTGTGCAGGAACGCCCCAATACTTTGAGCACTGTCTAGCGATCTTCTTAGAGTCAAAAGGATCATAAAAACGCTTAATAAATGTCGTCCCACCTTTGAGAACTTTACAACCTCCATTCCAGCGCATGTTATAAATATGCCGAGTCTCGTTAAAATCGACTACAACATCTGGCTCAGAAAAAGAATTCTTTGTGATGATTACGTCATAGTCCGACTCGTTTCGAAGAGGAATCTCAAACTTAACATAAATACCCACCAATTCGCAACCCTCAGAGTATTCAAAAGTAGTTTGGTTGTCTTTTTGATACCAAACTTGATCGACATGCGCCGAAACAGTCTTCAAATTATCTTCACACCAAGATTGAACACTAAAATCCAATCCTTCTTTCTTCCTTGGAACGTAGCCTATTTTAATTCCATGGTATTCTAGGCGAATCGCTTTTGGGTCATAAGTATTCTCGGGTTCTGCCGTAACAGAAAGTTTTTCGCCGCCTTTGATTTCAAGGGTTTTTAAACTTGGATTTTCTTTAATGGCGAAAGAAATACCTGCTACGCTTGCTGTGATTTTATTCATATAGGAAATTGTATTTTTTGATGAACTTTTTGAGAGAAGAGGAAAAAGAAGGATTCGGCTTGTTGAGTTGTTTTTCTATGAATCGAGCTTCTTCGATTACTTTTTTACAAGAGTCTTTATGAGAGAGATTGTCGAAGCTCTTCAAATAGACGGCCACATCTTCCTTATTCATAAGCCCGAAGTCATTTTTATGGGGAAGGCATAAGTAAAGCCTCTGGATGTCTATTACTTCAGATAACTTGAGGATAGCCTTGACTGCCCCAATTAGCCCTCTATTTTTTTCTGATTCAAAATCATTATTGAGCGCGACAACAATCTTCTCAACGGGCAAAGAAGAAAGTCGAGCAATGAATCTAGGAGAAAGAGAAAGACCGAAAGTAACCAAATTTTCTTCAACCTCTTTGTCATAAAGAGAAAGCGAATCACCGATTGACTCCACCAGAAAAACTCGTTTAGTATTTTTGATAGCATAAGAAGTAAGCTTTGTTGTATAATACGGGTAAAAATAATTCGAACTTTTGCCTTTATGCAGCCACTTTGGTTTATCGTTGTCTTCCAACATTTTGCGACCAGAGAAGCCGTGAATTTTGCCGTCTTGTCTGAAAATCGGGAAAACTAACCTTTGATACATTGCCCCTGAAGTCGCAAGCCCGCATTTGTAGTCTTTTAGTGTCTCGTAGGAAATTGATTTTGGCGCTCTGGTATAGAAATCATAATGTGGTAGAAGCTTTGAAAGACAAGACTTATCGAAAGCTTTTTCTTCGGTGAGTAGTTGTTTTTTGGGTGTGCGAGGTTCAGTGTTTTTGGAGCCATTTATGATGCTTTGGACTAAGCCGTTATCACTTGTCCCACAAGTAAGTTTTACTAATTCTTCAAACCTTTGAAAAGGTGTATCCTCTACATGATCCTTCCATGCGCCAGAATCTTTGTAGATTTGCAGAGCAGTTGGATTATCCCCGTCTCTATAGACGGCGGCAGCTTGCCAAAAATTGCCGCAATCTTTGAGTTTGTAGTTGAGGTTTTCTAGGATTTGTTGGTAGTTCGTCATATCTATCTATCTCCACACCACAACGCATTTTCTATACCGATCTTAATAAAAGTATTTCGCGCCTCTATTGCTATTTTATCCGCCTCTTCTTGAGATTCTGCCCTCCAAATATTTTCAAGAACTTCGCAAATCCACGTTCCTTTTGGAGCGAGTTTACCTAAAGACGAGCTAAGTTTTTTTAATTGTTCTTCTGGTGTCATTTAAATAGTTCTGGATTTTCAAAAATGTTGCCGCAGACGACCCAATAAGTCCAATCGGCCAGATTTACAAAATTATCATGAAGAGGATTTGGCGGCCCGTGTAAATTGGACACGTTATTATAAACAAAACAACACTCTTTTTCGTGCCAAGATACTACTATCTTGCAAAATGACCCAGAACCTCCGACCCTTTCGAGTATGTCTCCTTCGAAGATCCTTTTACCATTATTATCAATAAGTCCAGTAAATTGTTGAATGGTGTATCTATTTTCACAATCATTAATAAGACAATCTAACGCCTCATTTAAATTAGACCGTGGCGGGCAATAAATTTCGACCGCATCATTATGCCAGTTTTCGTTAGAATCCTCAAAGTTTTTCAAAAGATTATCCCATACCCGAAATTTAATTGTTCTCATAGATTATTCTATATTCTTTGATTTTGCCTTCAAACTCGGTAAAAAACCTAGTCCAAACATCGCCCTTGGCTTCATATACCGAATGGCTATTAGGGTTTATATACACAGAAACAGTTTGTTGAATTCCATCAGTGCCAAGAAGATAAAAGACATATTTATCTGTCGGGTTTATAAATTTAATCTTCATCTCGTAAAATCATGGGAATCCCTTCCATGTCATTTTCTTCGACGCTAATTGTATTGTTATTCATGGCGTCAACCATGTCTTGGAGATCTCCTTTTTCAATAATGCTGAAATTCTTGAAATCCAAATTAATGAAATTATTCTTCTGTGTCCCATCAGGCATCACAACAGGGTTAATTGCCCTCATAGGATCACTTCCAAGGTGTCGCGCAGCCAAATTGATCAGTTTGTGTGTCCCGAATCTATCGCCCTCTGTATGAAGCTCCTCAAGCAGCTTCTTGCGCAATAAGAAAAGCTGAGAACAGAATTGAGTAATGTTGTCTGAAAGACTTACCACGCTTTCATCTTCAACGATGTTTTCTGATGTTCTATTCGTTGTAATACCTAGCCTGTTTGATTGAACAGAAGACAACATCGAAACTGGTCTATGTCCGTCAAAACAAAGTTCCTTGTGGATGCATTGTTTAAATTTATGGACCATGTTCCCAACTTGTTGCCAACCATCGCCCTTACCAATATTCCCGAAATCACTTTTAATATAGTCAAAGCTAAAAATCATTTCGTTGCCTCGACCTACTTTCGAATAATAGAAGCGTTTCAAAAGAGAAACCATTTCATCAACAGAAAGACCAGCTACGTTTTCGTAGTAGAACTTCATTCCCTTGATCTTGGAGAAAGTATGGCGAACTAAATCAACCACTTCCTTTGGAGACATATTCTTGTATGAAGAGGTTCGCCATTTGCCAGTTTCCAAAAGGTGGCTGGGCAGTCCTGTCAAAGCAGACATTTGCCGATAGATAAGTTCTTCCTCGCTCATTTCTCCGTTGTCAAAGTGAAGAACTGGAACGTTATTATTCATCGCAGAAACCTTGGTGCAGAAGTCCATGGCAAATTGGCTTTTGCCAACCTTTGCGCGAGCAACAACAACCGTAATATTGCCACCTCTGAGAAGCGACCCATAAAGTTGATTGATCCGAGGATGCGGACCCATAAGACCAAAATTTTCAATAGGATTATTCCCACGTTCTTCAATCATAGGCTCCATAATCTCAAAAAGATTAACTGGCCCTTTTTCGCTCATCTCAAAATCTCGAATCGTCTTATTGTAAAGCTGGTCAGCCTTTTCTACGATTTCAGAGTATTTTAAATTGGGGTCTGTCTTTTTAACAAATTGAGCAACTTCTTTGCATGATTCGTAAATTTGCCGTCTGGCAGAGAATTTCTTTAACTCCTTAACAGAAGAAAGAAATACTTCTTCGCTGATCTTAAAAAATGCCAAACTAAAGACATACTCCGAAACGTCAATACAATCGGGGAAGGTTACTTTCAGTTGTTGAATTCTTTGAATAAGAATTGTTTCGTCAATTGACTCCGCATTATCGAGGGCGTGACGCAGCAACTTAAAAATCGAAATATTGATTTTCGAATCTTCAGAATAGAAGTCAGACTCTTTGATAAATGCCGCAATTTCCTCCCACTTGTGTTGATGTTGGAGGATTCCGCAGAGGACCTGTTTTTCGATTTCGTATGAAAATATCATTGATTGATTGCGTTTTCTTCAGCGTCTAGGAATAACTCCATCGCCCTTCTAAGGGCAAAATGGACACAGGAATTTTCTACCCGAGAAAGAATGGTCGGATCTCCTTTGTCGTTTACGGCGAGAAGGATAAAACCCTTATTCGCTCCAGAAGAAGAACCAGTTGCGTCATAAAGTTTAGACAGCAGAGATTCGGGGATTGTGTTTTTCATATAATTTTTAGTGATTTCAGCAGTTTTATATTAATATCTTCCGATTCCAGCACTCTAATAAGAGTAATTCCATTTCTCTCACAGAAATCCTCTTTCATTTGGTCCCTATGGAGTTGCCCAAGGAACTTCTGGCGATTCCCGCCATGGAAGAATGGGTTGTATTGGTAATGTTGATTGCCATCGACTTCAAGAGCAATCTGCCTGTTAGAATTGAAAAAGTCAAGCGTTAATCTTGTCCCAAGCACAGGAAATTCCTCGAAAACTATATCCGCAAACCAATAGGGATACAACAACTGCTTAACGCGGGACTGAATCTTAGAGCGGCATTTCCCGTTCCACTTGATTAGATATTTGGTCGCGTGTTTTAATTTTGCTGGCTTGCCTGATTTTGCGGAGATAAAAATCATAAGTTCAGCTTCTCCTTTATTTTCAATTCATTCTTCAAATCATCGTCATCAATCTCTATATATTCAAACCCATTCAAAACCACCCAATCCATTTTCTTGAAATCGCGTTTTGCGCTGGCAAGGAAGTTTGGCCGATTCTTGTGGAAGAATTGATTAAATTGGTGACTACCCTTGGGAGAAATCTCTACTACAATTCCGAGAGTAAAGTTGATCAAATCAATCCTCATTTTCGAAGAAGGAATATAAAACTCCTCACAAACAGAATGGCCCGCCCAATATGGGCGCAAAATATCTTTTACAACCTTCTGAGGATTGCTGACTTTTTTATCCCAATCTATGGAATACTTTGAGGTATTGATTGAGACTTCTCGGCCATATAGATTTTTAATTTTCAAGGAAAAGTTTTAGGAATTTTTGGTATAGATAGTTCGTAATTTCTGGATTAGACTCCAGCCAATCTTTTAATTTAGCCAAACCTTGCAATTGAAAATCATCATCGCCGAGGTCAAACTTCGCCGCTTTGAGTTCTGATATAAAATCAGAATCAAATTTAAGCCAAGAACCTCTTTTCTCGATATATCCCCAAGTGACAAGAAGATCGGCAATTTCATATTCTTTCCAGACAGATTTACCCTTCTTTTCTCCATGTTTAACTGGATATTTAACGATGATGTCGATTCTTTCTTTTACCCCTTTAGACAAACCTACCTCGCAATAATGTCCAACAACTTTGCCCCCTTCTTCAATATTTTTATCTTTTGTTCGACCCTTGAAGTTCCACACTTGGTTTACTCCGTGAGTAAGGGCATTCGAGCCGCCTCCACCAACGGTTTTATTTTGGTTTTTGGGAGTATATTGACCCTCGACAGATGCTCTCATTTGACTCAAAACAAAGAGACAGTGACCTAGTTTATTGAGGATTGCTCCAGCCTTCTTAAAGAGAAGAGACATCAACAGTCCGCCAGCGGCGACCTTTTCTCCCTCTGCGGTAACTTTGTCGTCGTCGTCTCTGCGAATTAGAGCGTCCGCAGAATCAATACCAATCAAATATCTGAATTTGTTTTCGTTGTTCTTTACGAGATCGTTAATCATGTCAATGATTAACTCATAAATATGACTCTCAACAACAAAAATTGTTCCGACCTCCCAATCTTCAGGGGTATAAACAAATGTAGCGTCAATACGATCTACCGCTTCTAAATGTCGCCCTTCAGCATCAAACCACACTCCTTTTGAATTTTCGATTGTCTTGAGTCCATTAGCGATACAAGTTAGAACGCAATGAGTTTTTCCGCCAAAGCTTGCCCCATTGACTTTAATCCCGCCAGCCTTAAATCCTCCACCGAGTTCTGCATCAAATTGCAAAGATCCTGTAGAAGCCTTCCATTTTACTGTTTCTTGGAAATTAAGGTGATCGCCTTTGAATTTTTGCATCAAAAGCTCCATTTGTTTTTTGGAGGTATCGCCTAAATCTTCTTTTTTCTTTGCTGCCATATTGTTAGTCTAAAAATTTCCTAATGCTGAGAACCTTAATGTTCGACTTATCATCGCCAGATTTAACTCCCGTGTCCACGGGTTTTTCATATTCTTCGATCTTATAGTGGAATTCTCGAAGTTTTTTGGCCAAATATTTTTTGCCGTCTTCAGTCTTAAACCACAAAATGTTGTTCAATTTAAATGGTGGTGGGCCGACCTTCGCCATAAAATCAATCTCTTCTGGATACCAAGAGAAGATTTCGTGGACTGTAATTATGTCCACTTTATTGGCCTTGAATTCGTTGCCAACCCGCAACATGCGCCTCAAGAATGCTCGCTTACTGAGCATCGAGTGTTTCGGTGGCTTGATTTTTTTAGCGCGTGTCGCCATGTAAGCGACTCTATTTCAATGGGTTGAAAATGTCAAGGAGTTTTTTTAAGCCCTTGAATATCCCATGCGACCATCTGACGAACCAATTCTTTAAAATTGACTTTTGGTTGCCAATTTAATTCTTTTTTAATCAAGCTATTATCTCCAAGCAGGGGGCTAGACTTCGATCTAACCAAAGAAGAATCTACTGTAACTAGCTTCTGACTGGCGAATTCAGCAAAGTCCGCCAAATAATTAGGAAGAATATAATATTCATTGAGTTTTTCTCCAACCCAAGTTCCTTCGATTCCCGCTGCTTGAAACGCTTGTTCAACAAATTCTTTTACTGTATGGCTCTCTCCTGAAGAAATGATATAGTCTTTGGGAACGGCGGCCTGCGTCATCAAAAATGCCGCCTCAACACCATCACCAGCAAAAGACCAATCCTTCTCAGTATTTAAATCCCCCAATTGAATTGGCTCAAAAGCTTCTCCTTTTTCCAAAGCTTTTTTAATTCTGGCTACTCCTCTAGTGATTTTTCGAGTAACATAAACAGGAGATCTTTCAGTTGATTCTTGATTATAAAATATTCCGCTCACAGCAAAAAGATTATATTTTTGTCGATAAGTGTCTATAATTTCCCTAGCAGAATTCTTAGAGACTCCGTAAATTGAATTGGGGTGTTTTGAAGTATTTTCGGTCTGCGGGTATTCGCCGCAATTACCAAAAATTTCAGAAGAACAAGCATTAAAAAAACGACATTCTGGACACAAACGCAAAATAGCATCAAGCATATTAAGAACCGATATGGTATTAATAGACATTGTAGCGACAGGCCAATTCCAACAATCAGGAACAAACGCACTGCCAGCAAAATTAAAAAAGTAATCTGGTCGCTCTTTTTCTATTAGGCTAAAAATACTTGCCTGATCGGTGACATCTAAATGGACTGATTTAAAATTAGGATTCTTATTTAGATAATGACTTGCAGAGGACCCTTTCTCCACAAATTCTGCCCCGACCACTTCAAACCCATAAGAAAGAAGAAGCTCGGCCATATAACTTCCGAGATTCCCAGAAGTTCCTGTTACAATACATTTTAAAGGATTCATATTTTAATAAAGAAAGAGTTGAGGCCATCATCTGTGGTTGTCTGCAACTGCAAATTATGCTCCAAGCAAAACTCATCTACAGCATCACAAACCTCAAAAAACTGCTCTCTATTATAGTCATGACCAGCTATAATTCCACCGCTCTTTATTACCCTAAGTGATTCGGCCAATTCTTTCTTTGTGTGTTCGTATTGGTGGCTTGAATCTATGTAAATGAAGTCAAAATAGCCCTCTGGAAAACTTTTTAAAAATTCGACAGAATCACTCTTTTTTATAAAAACATTTTCGGTATTAGAAAATTTACCCTCAACCATTCTAAGAAGCTTGCCTCCATGATAAATTTCAATATTATTTCCATTAACATCGCCGCTCTGAACGATCCCGTCAAAAAGATCAACAAGATATAGCTCTTTTGGTTGGCAGAGATTATATATCTCCTGAGAGAACTCTCCTTTAAAGACTCCCAACTCTGCAATAATAAGATCCTTATTTAAGGACTTCAGTAATTCTATTCTTGTTTTCATTTAGAAATTTTTCCATTTTCTGTTTTTTGCCGAACATTGCGTTTTCAAATCCGCAAAAGTGATAAAGCTTTCGAAAGGCCGTAAAACAATTTTTGTGAGCATCGAAAACAGTTAAATAAGTAAAATTCAAAGCTTTATTGAGATCGAATCTAGTCTCCTGAAGAACGGCGTAATTAAAGCTAGACTGCTCAAGAATAGCATTCTCCATAACGCTTTGGCTCTTACAATTCTCAAATAGCTTTCTGACTCTGGCTAAAAACTCAATATTCTTAAAGGCAAACGACCCAGCATTGATTCCAAAAAAATGAGAGATCTTATCTGAGTATCCTTGCGTAATGTCAAACGGATATTTAAACCAGTATCTTCCTTGCTCGCATGGAGCATTCATTAGCTTAGATTCTTGAGTTATAGATAATGGGCGATCATCGAAAAGAAGTCCCAAATCTCCAAAAAACAAAATATCAGAATCTAAATAAATATACTGATCGTAGCCTTCTGGAATTTGATCTGAGTATTTCAGGAAACCAATATAATTACCGCAAGAATCATCAACATATACTTTATGTCCACAATCACAATCCTTATCAGAAATAATGGCAAAATCGAACTCTCCATCAATATGAGATAACATCATATCAATACATTCAATAGAACCATCCTTGAAATCAGAAACGGTATAAAGAAGAGTTTTCATCGAAGAAGTGATGAGATTTCATTTTGAGCCGTTCTTTGATAAACGGCCAGAATAGACCAATAGACCTTTAAATCGAGATCTTGAATTGCATAATTAAGCTGCCAGTCAAAGGGTGCGACTGGAGTTAAAGTATGATCAAAGATTTTCTGAGCAGATTTCGGATTCACCATATAGCAATGAGCATATCGGCTCGTCATCCATGGTGCTGTTTGAATAATAGTTGACCCCTGAATGTCTGCTTCTGGATAAGAACCAATAAATAACAAATCTCCATCGCCATCCAAAAAGTCTTCTGCGGCCAAATTGCAGAACTCTTTAAAATTGAAAAAAGGCTCCTTAATATCATCTTCTAGAATAACCCCTATGTTTTTTCGGGCACAAATTCTTTTTATAGCCTCTTGTTGTTTGAGATAGAGGGATATTTCAGCTTCATTTAAATATGAGCCATTTGCAGAATGCGGGCAAAAGGTTCTTTGGAAATTTTTTACTTCGGGGCTTTCTGGTAAAAATGATTCGATCCAATCAGCCTTGATTCTTTCTCGACTAAAGAAAGCCTCCATATATTCTGCTCTCTCTACAGCGGGCAGATGGTGCAAACAATAAAAGTCAATATCCATTAGATTGCAAGATTATGTTTAATAGCTAAGGCGTCAAAATCCTCCAAAGAACGATGAACCTTATGTGGCGGCGGAACACCGCCCGACTCCAAGAGCCAATGCTTGGCCCAGAAGTTTTCATTTCTCAAAAGTCTCGCGTCTAAATTAACGTATCCTTCATGAACGACAAACGGAAAATTGCCGCTCTGCAAGTCTTCTAGCTTTTTTGAAAATTGAGTAGATCTTGCTATATACCCGTTCGCATCGATCAGTTCACAAGAATCACTAACTTGAGTATTTATTGTTCCGTCTGGCTTTCTTGCATAATTCACAGGCCCACGAAACAAACCATCTTTGTGAATATACCATTTAGGAGTAATTGAGAAATAATGGTCTTTGTCTTTATATAAATTAATAGACGGAACCATATAGCAGTCAAAAAAATATTCCCCCAAAAGACCATAAGCCATCGTTGTCCACATGGGTTTTTGCCATTGTGGAATGTATTCGTCCATATCTAAACCAACCTTTATCTCGGATGTCGTAGATTGGAGGGCATTATTTTTGATTTTACCGTCAAGCCATGGATCTTTATAAGAATAATGAGATTCGACAATAACCAAATTTGAGAATTCTTCTTTTAGTTTTTTTAATTCCTCAAGAGTCCCATCTTCGCTAGTGTTTACGCAAATTACAACCTCGTCAGCGAAAGCGCAGAACCTATTTATCGACTTTTTATAGTCGAATCCGTTTTTGATCAAATTAAATGCGCTGGAATAAATAGAAATCATTGCCATATAAAATCGTAATAAGCTTTCTGTCTTGCACCAATTTCTCGGCAAGAATCCATATTCAAACGACTCAAATCAAGATCAACTCTGACAACTGAATTCGGAATGATGTAAATTTGGCCTTTTCTGGAAATTTGATAACACATATTACAGTGGTCACAATTAACATCTGCGCTCCATCTTACGGCATTGAAAACATTACTCTTAATAAGAGCAAACCCGCCGAACGCCGAAAGAACCTTAATTGGCTTGCCGCTCTTCCAATCTTCTTGGTCTTGTTTTAAAAATGATGGACAGTCTGTGAAATAGATTCCTTTATTGCCAAAATTATCCCTATATGCGTAAACATCATAATAAGAATCAGGCCCGCCAAATGTTAAATCCTCAATTGGTTGGCGCACATTTGGAGTCACCATTACGGCGTCTTCAAGTGTGTCAAGCGATAAAAGCTGAATCATGAAGTTCAACTTATTGAAACGAATATCAGAATCAATCAAAAGAGAGTAATCAGATTTATTTTCTCCAGCCAAATCTTTACATTTATTGCGGCACTCGCAGAGGAATCTCATTCTTTCTGGATCGGTCACAGAGCCGAATTTCTTTGCGCCGAGATCTTCATATAAAAATTCACCTTTTCGAGAAGAAAGCCAATTTTTAATTAGTTCTCTGGTATTATCTTTCGAATCATTCTCATAAAAGAAATAAGAAAACTCAATTCTATGACTATCTTCAATACTTTCCAACTGAGAAAAAAGCCTTGGAAGACTTTCTTCAGAATCTCGAAAGATGCAAAAAACAGAGACTTTCATTAGAAAGGTTGTTCCCAGATTGGACCATGATTTGCCGCCTCTAGGATAGCGATTGCTTGTCTAAAGTCAGCGGCGTTGCTCGCCTCTAAGTCTGCTTGAGATTCGTCCCCTCGGGCGCGATTGATGGGTTCATTAGTTTCACATACTTCGAGTGCTATTTTTAGTTGGTCGATTGACGCTTTCATGTTGTTATTATAGATTCGCCATCTAAATTTTCAAGAAATTCTCAAACTCTGTTTCTCCTGTCTCAATCATTTTCAAAACATAAGGAACGCAATACTGACATTTTGAACAGCAGAGGTTCTTTTCTTTTAGTTCTTCTAGGGACTCTTTTTGGAGAAGAATTTGGATTTCCGAGAATGAAATATTATGGCAGATACACTTCTTTATCTGAGAGGGCATGCGCCATTTTCACACTCCAGTCCATCAATCAATTCCGAACCAACATCAAACATAGAATCAATAGGCTTGACTCTTTTGATTTGTCGGTTGTATTCCTCTTCCGAGATTTCTTCCAAAGGAGCTTGGACGAACCCGTGCTTGGAGTGCATTAGGAAGCTGAGAGTCTTCATATTTTTATCATAATTCTCGCTCATCCATGTCTTAATCGCGCCAAGCTCTTCTGGCTTATAATAAACCGTTACCGAAACAGAATTATCTGCCCAAATTTTCTGAAGCTTTTTGGTAAGTTCGAGTTGATCTACTGCCCCCATTTGATCAGCCGTAATTGTGGAAGGTTCAAATTCGCACGGGAATTCAATAACAGTCATTCCATAATCTTCACTGCTGTCAAAGCGCCGAACGTATTCGGTCTTGTAGCCAGCGTCACGACAAAGTTTAACCAAAGGATCAGAACTGGCCATTCTCACCCTACGAATGAGATAACGAGAATAGGCGGGATGAACCCCAGAAGTCGCCCCTCCAAGAAGGGATAGTGTGCCAGAAGGTTTCACTGTCGTCAATTTGATGCTTTCGGGGATCGCTAATTGCATGCTCCAAGACTTATCGAACATTTTAAGCTCTCTGTAGCACTCGTCCAACCACTCCAACTTATCCAAAGCCTGACAAACACCAGTAACTCCTAGGCCAATGCGGCGATTCTTTTTGACAATTTTATCTGTCTTTTCGTAAAGCGCGGGCAAATTCCATACGGCTTTTTGAGTCTTATAGAGAAGTTTGGCGCAATCAATTAACTGTTCTTTTGACTCGATATTATTGAGATACAATTCTGAAAGATTGCAGGCTTCTCCGTCTGCCAAAGTAATTTCAGCGCATGGATTTACGCCCTCACAGTTGTCCTTTTTCTCTTCTCCAATTCTGCCAAATTTTTGGCAAAGTTTCATATTGATGAATCCGTAAGGTTCTCCCTTAGCCATTCCAGTTTTTGGATCAATAGTATATCCATTCTCCCAAACCTCATTGCTGATATGCGCGTAAGAATCAGCCTCAATGCTATTGTTTGATTTGCCTCTCCAATTTGGGATATCTCCATCGCTCCACTTTTTGGCCCTTAAATAAAGGTAGTCGTCAGGATCGCCAATTGCTATCTCTGCGCTACGTCTGACATTTCCCGCGACAACAATATCTCCAATGATATTATTAATATCCAAGACATCAACAGATCTTAGCTTCTTGCCTTCGCGATTGGTCAAAACTCCAGCAATAGATTCAAGACCCTCTACTAGAATTTGTGGACCGCTGGCCGTTCCTCCAAATCCTTGAATTGGTTCTCCAGCGCCTCTAACCAAAATAGTAGAATACGAAAACGACTTGCCTGTAACAAAGAACGACTGAATAACCTTTCTAAGCAATTCCACCCATCCTTGTCGAGAGTCTGGGACAATAAAATCTGCGTCTTTTTCTTTATTATGGGTAATGTGAACGCCGCGTTTTACTCTCGGAAGTTCGTGGATGTCTTCGCGGCGAACGGAAAAGCCAACTCCTCCACCAAGCATTAAATGTTCAAATACAAAACAAAAATCCTCGATCTCTCTCATCGAGACATACCAGCAATTAAGAAGGGACGCAAGGCCAAACCTATCCACCGTAGAGGTCCCCAACTGCCACAGCATTCGGCCAGCAAAATTACACTTGAGATTAAAGACCAAATCAAAGAGTCTTTGAGCTTCTTCTGGAGAATATTTTGCGCCAATCTTTTGTGCTCCATTAATACAACGGGCAACTGTCTGCCACCATTCTTCGCTTACTCCATCACAAATCTTTCTCGCATAAGTCCTCTTATAAACAATATAGCCTAGTCCATTGAATCCCCATTTAGGGTTTGTTCCTTCATAAGGAGCAAGAAATTCCCTTGGCAGGATCTCTGAATAACAATGCTTGTCCTTATATGCCCGCTCCTCTTGTAAAACCTCGTCCTTGATCATAGTCATGTCTTTTACACATTCTAAGGCAAGAAAAAGATTTTAGCAAGAACTTTCTCAAAGAAAATTCTCGTCTGCGCCAGCCTACTATATGAAATCGAGCATCGCGAGATTTCACACATTGTAAACGCGCAACTGCATCGTATTTACAGAGTCAATTGTTGTAGAATTTAATAAAGAATAGCTGAGTCTAATTATTCTGGAATGGAGAAATCAAACGAAACTTTTGCGAATCCTGATTTCGCAATGCAAGGATAATTAGCGAAGCTTGCGTAGAACAAACGAAACTTTGGTTTACTGCTGTTCAAGCAAATTGGAAAGGCGAAACGGTAATTTAAATCGGGACAGGCGAAACTTTTGCGCATCCGTCCCGCTTCTGTTTCAATTATACAGACAATTTATTTCGTGTCAAGCTTTTTTTTTCAAAAATCTTCCATTATTTTCATTTCGCCGTCTTCCTTCTTAAATCTTCCACAAAATAAAGATTATACTGGGCGACCCAACGACTGTTTGAATCGCTTGTTATAGTGTAAAAAAGACTTGACTTTTCATAACTCGTTGACTATTATAGCACAATGTTGACGGCAACCGTTTCAAACCTTGATGGAATTCGACCTCCCGCGCACGCGGGCGATGTTGGATTTGACCTTATCGCAGCTTCGGAACCTCGATTCGTTGGCAATCCTCCGTCTATTCAATATGTTGAATATGATACAGAAGTAAGAATTAAGCCTCCAAAGGGCCACTTCTCTCTAATTTTCCCACGATCATCTATTTCTAATTATACTTTAGCTCTAGCTAATAGCGTCGGAGTTATTGATGAAGGCTATCGTGGAAACATAATAATTAGATTTCGCGTAGTCTATCAAACTGGAGAATTGAAATTTTATAAAAAGGGAGACAAAATTGCCCAACTGGTGTTTATGCCATCAGTTATCCCTACTCTTGTTGAGGGGGACGTAGATGAAACAGAACGAGGAACTGGTGCTTTTGGAAGCACGGGAAACTAATATTACAGTAATATGATTGGAAATCTAATAAGCAAAACAATTAAAATAGTAACCCTACCTCTCGACGCAGCGAATGTCGGTCTAGACATCGCAACTGGAGGGAGCGGCTCAAAACGCAGCCGAACAAACTATAACGACTGTAGCCCACTAGGAGATCTCGAACGCTTGCGTGACAAAATTGCAGAAGCGGCCAAAGAAATTGACGACAACTGAATTATGGAAATTATCGCTGTATCAGGAATCGCCCGTTCTGGCAAAGACACATTCGCAGATTGCCTTGCGAAAGAAGTTTCCGACATGTTCCCCAACCTTAAAGTCCGAAGGGAGAGTCTAGCTTCCTTTCTCAAAGATGAAATGGCTGGGTTCTTGATGGAGAAATTCAATAAAGACATTTACTCGCTAGAAGGAGAAGAGAAGGAAAAGTTTCGACCTTTGCTTGTGGCGTATGGATTCGCAAAACGGTTGGATACAAAAGGAACCTACTTTACTTCTCTTCTCCAAAAAAAGATGGAGACGGAGAACGCTGACATATATATCATTTCTGATCTTCGATATGCAGAATCAGAATCAGATGAACTTTCGTGGTTAAAGAATCAAGGAGGCAAGCTTATCCATATTCGTCGCTACAATATAAAAAACGGCCAAAAACAATACATCAAACCCCCAAATTCTGACGAAAAGAAGAACGATCCTCTTCTCGAAAAGAATGCCGACTTCCATATTGATTGGGAATCTGCTTCTTCTCCACAAGAACTAAATAAAGAGGCTTCTAGATATTGCCAAAACTTCATCCATCAGAACATCAAGCTTTTCCTATGAGCGAATCAACCGATACAGAACTAGCTTTCAAAGTTCAAAAGGTAAACGACGAAGAGGCCCTTGGGGAGTTGATTTCTAGGCATTCTGGTATATACGTTGATATGATTCGAAAGTTTGGTGGGAAGTCTCTTACTGAGAATCAGGTTGCAGATTTAATGGGAGAAAAGGATTTTAATATCTATAAAGCCGCGATTGAGTATAACCCAGATAAAAGCAAATTCTCTACTTTCCTTGCCATCAAGACGAAGTATCTTTGCCTTACTAGCAAGACCGTAAATAAAAAAACTAACCACTTCGTTGACTTTGACGAAGAAAGCTTCCGATTAGCCTCGAACTCGGTTCCTCCAGACGAAGCCTCTGCTGATAATGAAATTATCGCAAAACTTTATTCAATAATTGACCGCCATCCAGATAAGCTCGTTAGGCAAATTTTCGAAGAGAGATACTTTTCAGGAAAGAACAACAAACTAAAATCTTGGAAAGAGATTTCCAAATCAGTGGGGCTTTCTATCCAAGGGGTAATTAACATTCACAACAGAACTCTTCCAGAATTTCAAAAACAACTACAACATGCAGAAATTACATTTTGATGGGCCGATCAATCCTCTGAGCTTGGGGAATGTATCGTTTAATCTTCTCCGTGAAATGCGGAGAAAGAATATGGATATCGTTCTTTTCCCCACTGGAAATACGGCAAATTTTGAAGCCTTTGATAAGGCCGACCCAAAGTTGATTGACTGGATCAAGCAGAGCGGCTTTTCTCGCCTCAAGAGAATCGATAAGGACGCTCCGACTCTCAAGAACTGGCACATTAATGGTTCAGAGTCTAGGGTCGCTCCTAGACAGTTTCTATACACCTACTACGAAACAGACTCTCCCACCGAAGAAGAAGTTGCTCTAGTAAAAGCCCAAAACCACGTATTCTTTTCTTCTTCTTTTGCGGCGGATTGTTTTGAAAAAGCTGGTTGTGAGAATGTAAGTTTTGTTCCTCTCGGATTTGACGAGGACTTTCACATTACAGGAAAGAAATTTCCAGATGAAGTTATTCATTTCGGGCTAATTGGCAAATTCGAACGGCGAAAAAATACTCGTCAAATCATTCAAACTTGGCTTAAAAAATACGGCAACAATAACAAGTATCTTCTTACTTGCCTAGTCAATAATCCCTTCTTCAAACAAGAAGACTACCAAAAAATCATTTCTGATACTTTGGGCGGAAAGACTTGGAGTAATATTAACTTTCTCCCGACATTAGCTAAAAACTCAGAAGTAAATGAAGTTTTGAATGCTATTGATATTGATTTATCTGGATATAGCAATGGCGAGGGCTGGGCGCTTCCAGCATTTAATGCTACGGCTTTGGGCAAGTGGTCAATCGTCTCGAATTATTCCGCGCACAAAGATTGGGCGACTGACAAAAATGCCATTCTAGTCGAGCCAATTGGAATTCAGCCTTGCTATGATAATTACTTCTTTCGGCCAAATCAACCATTCTCGCAAGGAAACTATTGCCAACTCAGTGAAGAGTCTCTAGTGGCCGCAATGGAAGAAGCAGAACGCCGAGCCAAAACAATTAACTCTCAAGGACTTCTTCTTCAAGAAAAGTTCACTTATAAGAAATCAATCGAACAAATACTCCAAAAAATCAATGAAATCTAAAATGCCAGACTGGTTTGTAAGAGAACACGATAAAGCCGTCGAAAATATAAAAATTGCCAATGATGCTGAAAAATGCGGATTTACAAGAGATCAATTTATAGAATGCTCAAGTAAAATTTCTCAAATAACTGGCCGATCTGTATCGGAATGTGCAGATTCTCTTGTCTCTGTCTGTCGAGCATTTGATCGGGCGAGTTATAAGACTCAACACGCCTCCGAATCATTTGAGGAAATGAGAAAAACGATGCTTGCTCGCGCCCCTTTCTTATGTCGCTGGTGGCTCAGAACTCGCCCATGCAAAAAGGCTGTTCAATTGAATAACTATATTCCTGCTTGCGTAGAATTTTATGTTCCTTGGTGGGCTTGGCCGCTTGAGTTGACTCATAGACTAATTTTCGGAACCACTAAAATTCAATAATATGCCTCCGCTCTATACATATCTCAATGAAGAAACAGGGGAAGCAAAAGATGTTCTCCAGTCAATGAGTGAAAAACACGAATTTTTCGAAGATGGGGTTCAGTGGAAAAGAATCTTTTATGCGCCACAAATGTCAATCGACACAAAAGTTGACCCATATTCAGCAAAAGACTTCTCTAAAGCCACAAACAAAAAAGGAACAATTGGAGACATGATGGATCTATCCGCCGAACTCTCTGACAAAAGAGCGAATAAAGACGGAACCGATCCCGTAAAACAGAAACATTTCCAAGACTACGAGAAGAAAAATAAGAAAAAACATTTGTTAGATAAGCCGAAGGTTATTGAGAGTTCTTTTGCTAAGATTGAATTTTAACATGGTCCGAGAGTTGTCGCAACAACAGTATCTCCAACAAGTCCATAATATTGAGTATAACGGTTGAGGGTAGAAGGCAAAACACTGGCGCAATTTTCTACTGAAACAAATTCTGCGCTCGCGTCAAAAATCCCATAACTACCAGCTTCTCTCACTCCAGACAAAATATTACCGACATAACCCGAACAGCTTATTTCTTGATTGAATATTTTGTTAGGCTTTGAGGTATCTGATTCATAGCGAGGCGTTCTGATTTTAAATTGATATTCATCATCCCCGCCTAAGAAGGTTTGATCTACAAACGAAACAATATAGTCTTCATTCTCCAAAACTTGAAATTGGTTAATCGGTGATATTCCATTGAAAGAAATCAAGTCTCCAGTTTGAAATTTATGAGGAGAAAATACAAACTCGCTACCACTTTCAAATCGGCAAAAATAACCAGTTTTTTCTTTCGTTAAGACTCTTGCTACTCCATTGATAATATCAATTGGAGAAAAAGACCAAGCACAAGAAATTGGATCACAAGATTTTGTCTCTTTGACAGCTATTTGAGTTGGTGTTCTATCATATATGTAAGTGTAGTGAGGAGCCGTGCCATTCAATGGCCCCAGTCTGCCATAATCAAATTCACAAATATGATGAATTTGGTTGCCAATCATTAGTCCGCTAGTTGGATCAGTGATTCCCAAATATTTTCCGCTCACGATTCCTGTTATTGGATATGTTGCGTAGTAATGTTTTTTTCTTTTTTTGGCTGTGATTGAGTTCACTGTTATTGAAACAGGCGCAAATTCACAAGTCCTGTCCCATTCGTCCCCATCGACATTGGCATCTTCTTGGATGATTCTGCCAAAGCCACCATAATTAAAGAAATGGGCGCGATATAGACTTTGAGTTTCTTGGCAATAAAGATTGCCGAGAATTGGTCCGACAGTTCTAAAAGAAGATGTCGTCCAAGTAGGAGAGTCATTTGAATAATTGCCAAGAGGAGGTGCATAAGACGGCCCAACAACTGGACCAGCAGGGCCGCCGTGGTCAATTGTTGCCGATCTATCCCCCCCTAATTCTGGCGCGGGTTCAATGATATAGCCTTGTTGTGGGGCTTCGAAGAAGCCTGTTGCAGACGCCCAATTAGAACTTTTGGCACGATTATACCACGGGTGGAGATGAAAAGCGGTAGGTGTTGTATATCTTCCCTTCCAGAAATATTGACTAAACTCATCTTTCCATTGGGAGTTTATTTCAGAACCTGTAGGAGTGATCTTGTCGTAAAGAGAGAAAGGCAAATAGTCTTCTCCTCTTGAATTAAAATCCATGTTTAAAACAGAAACTTGCACAAGCCCCGCTCCTTCTCGACAATTAACATTTCGAAGAGTCACGTTATATTTTGTCGAAGAACAGTCTCCGCTCTCATCGCCATAATAGCCACTACAATAACCAGTGACTTCATTAATTATTTTTGGGCTGTAAAGTTCTAAATCGCTATCCCTAGTTGACATTTCCCAAGTAGAAATATCTTGTTTATTGACGCACGCGCCCAAAGTAAAATCCCAAGAAATAAGAGGATGCTCATTTATGATCTCAAACTCAATATCAATTTCGTCACAATCGTTTCCAACGAGAAAACCAAATTGGTAAAATTGGCCAGCTTTTTGTTCTTCTGTCAGATCATTATAATCATCAGATCTTGAGTTATACCTAAAGCAACCCTCTTTCAAGTGTGGAGAAAAGCGAAGGCTAGAGTGTAGAGTATCCCCCCAGCCAAAAGAATATGGGGTGCTAGTAGAACATCCCACAGCATTGCCTGTCGGATCATAAGCAGGAATAATAAGAGACAAAGATGATAAATCACAAATGCCATCATTATAGACGGCCAAAAATTCAGGATCTAAATCAACGGCATCTAAAACAACATCATTAATAACAAACCACCTTGAACTATCATAGGCAGGAAAGTTGGGAGAATATTGGCCAACAAAAAATTGATATTGCATTCCAGTAGCATAGTTACCAACGTAAGCGTTGCTTTGACACTGATCTATAACGTCAAACCAAGAAGAAGAACCATAATCTTGCGTTTCTTCGTCACAACTGGCTCGTTTTAAATATGGCAACAAACTATTTACGGGTATTGCTTCGAACCTATTGGAAGAAGAATCTCCAGAAAATCTTATACCTCCGAAATGGACTGGAGGCAAAGTATAATCTGGAACGTCATTCAGATGTCTGACGGTATAATCTATCATGTAGAGCGCACCAAAAATGTTCTAGTTCTCAAAAAGCCATCGACATCAGTAAAATTCATCGTCATTTCTTCCCATCCGCTTGGAGGGAAAATATAATCGCCAGAATTAATTGGAAGAGTAATTGGTTCTGGAATATTGATTGTCTTAGTGCCAGTAGAAGTAATTTGTCCGTCTGTCCAAGAAATGGATGAATCTCCAGTTGTAGTAACGAAGTTAAGTGTTCCGTTTTTGCCATTTGGCTCCAAAAATTGCCAATCGGCGTCTTGATCAAGCGTCATCAAGCCGTTCGACCAAGAGGCAAACACTTCTGAATTGATATTAATATACCCTTCAACACCATTACCCGTGAAGCCACCTCCTCCACCTCCTCCAGTTCCAGTAGAAAAGATATCAATTCTGCCGTTATTTTGAATTTTGCCGTCAATCCAAGAAATATTAGTATTCGTCCCATCTAACCAAAGTTGGCCAGTTTTTTCTACCCAATCAGACGCCTTGAACTTGCTCCAAGTATTGTCTTGTTTGATGTAAAGATAATTGCCTGTTTTTGTAATGAGTCCATTTGGCCCAAATAAATCGCCGCTACTCGAAGGCTGATAGGCGTTTAGTCCCTCTGCAATCAAAGTCCCTGCAATTTTAGTATTGCCAAAACTATCCACAACTATTTGCTTGGAACTCGCATCTGCAAATTCATTTTCAGTTCCAACAATGAAACAAGTATCCAAATCAGAGTCCCCATTGACAAGATTTGAAAACTGAGTTGATTCAGCGAAGGCATCGAAGAGAATGGCTATAGAATTTTTGGAGACGACCTTGAAAAGATTGCCTTCTGGAACTGCGTTGTTTTCAGATAGCTGAACGTAATTTGCCGAGACGCCAGTTGTCGAAATAATTGAAGCTGAATTCAAGAAGAGATCATCGGCAAAAGTCTTGTCTCCAGAAATAACTTGCGCTCCTGTTTTTTGGACAGAATTCGAAACTTGTGGCGTCAAGTTTCCACTTAAAGTATTGATTTTTGAATTCAATGTTGAACCTGTCGCGGCAATACTGGCAGCCAAAATCCCACTAGCCCCAGTCAAATCAGAAGAAGAAGTAAGAATTGATCCTTTGTAATAAATATCGCCGCCCACACTAATACTGCCCGAAAAAATACCAGAACTACTAGGACTCAAATAAAGACTATTCAAGGCCCCGAGATAAAGATTGTCTTGCATATAGACCTTGGACGCAACATAAGATCCTCCAGTAAATGAGATATACAGGGCGTTATTTTTATTGGCGTTTACGACTACGCTCGATTGGTCTTGTAGAATAGTCGTGCCAGTAGTAGCAATAAAACTACAAAAACTTCCTCCAAGGATTGTATTTTTGTGAGAATTCTCATCAATTGAACAATTGAAGCCATTTACAATCACGTTATCATTTCCGAGAATTGTCGAATCATCCCCGTTTACAAGAACATTCCCTGTTCCACCAATATTATTCCCCGTGCCACCAATAACATCGTTATATTCAGAACTGTAAAAATTCGAAGAATCTGGGACAGAAACATCTGATCCATTAATACTGAGATTCCCGACAATATTAAAATCGCCAGAAATTGTGGGCGAAAGATTGCCATACACGTAATTCGCCCCCTGCGAAAAATTCACATGTCCGCTCGGACTTGAAAAAGTGTGCAGATTTATCTGTTGTGGTTGAATTTTGGAATACATGCGTTACAATACCTCAGAAACAATTACACGAAAAATGAGATACCAACTTTACAAACCAAATTCCAAGAATACTGGCTGCGCTGCTTCTTTCAATGTCGGGCGCAACAGGGACGGAAGTCCATGCCTTTTTATTAATACTGTCCAGCAAAGCGGCTGGAATGATCAAACCAAGACAGGCTCTTTCAAGGAGAACGCCAAAAATCCTCAAAAATCAGCCACTGTAAAAATGAATGCAAACGAGGCTGGAGAAATGATTTCTTCGATTCAGTCTCGAACCCCAGTCGTGTTTTTCCACAAAAATAATGAGGATACGACAATCATTACCTTTTCTCCTTGGGATAAGGACCGCAAGGTAAAGCTTCAGGGAGGAGAATCGACATTCAAGAGTCTCGCTTGGGGACTTTCCATCTCTAAAAATTCTTCGACTCATTATAAGGTCGCTTTTGAAGCTGGAGAAAGTGAAGTATTTAAGGTTTTGCTTGTGGATTTTATCCAGCAATGCCTTTTCCACGAAGCTAATAAGTATCAAGGTAATGAAGATTCGTCCGCATCGGGCGGTAATGAACTTTTGGGAGGAAATTCCAGCAGCCAGACCCCAGAGAATGAGCCTGCGGAAGAAGACGAGGATTCAGTCCCGTTTTAAAATATGGAAGAGAAGGTGTGTTTTAAATGTGGCCAAATTCTGCCTCTGAGTGATTTTTATCGTCATTCTCAGATGGCAGATGGCCATGTCAACAAATGCAAGGAATGTAATAAAAAAGACGTTCAAGAGGATTACAAGAGAAAAATTGTCGATCCAGAATGGAGGCTTAAAGAAAGAGAACGAAGCAGGGAGAAAATGCGAACTGCTAGAGGCAATGGGAAATATCTTTCTATTCCTCCAGACAAGAAGAGAGGATCCCTTAAAAGATATACGGATAAGTATCCAGAAAAAAAGATTGCAAGAAACAAATCTCAACGCCTAAATCCCGAGCCTTGTGTAGTTTGTGGTTCAACCGAAAACCTTGAAGGCCATCACGAAGACTATTCGAAACCAGAAGATATAACTTGGCTTTGTCGCAAGCATCATTACGAAAGGCATGTCGAAATTAGAAAACAACAATTACTAGATGGCAGATAGAATCAAAGTATTGCTCCATAGCAACTATTCTAGGATGATTACTGGGTTTGGAAAGAATATGCGTAATATTCTCCTAGCCCTATATCAAGATCCAGAATTCGAAATAATTGAAGCTGCGAATGGCGTCTCCTATGGTCGGGACGCCAAAACGCCTTGGAAATCATTCGGCACTGGTCCGTCTAGCCAAGAGCTAATTAATTCTCTCGGCCAAGACCAAGCTAAACAGCGGGCCGCCGCTTATGGGTTCTATGAGATTGATAAAATCGTAGCAGAAGTAAAGCCTGATGTTTATTTAGGCATCGAAGATATTTGGGCGTTCAATGGATTTGTTGACACAAAACCTTGGTGGAATGAGACTAAAAAGATAATCTGGACGACCCTAGATAGCCTCCCTATTCTCCCAGAGGCTTACACAATGGCCAATTCTTGTGATAAGTTTTTAGTTTGGGCGGGTTTCTCTGAAGAGGAGATGAAAAAAACGGGATGCAAAAATGTCGAAACTCTTCATGGCGCGGTGGATTATTCTAATTTCAAACCTCTCGCCAATCGAGAAGAATTGAGAAAAAGACATGGTTTACAGGATAGTTTTGTAATTGGATTTGTCTTTAAAAACCAGCTTCGGAAATCTGTTCCAAATCTTTTGGATGGGTTCAGGCTTTTCAAGGCAAAAGTCCCTAATGCAAAACTAATTCTTCATACAGATTGGGCCGACAAAGAACACGGCTGGGACATAATGAGATACCTCAAGGAAAAGGGTTTGAGCGCCGATGACGTTTTGTGCTCTTATTCCTGCGAAGCTTGCGGAGAGTATTCTTTGGGAGCTTATTCTGGACCAGAGTTAGATTGTCCTCATTGCGGGGCGGCAAAAAAATTCAAAACAAAAAGTTCTGGACACGGCTTGTCAGAACTCCAATTAAATGAGATTTACAACCTGATGGATGTTTACTGTCACCCGTTTACCAGCGGTGGGCAAGAACTCCCAATCCAAGAAGCAAAAGCCGCAGGACTCATTACACTGGTCACAGAATACTCTTGTGGGACTGATTCGTGCTATCCAGAACAAGGCGGGCTTCCTCTTGCGTGGAACGAATATAGAGAACCTCATTCTCAATTTATTAAAGCTTCTACTTGTCCAGAGAGCATTTGTTCTCGACTTGATCAAGTTTATAGCATGTCTCCAGAGGAGAAAGTTTCTCTGATCCAAAATGGAAAAGAATGGGTTAAAAAGGAATTCTCTGTCCAATCTGTCGTCTCCCGCCTAAAACAAATAATCAAAGAAGTCCACGCCGCCCCACTTGTTAAAGCAGAGCAAAAAAATCTCCCACAAGAAAACAAAAGAACCGAATTCGATACCCTCTTAGATAAAGAGAGAAAAGATAGAATCCTATTCGTCCTACCGCAAAGCGAAGAAGACGTATTCGTGGCAACCTCTCTTTTGCCGAATATCAAAGAAACCTACCCCGACAAAGACATCTATTTTGCCACGAAGCCAGAAAACAAAGAGTTTCTTTTAGGTAATCCTTTTGTTTATAAAATTCTGGACTTTCACCCTCAGATGGAAAACCTTTTAATGATGGAAGGACAAGGAGAAAATCATGAAGGGTATTTTGAAATTTGTTTTCTGCCTCACGTTGGAACTCAAAAAGTCCTCGATTACATTCATCACGGCAAAGATAAGATTGCCTTAAATATTTATTCTCCCAATTACAATGTCACCCATTGAACGTTACGCGCTTTCTACTGGAGTCAAAATAGAAAATCCCCAAATTCTTGAGCACTTTTATCCTGTTTCGGCGGATAAATATGTTTGCTTTGGGCCGTCTAAAAAGGATAACTTAAGAGACTATGATTTTTGGAATCTAGTAATTGAGCTTATTTCTCCCGTCTTAAAAGGAATGGGTTATACAACAGTTCAAATTGGCACCCAAAAAGATGACCCCATTGGGTGCGATATTGATTTGCGCGGAAAACTTAATATCAGACAGGCTGCGGGCGTCTTAAAGAATTGCGAGTTTTTTGTTGGAGTTGATACTTTTTTAACTCATATCGCCGCATTTCAAGGCAAGCCTATCGTGGCGATTTATGCTGCTTCTTTTTTGGAGTGCTGCAAGCCTCATTGGGGCGACTTTTCAAAGCACCACCTTATTCAAACGCCGAGAGGAGAAAAAGAAAATCCGTCTTTTATCCTGAACGAAAATCCAAAATCAATCAACCGAATTAAGCCAGAAGAAATAGTCTCTAAGATAGTCAAAATTCTTGGAGTGAATTTCGATCCAAGATTTAGAACTCTTTATGTCGGGCCGCGCTTTAAAGATGAGTGTGTTGACGTTATTCCTTTTAGCTTCTCCAAGGTGGTGAGCGACAAGATTAACATTCGAATGGACATCTTTCATGGAGAAAAAGAGCTTCAGCAAATTCTCCAAAACAATCGCGCCGAAGTTACAATTAGAACTTCTTTCGAATTAAATTTCCAGAATGTGCGTAATATTAAGTCGGTTAATTATGTTTCGGATTCTTTTGATACTCAGTTTATTGAACGTCTCAAAAAGCTAGGAATTAAAATAACCCTACTCTGCACATCAGAGGATGCCCTCTCCCGCGAAAGGTTTAAGCTTTTCGATTATACCATCAATCTTTTTCAGCCCGATAAACTCATAGAAGAAAACAAAAAGAAACTTACAAAAGACCCCTTTCTTGTTTCCACCATTAGCTCTAAAAAAGTAATCTGCGGAGACAAAGCTTTTAATTCTCTTTTCGAATATTCGAAGAAAGTTGATGACTTTTTTGTTGACTTGGATTGGCTTTATGTTTACGATAGAGGGCATGAATGAAGAAGCTCTAGCTAATATTGCTAAATATCAAAGAGGAGAACACGGCCTTCTAGAAAACGTCAATTATGTCTTCAATGAAGACGGATCGGTTAATTGGCGGGCGATGATTAAGCCTGAGTTCCTATACGTGAATAAAGGATGGTTTGAACAAAGAAACAAAGAAGTCCCAACTTCAATCGAAGGCTTACAAGATAAGCAATTGTTAATTATGTTGGGCGGAATTAAAGAGTTGGCGAAATTGAGGGGCTATCGTGGGGTTCAATATGGGTTGACTCGCGATGAAGGCAACGATTATATTTCTTCCTCTTGTCGAATTGACTGGATGCCAAATTATGAAACTAATGGAGAAGAAGTCTCGTATGAAGATTGCGCCAACGCTTCATTTGACAACACAGATTCTTTTTGTCACAAGTTCTTGGAAACGATGGCTTGTAATCGGGCGTTTGTCCGCTGTGTCCGTAATTTTCTAAATATTCACATCGTTGGAGCAGATGAAATTGATAAATCTGATCCAAATTTCTCCAGAGATTCTCCAGAATCTTCAAGTGCTAGCGAGCTATCTATTCTTCAGCCTCACAGCCTTCTCGAAAGAACGGCCAACGAAAAAGGAATTGAATCTTTTGATGGTTTCGTGGAATGGCTGAGAGAATGCCATAAGAACAAAACCTACGTAAATCCAGATCAAGTAAAACTTTGGAAAGGCTATAAGGACATCCCCGCAAAGGAATGCCGCGCCCTTTCGAAGCTTCTGAAGAGTTAGTGGATCTTGAAGAAGTTCTTCGCTCCAGCAGAGAAGCCTTGTCGATAATTAAACGTCGATGAGGCTTTCGCCTTGTTGATGACAAGGTTCTGGTCGAGAGGAATAAGGTTTTTATTACTCTTAGACACCGTAGTAGTAATTCCTGATTCAGAGAAGGAAAGAGAAATAGAGTCTAGCGTAATATCGATGGTATCAGGAATTTGCAGACCCGCATAGGAAATAGTGGAAGACAACAGATCATTCTGAACAACCCCCAATTCTTCATCTTCAGCATTGGCTAAAATTTGAATATCTTGGATAGACCCGCTGAAATTTTTTAGCTCGGTTTTGCAGAATTTCTGGCGTCCAAAAGATTTTACTTTTTGATAAACGAATTCAATAGGAAAGTTTTCTTTCTCGCCCTCTCCGCTGGTTCCGTCTTGGCCGACCTCAATTCTTGAGAAGGTGATTCTATAAGAGTCTTTTAGTCGTTTCACTGCTTGCTGAAATTGCAGGGCAGATCCCTTAAATGCGTTCTTAATATTTTCTTTCAACCTTTCATTAATGGCAATTTTATTTGTCGAGCCAGTCGAATTTGCTACGTTAAAATCCAAAATACATTCCTCATATAAATTTTCTTCCGCCACGACTTTTTTAACTGGCTTCAACGGCGCTCTGGCAAAGTAGAAATATTTTTCCGAAGGCTCTCCGATACCAACAGCAATATCGGCATGGTTGGCAATGCCAAGAATTGTAATAGCGTCTGCCCCAGCAGGATCGAAGACTCTCGCCAGATCATAAAACGCACTTAACTCTTCTGTGTCTTTTAGCTTTTGTGTGGCTGGAAACGGCCCAATGACACTAATTTGACCTCCTGTAGAATCATGCCTGTCTTTAAAAGTTCCAGATACTCCATTAGAAATATATAAAGTTCCGAACAAAGAATAGTAATCTTCCAATGCTTTATAAATAGGGGTATCACTAGGGAAAGGCATGGCCTTACTTTCAGTGGATTGAAAGCTATAGTATAAAGTATTGCGCAAATCAATATAAGGCTTGAATGTTTCGTTCAACTTCGCGTTTAAAGATGAGGAATTAACAAGCTCTTCATATCTTTTTACTTGTCCCCTTTCGGCTAAAGTCGCAGGGTATAAAGAACCTAAAGATGGAAAAATAGTTTCATCTGATAGGTGCATCGCCATCAGAAAATATTTATCGAAACTTTGATCGGAAAGAGTAGCTCCAGAACAAAAAAATGGATAAAATAGTTGGGCGACTTTAATAAAGTCGGCGGCCTGTCCTTCTGATGGGAAAAACTTATGCATATCAACTCGCGAAAAGGCTAATTGACGAATTCTTGATGTTGCATCATGGCTCCAACCTTCTGTATATGGAGCCGTTGTTCCCATATAAGAGGCAACAGTAAACGGAGATCTGCCCCCTTCTGTAAAAGAGCAGGAAGTTATATTCTCATCAGTTAGTTTTAATGGGTCAGTTATTTCCAATTCTGAGGCTTCTTTCGAAGAGATGAATTTAATAACCCCACCATCAGAACCCAAATTCACATACCAATAAAACCCATAATAAGAGGCAATATCAGAAAGACAATCTCTCAAGTTGCCCGAAGTTTCAAAAAGGTTATCTCCTTTATCGGTAAGTGGATTTTCTTCAAACTCTACTCCTACCGCCTCCAAAGCAAAGAAGAACTCTTTTGCCGTATAACCATAACGCAACGTCGCTTTAGTCGCGTCGATTTGTTGGGATTGGGTTGGGTCAATTGACGCCGTTCTCCCAAGAGGGGTTTTTACTGGAACCCGTTTAGTAAACTCAGAGTCCAAAGACAAGACATCAATCTTCTGATTACTTCTACCGTTGTAAACCTGAAAAGATTTTTGGTTGCGAATATCTTGACTTACCACGCTATAAGACGCGCCAATAATGAGCAAATTGCGGGATTCATCTTTATAGACATTATTTTCCATGTAGCGACCATCTGTTTCCAGCATGGACGTTGGAACGTATTCCTCTCTTGGTCCAAACGCTCTTTGTGGAAGCTCGGAACACGCATAAACTGGGCCAGAAAACTTTAATTTTCCATTAGGATCTGCGCTCTCATTTAGAAAAGAATCTTGTCCAGAAAATTGACGGGTAATAGCTGGAGCGGTGATGCCTCTGACCAAAACGACATATCTTTCTAAAAGCTCTGAAACCCTATCAATGTATTTATATTCGACTTTTGTGGTTCGCGGGTCTTTGGAAGTCGTCTTAGATTCGAGAAGGAAGTTTTTCAATAATTCATTGATCTCAGAATTATTAACTTGGCTGGCTTTCCCAATTTTTGAAGAAGAAATCATCTCTACCGATTTATCGCCGCAAGAAACCCCGCCGACGATCTCTGTGATCGTGGCGCTATGAGAACTGCCATTGGCGGCAAAATTGATTTCGATGTTGGTAATACTCACAGGTAAATTTCTATAAATTCTGAATCATCAATTTCTACAGCGGCAGAAATTCCAGTCTTCACCATAATTACACCTGTATGGAATTCTATCCAAGAATCGGGGTGTTGTTCGAGGCCATTCAGGTAGAAATTGTTGTTACTTTCAATGAAACCAGAACCGTAAACATCTCCGATTGTTCCCGTGATTTCGCGAGTTCCAGTAGGCTTCGGAATGCAAAACATTTTGCCTGTAACTGTTTCTAAATACTGGAATCCATTATTTGAGCCAGTAATAAAATAAGAATCTCCAGAACGGAGTTTTTGGCCATTAATAAAGAAATCTAAAGTATTCAAACTCCCAGTGCGCGTAGGCATGAGGGAAGATATTGCCGATTGAATTCCCGTATTGAAAAACGAAACTCCAGTAGATTCAAAGATGGCCGATTTTTCTGAATTCCTTAAATCAAAAATCAGCCTTTTCTCTTGCATTCCAGAAACCGAGAAGTCGTTAGAATATAACCCCTTTAAATAAGAGTTCCCTGAATTGACATAATAATCACCACTCGTTTCATTAATGGTGACGAACGGCAAAGTATTTGAGAAAAAGTCACCCTCTACAATTGTTTGAGAATTTAATGATACTATCGAAGAATGAACTCCAGTTACAGCAGAACTCATAAAAAAAGATCCCTCGCTAGAAGAAACCAAAAAATTAGTCTTCTGAGAAACCCCGCGACATCCACTGATAGAAGATTCGCCTGTCTTTAAATATAGGTCAAAATTCATCGCGGCCCAAGATAGTAAAGATAATCCTTTTTATATAGTCCAGCATCTTCCGAGAAGAGCAGGCCAGAGGTTGGTTGTCCTGTGATGTATTGAGTTTCAGTTAGAGGGGTGCGGGAGTAACCAGAAATTCCGCTCATTGTCCCCGTTAAGCCTGAAGAAAAATACATTGGCATTGAAATATACTGCTGAACATAATCGACAGAAACTTCATACAAAGAAGTAGAAATAGAGCCAGCTTGCAATCCAAGCGTTGCATGCGCCGAATCTCCAGTCGGTTCGTAGGTTCCAAATAGGGCTGGATTTAAATACCCCTGCTGTTCCAAGAAAAACGCCCCTGACGCCGTTCCAGTGATCCAATAGGGACTTCCTTCATTTGTTGTCGTGGAGCCTGTTATCCCCGTTGTAGTTGTGTAAACAGGGACGCCTGATGGGATTAGCTCGTAGCCAGTGATAATATTCGAATATCCCGTGATTCCTGTCCAGTATTTATAAATCGGAACGTCCAAATAACCAGTGGTGACATTGAATCCAGAAACGCTGCCGCTATTGAAATAATAATCTCCGATCAGCCCTTCTCCAATGTCATACAAAACTTCGCTCGACTTCTTGCCAGAGAATAGCAAAAAGTCATCCATAAAGCCGCTGAAATTCGTAATTCCTGATGCTGTCCGATAATAGGTCGGAGACGCGCCTAAATAAATAGAATCAGAATTCAAAACTAAAGAAGTCTTGATTGGAAAACTTTGGGATTGAATTTCTTGATTTAAGTAATCATATCGAGCGATCTCAACTTCTCCTCCTCCAACGGAAAATGAAACGATGTTCTTTTTAGCGAGTTCTATTTCAGTAGCTACTTGAATCGAATCTCCCTTATCAGAAAAAGTATGAAAGAACAGATGACCCCTTGAAGTAATTCCAAAGTTAAAACCTTCTGAGCTATCATAAGAAACCCCATTATAAACATCAGTATTCTTTTTCAAAGAGCCAAATAGAACCCCATCATAAAGAGATCCAGTATAAGCAAACGAAAAAATAGCCGAACAACTATTCGCAGGACAACGCGAATCTCCATTTATTTTTACTGAACTTTTAGAAAAATTCCCAGAGCCATTAGTTTCTAAAAACCTATTAGATCCAGTTGTAGCAGTAATCGCTAGCCCAGAATTAATTCCTACAGCATTCCCTATTATACCATCTCCTTCTCCGCTAGAATTTGGTGCTCTATTTTGGAGGCTCCCAAGCCTGAGAAGGCCATCTTCTATTACCGTCAAATGATCATGAGAAAAATCATAATGAACCTTTAGACTTTCTTGTGAAAAGGTTTCGTTAAGCGCAAATTGTAATCCAGAAAAACTCATCGAGAATAAACGGCGTTAATTGTTGAACTGATATTAGAATCTCCTTGAGAGGTCGAAGTCCCAATAATTTCGCAGGTTTTGGATTTAATAATTTCCTTCAAGACGGTTTTCAATGTCGGCAATTCTGACTCCACATCATTGCTTGATCCTTGGATGGAAATTGAACCAAGTTTTTTGTTCATGGCCGTTTGTTGGGCGAAACCATTTACTGATTCTTGGAGAGTAATAATTTCTATGGGAAGTTCATCAGTAATGGAAACTGTCAAATTATTGAGTTGGCCGTTAGACAAGTCTTCATTGTTGGAGAACTTGTAAGAGTAATCTATTGTTGTCGCCAATGGGTCTTTGTTGATATTTTCAGCTTCGTTAATCGGATTTAAATACGGAGAATCCTCATAAAGATCTATCTCTGCGCAAAAATCCGCAAATCCTTCTAGAGCCATTGCATAAAAATCCAAAGACTGAAAAAAGTCATTTACTACTCCGTATCTGTAGTCTAGGTCAAAATTATTGGTGTCGAGAAGGTCAAAAGCAGATCTATAAGAAATGCTTCCATTTACGTCGACCGTAATTAAATTTGAGTCTTTCGAAGCGGAAACCGTGACTTTGGATTTGTGGAGAATATTCGTGGCTTCTTCATCTGTCGGGTCTTTAAATTCAAAAGAGAAAGAGATGGTATTTGCTACTTCGTTTACATCATAATTCAAAGAGGTCGGGCCGTTTAAAACTGGCCCATAGACTTGTTCTTCGAAATTCGATTTAGATCTTTGGACGGCATTTCGAACTAGCTCGGTGGCAATTTCTGTTGTTATGTCTTCGATTTCGACTGACGGCGATCCCAGCATACTTCCGACAATAGTTCCCGCTACGCTCGCTTGGAGGCTTCCTTCTTTAGAATATGAAAGCTGAACGGTTGCCGTTACGACCCCATTATCAGAAATTGGATTAGAACTGGTTGAAAAGGTATATTCTTCTGTTATTCCGTATGAATTTTTAGCGTTGTCAATTTCTTCTGTTTTAGAAGTTAAGAACGCCGACGAGCCTTCATTAAAGATTCCAATATTTTCAAACTGACTAGACATGCGAGAAGAAACGAAACTCCTTGCTTGAGTAAGTCCGTCATCCGCGCCAACTTTAACACCGACTGCCGAAACAGAGTGTGTAGCTTTAACTATTCTCCCTTGTTGCTGCGCGTAAGTCCAAGTATCAACTGGATCTTTAATTCCAAAAAACTCGGAGAAATCAGAGTCGGAATAAACTTCAAACTCTACGGAATACGGCAAAAGTGTAGTCAAATTAGAGTCATCAAAAGACACTCCGATTGGTTTAGCATACGGATAAGAGTTTGATTCTATAATCAATTCTTCAAAAGAATTGGTGAGGGCAAGGGTCATTTCTCGTTTAGCCGTAGCTAAAGCAAGAAGACTCGACCCTGTAATATTGCCTACGAGAGTGATCTTTTGAAGAAAATGGTCCATTTCTCCAGCAACATAAATAGGAGAATCGTCAATTGCCACGAATGGCAAAGGCTCGGGGAATTCATACACTCCATAAGAAATTAGACTCATCGGTAGCTGTAACTAATTACACGATTAGTCGCTCCGTTTGCAGAATCTATTGAAATTACGTCGTTACTAGCATACTCGCCAGCGTCTAATGGATCTAAGGTTTCCAGATATTCCTGCCCGAAAAACAGCCCCCTAGACCTAAAAGGAACAACCTCAATAGTCAAAGTTCCCTCTCCAATTGTTAATTTTGCGTCGGCAATCAACTTTTCGCGCAGATCTTTGAGATCGAGAAACTTAGTTGTTCGTTTGACCTGTTCGTTAATTCCGAGGGTTTCTTTCTTTTTGATAATTCCAGCAGGAAGACTTGAAGAATCATACGCGGGATCATCTGTAAATTCTGTCGATTCGGAGATTTTGGCATCTTCTTTTTCGAAGGTTGTGGCGCGGGATTTTTCAAAAATTGAAGTTGCTTCAGGGAATAAGGCTTGAAGTTTTGCCTCGCACTCTCCAATAAATGTAGTCCAAATAGCCTTAGACGCCAGCCTTTTTTCGGCTTTGGTTTTTCCGTCTCCAGCAAACGAAGATGATACATTGTAGTCAAAATAGATTCCCCTCTTTGTTTTTGAAGCTGTGTAGAGGGTCTCTTGGTTTTGGCGTTTGGGATCGTTGGTGAAAGTTAGGTTAATAGTTATCAATCCGCCGTCTTTATTGATCCCTTTTTCTAGAGAAATAGGTTTTTTAAATTCGGCATCATTGGCTGTAACGATTTCGTCAATGATAGATTTCGCCGCCTCAAAAGCGATATGTTCCAAGGGTTCTTTTAGAGCCTTGATTTCAAGATTGTATTTTTTGTCTTTGAAGCCCTCTTCTGTGATTGAGATGTTATAGCTTTGCTTCTTAGAGTAGTTATCTATGATTGTAGAAGACTCAAAATTCTCAGCAAGCGAAACCGACAACCCAATCAGGTCATAAGTTTCAGTAATTAAAGGCTTGAACCCTGCGTTGATTCGGCCATCTTCAGAAATCCCGTCTGTTTGATAACCAAAATTTGGCCTAAAGCCATAATAAAAGTTTCTCAAAAAGGCGTGAGCTTTGGCTAAAAATTGATTGCCAGCGTCTTGTTTATATTGAATTGAAACGTTGCGCGTATAAGAATATGAGTCTTCCGAGCGAGAGAAACTATAATTCTCTTGGAATGAAGACAACCAATGAGCACTAGGGATATATTGAGAATAGCCCTCATTAATTAAGGTTTTAGATTCTTCAATCGTCACCCTCACTTCAACTTTTCCAGCTTGAGAAGCAGACGGCAAAGACATGTTGGTAACTCTGCCGTTGATAAACTCATCAGTGCCAATACGAGCAGTTAAACTCGGGACCAAATAGACCGCCCTCAATGCATCGTATCCTTCAATCAGAACGCCTTCATTATTTGTAAATGAAACATCAGATACGTCAATAGTATAGTCGGCGACTACATCGTAACCAAAAAGGTTTTCTGTTTCAAGATAGTTATAGTTTATCTTGATTGTTGATGCTGTGACGGTATTGGCTAGGAGGGACATTATTTTCCTACTTGTTCGAGAGCTTGAACTCTACCAATAAGAGCCTTGATAGACCCGTCAACAGTCGTTGCTAGAGTTCCCATGTTGCTTGCCAATTCTTGGAAAGCCTTTCCATCGGTTGCGGCGTTTTTAAGCGAATTATCAAGATCTTGAATCGTTGATTTAAGATTCGGCAAATCTTTGAATTGTTCTGAAAAGGTGGTCATCGCCGTATTGACGCCTTGGAAGCGTTCGCGCAAAGATTCGAGTTCCTTGCGAACTTTAACAGATTCTTCGGTAATTTGCTTGTTGGCATTTTCTTGAGCCTCTTTAGAGCCAGTAGGATCGACCTTTTTCAAAGCTTCAAGATCTTTGATTTTTGCTGCGATTTCTTTGTCGAATTTTCCGCCGCGAGAACCTTTCAGACTTTGAAGGTCTTTAATAACCGTCGAAGCGTCTTGTTCAGAGGACAAGCCCTTATCGCGGATTCTCGCCATATCTTGCGGCAAGAATTTCTTGCCAACGATTCTTTCTCTAAGGTCGAAAGCGCCAGTATTAGCTTGCGACAACGCTTGAGAAACTCCAACTTTATTGGAAAATCCAGTGCTGATACCAGCATTAGACTTCCATGCATTAACAACTTTATCTCCGTAAACGCTAATAGCGTTAGCTTCGAGTTCTGCGATTTTTAGCCATTGGTCGGCGGCTTTTTGGGCAGAGTCCCCGCCGCCAGTTTTTTCTAATTTGCCAATACTCTGATAAGCAGCGGTTAATGAAGTAATATCAATAGCGCCGACATCTTTAATAGCTTTTAGTTTTCCTCCTAAGCCTGAAACTAATCCCTCTAAAGTTTTAACTAATTCATCTTGGATGCCTTTTTTGAATTTAGAGAAATCTTGTTTAAGAGTGTCTCGTTCTGCGATAATAGAGGATTTCGCGTTCAACAAAGATTGGAACGAGCTAGACGCTGAAGAAGCAAATTCGTCTGCGCTTTTTACGACATTATCGAAAAACTCTTTACCACTTCCTTTAACATCTACTCCAACAGCAGAAAGTTTGTCTTCTAGTCCTTTGGCCCCCTTGGAGAAATAAGTATCCACCAAAGATTGAGAAAACCCCTTTTGCTCGACATCGAAAGAAGCTTTTGTTGCTTCTCGGCCTGTTATATCGGATCTTAAAGATTTAGCAAAGTCTTCGCCTGTGAAAAGTTGCGATAAAGCATTTTCAGATGAAAGGGCTTGAGTTTGGGAAGATTTGAGCGACAATAGTTCTTTTACGCCCGAAGCGTTTTTGGCGGCGGGGTCAATAAAGACGTTTTCGGCCAGTTTGTCAGTAAAACTTGCAGAGGTCAGTTTATTAGCTGTTTCCGCAACGGCTTGTGAAAATTGGTTTAAAGACTTTAAGAAATCTGACAATAGATTTTCCCTAGTTGCCGCTTTCCTGAAACTATCAATATTTGCCTTAGCTTCCAATACCGCCGCTTGCAGAGCGTCGTTGGCTGCGGCTACTTTCGTATAGTCGATCTCTCCTTGTTCGTTTGGCTGGTAGGCTTCTTTTAAGACTTTAGATAAATCTTCTATTTGTTTTTTTGCTTCTTCGCCTTGCTTAGTTGAGCTTAAATCTTTGACGAATGATTCGTAGCTCTTTTCTTTTTCTTTTTTATTCTTCCCCTCAAATAATCCAGCAGTTGATCTAAAGCGCGTAGTCATTTGCGCTCTTTGTTGTGTGAGGCCAATAATGCTGTTACCTTGATTTTCGGCAAGTTTTTCAGAATATTTTGTGGAGCCTAATTTCGAGTAAATTCCCGTTGATTGTTCTAGTTTATTTGCTCCAAATCCTCCTAATTTAAAGCCTCCATAAGCCGCGCCTGCCGCCGCAGCAGCGGGACCAGCTACAGATAAACCGCGAGCGACTAATCCGCGAGCGCCAACGCTTCGTGCCGCAGAAAGTCCCCCCGCCCGAATGTTGCGAAAGAAGCCTCCCTTGCCTTGGGTTCTCAATAAGTCCTTTTTAGCAGTGTTACTTAAAATTCCTGAATCAATATTTTTAGCTTGAGAGGCTATTCCTTTATATTTAGAAGCTCCAGAACCAAGAAAACCTCCTTTTTTAGCTATTGATTTAAATACAGTTGGGAAACCCTTTGACAAAATGGTTTTGCCCATTTTAGCGAAATCGCCAAAACTTTTACCAGTTACAGAAGAGATTGTCGCCATGATAAGCAACGCTTGAGTAGCCGTTGTGACGGCGCTATCTAAATTAATAAAACTTTTGTCCAATCCTTCTGTAGATTGTCCCAAAGATTCCGCCTTTGATACTGCGTCTCTTTGTTCTTGGCTTAAAGAGGTCGTTGCTTGTTGAAGAGCACCAAACAAAGATTGCAAAACAAAAATTTCCCCAAATCCTGTTGGTTTGCTAATTCTTGATTTCGCAGGAGGCGCATATCTCGACCCATCATCAAATCCAGCGGTGTTGCCAGACGGCGTTGCGGCTGGTCCGCGACGAGCAGACGGACGACGAGGATTGCTAGAAGGAGATTTGGTAGGCCCTGATCTTCCTCCTCCGCCTCCGTTTGTCCCCCCAGAAGAAGCAGCCGCTTGAGCAGAAGCGAATCCCGCTGTCGCTTTGGTTGCCTCCCCTAGTCCCATTTTAAACTGTTGCAGTTGAGCCACAACAATGCCGAAGGCTTGGTTCGAAGGTTGTGGTTTTGCGGTATTGGGCGATGATGAAGAAGTAGCCGTTCCTCCAGAAGCTTTCGCTTGTGCGGAAGCTTTTTTCTTTTCGGCAGCGTCCAATAGACGCTTGGCAACTTTCGCTTCGGCAATTAGTCGAGGATCAGAACCAGAATATGCAGCACGAATTCTTAAAGAATTTATTGCATTATCTGATACAAAATTTGGCACAAAGCCTCCCGCAGCACCATAACTTTTTGGACTTTTCCCTTCGCGTTTGGCGCGGTTTATTCCTTGACGTGAACCATTAGGTTCGTCTCTAGTATTGAAGACGCCGAAACCGTTAGGGTTCCGAGATGAGCGGAGGGCTGGATTCTGGTCAACGTAGATTTGAGAATCAGAAAGGCCGAAAGACTTTTCGCGAGCGATAGCGTCTTGAACTGCGGAAAAATTTGGAACAAATCCACCGCCAGCAGTTTTAGGTTTTGGCGGTTGTGCTAGTTTTCTATTAGGAGAGGATAGTCTTTGAGAGAGAATCTGAGATAAGGCCCTTTGAGAATATTCTGGGTCGTTGAATGTTTTTGTTACTAATCCATTGACCTGACCAACGATTTGCTTTTCTCCCAATCTTTTAGCTTCTCCTCTTTGGACATTGACTCCAAAAATATCATTCATCGCCTTTGAATTGGCGAAATCGAAAGGTCGATTAGTATCTTTTGGCTCAAAGATAGATTCCATTTCCTTCATTGAAGAGAGCGCAATTTTGCTCGCAGATTCAAAGATAGCTCCTTCCGCAGATGCAGAAAGAATCCCCCCTTTACTAGTCGATTTAAACTTTCCAAGCTTTCCTGCAAATTCAGAATAATTTCCAATATTGAAAAGCTTGCCATACATCGAATTGGCCAAATTTACTAATGCTGGCGCGAAAATTTCATTAATATTCCCAGAAACGCCCTTGACATCTTGACCCTTTGGAATGCCGCTGGTATCAATGTTTCGGAGATTGATCAGCTCTTTTCCTGCCCCAGCTTCTTTAGTCTTATCGAATAATTTGTTGCCACCAGAGTCTTGAGAACCATATAATCCCTTGACAGCATACGCTGGCATTCTGGCCGTGGTCTTTCCTTTCCCGCCGAATCTCGGGCTAACCAAAAGAATGCCGCCAAGCTTTTGTGCATCTACGTTATACTCATCAATAAAACTTTCTTTGCGAACTTTCGCATCTTGAATAGAACGAGCTAAAGAAGGCTGAACATTTCGGCCTAAGATTCTTTTCGCATTGGAAGCCGCAATGATTTTGCCACCAATGTTATAAGTCTCTGATCCAGCCACTTTATACCTTTCAATATCAGCGAGACTCTTAGCTCCTGTGCTACGGATTGCAAAAGTGTCGCCTTCGGCGCGATCTTGAATTTTTGTGAAATCTTTAGCAGCAGACGAAAGAGGAGAAGAAGATTTGATGTTATTATCGACTTCTCTAATGAATGGAACTTGTTTATATCCAGCTTCAGTTCTCTTCTTCAGAATGAAGTTGGCCGCTGCAATATCGGTTTCGGATTTTGCGAATTGAAGAGGGTTGGGGCGTTTAACCAAATTTCTAACAGCAGACCAAAAGCTGAACCCGCTGTCGGCAAAATTCGGAGTAAATCCGCCAGCAGAAAAACCTTGAGCATATTCTGTTCCTTTGCCGAACCCATTTGGTGGTCTAATAATCGTAGCCTTCTTTCCAGCAGCATTCGTGAAGTTTGTAATAGTTTCGCGGCTATTAACAAAAGAATTAAACGACTTCCCATTACCATCATGAATACGAGCCTGCTTGACGGAACCAGCAGTATAGCCGTGTTCTTTGGCTTTCTGTCTTTCCATTTGCTTCCCAAAGGAAGGCATAAAACCAGAAGCAAAATTTGGGACAAACCCTTGCGCGTAAGGCTTTCCGCCCTTTCCAACATATCCTTGTTCATTGAATCCACGAACACCTTTAGCATAAGCCGCAGTAGCCATGCCTCTGAGAATTTGTTGTTGCTCTTTTAGGTGTTGGTTTTCAAGAGCAATAGCCTTGACAATCAAATCATGACGTTGCGCCGTAGTAAGGGTCTGATCTCGCAGTGATTTTTGAAGATCGACATTGTGTTTGAGCGTTTGGGAAATTCCGACCTCAATAGCTTTAATTCTTTCCGCCTGTGTTCCAATCGCAAGAACTGTCTTAAAACCCTCCTTCGCAAAGCCTGCAACCAGCTTGAAAATTTTGGCGAAAGCAACCGAAAAGAGAATAATAGCGGGTCCGCTCAAAAATGACCCAATAGTTTTAAAAAGTCCTTGAACTAAAACGTTCCCCTTTTCTGGATCTAAAGCCTTAGTTAAAAAGTCCGTCGCAGCGTTGCTAACAGAAAGCAATCCTTTTAGGACGGGCGCAAAAGTCAATTGACCGACTTTTTCGGCCAAATTTGTCATGCCCACAACAAGAGAATTAATTTGTGCGGCGATAGACTTGTTCATCTCTTCGCTTTTCGCATAGGCTTCATTAGTTGCTTGGGCGGCAGTTAAAGAAGCAGAAGCAGCAATTGAATTATTGCTTCCCAAATCTTTCAACGCAGCAGAAACCAAGTTGATCTGATAGACACCACCAGCGAGTTCTTTAATAGCTGCGGCTTGAGTTGGGTCGGTAATTCCACTCAAAGCTTGAGACAAAGCATTAAGTTTTTGAGTTCCAGATTGAGAAGCGTCGATAGCGACACCTAATGCTTGCAAGTCCTCAATTGTAGATCCTCGGCTTAGACGAGTGAAAATAGACTTCAAGGCATTACCAATAACGGCACCACCACGAGAAGTAGTTTGTTGAACGGCAGTTACCAAACCCAACAATTCATCAAAGCTTACTCCAGCATCTTCCGCAGACGAACCAGTTCGTTGGAAAGCGTCGGCCAAATCTTTTGCAGAAACGGCGAATTTAGTATCAACGGCAACAAGTTTATTAGTGATTTGTTCTGCGGTGAGTCCTGCGCTTTGGAAACCGTTGATCGCGGCAGTTAGAGCATTAACAGACTTAACAGAATCCAAACCAGAAACCCGAGTCAAAATAAGGGCCGCCTCAAGACGTTTCGCTGTTTCTACAGCCCCTAAACCTTGACGGGCGAGTTCTCCAGCAGCATCTGCTACGATAGTAAAAGATTGGCCAGTGGATTGAGCAACGCTAAATACTGTATCTCTAAACGCCGCAAAATCAGAAGCACTAGCTCCTAAAATAGAATTCAACTCAATCAACTTCTTCTCAACGGAAATCGTTGTAGAGACAATTTGTTTGAAAGCTTGCGTCACACCCGCAAGCACTGTTGTAGTAGCTCCGAACGCAAAAACACGAGCAGTAGAAGCGTCCAGAGACTTCTGGAATTCAGAAGCCTGACCTGTGATTCTTCCAAGCGCACGTTGGATCTGCTTCGCTGAATTATTCAGACTGGCAGGATCAAGCGTAGCTTGAAGAGAAACTGGGAACGCTGCTTGTTTAGGCATTTCCCTTAATTACACGAAAATTAAGTCAAAAAATCCTCTGGCTTCAAAACTCCCCCGCGAGACTTCATCTTTTCCTTTAGATCGTCCACGCCTTGGGAGGTTTTGCCAGTTTTCCCGTCTTTTTCATCATATTCAAGGATTTTTACGGGGTCTTTGGCGATGTTGTCTGGAATCGAAACGTTCTTGAATTTATTAAGAAGGGAATTAGCATAGACCAACAGGTTCTTCTGGAAGACGGTTAAGCCTAGTCCTGCGTTCTTAAAAAGGACTTCTGGCTGCCTATAACTCAAAACAAAAAGCTCAAAGAAGGCCGTATTATAGGCAACATTAAGAATAAAGTTTTTGTCATTAAACTCTCCTATCTTCGAGAAACAAGCAATCGAATGTTCAAAAAATAAATCCTCATCAACTGGCTCCGAAAAACCTCTATCCTTAAAACATGTGGATTCAACAAGATATTTAATTCGACGGCTTTCGGAAAGATTTTCGGCGCTATAAGAGGTTATCTTTTTACGTTGTTCTTGAATGTCTTTGATGGCGTTTCTTTTAGCATCAATAGAAGCAAGAGCAGACTTCTTCATGTGCGCGTCCGACATCTTCTTTTCGGCCAAAATCATTTTATCAATTGTCCATTCGAGAGACTTGATCTCTTCTTCTTTCTGAATAGACCAAGATTTACGTTTGATGGCTTGTTCAATTAGCTCTTTTTCGCTTTTAATGCCTGATCGTTGGGCGTGGGCCAAAGCCTTATCATACTCTTCATCCATCTGAAGAGCGTCCAAAAGAGTAAAATGCCTAAAATAAAAATCGCGACCACTAGCGTTCAACACACTGTAGCCGCGATTAATATCAAGAAGTGCGGAGTTAGCTCTCTTTAGCAGTTTCTCCTGATCCTTCATTTGCTACTTCTTGGGAGTCTTCTACTGTCTCGGGTTCGTCTTTTGTTTGCTTTTTGTTTACAGTCGTTTGCTTTTCTTCAACAATTTCTTCCTCGCCGAACATTTCCTTGAGAGAGGCATCAATAGTTTCTTGCTTTTCAGCAATCTTATTATACCAAATGCTGGCGACTCGAACCAAAGTAGTAAACGCCGAATCAAACAAAGCCTTAGTCTTCAAAAGAGACGGATCTTCAATATCCTCAATAGATTCGCAGAGCGCCAAATAAACGCTTCTTTTTTCATCAAAAGTGTCGCCTGCAAAAATAGGAAAGAGTTGTTTCTTTTCGCCAACTTCTTCTTCGTAAAAGGATTGATTAAAGACCAACCACTCAATTAACTTTTGCTCGGCCTTGGAATCAGCCGTTTGTGAGAACTGAGAGCGCATGATTTGCTCGTATTCCACGACTTGGCTCTTGGTATCCGCGAAAGTAAGTCGGGCTTCTTCTAGGGCGTTTTTCTGTTCTTCCGTCAAATCGGTTGCCTCGCCATAGAATTCGATTCTACGAGCAGCCTCGATATTGTCCACAATTGCTTTTTGCAGCCCTTCCAGAGACATCTTCGAAGATAAACCACCCAAGTCGCCCATCTTTTTAGAGAGCATCGCTTTTGTCAAGAATCCCGCATTAATATATTCGTTGAACTTTTGACCATAGAAGAATTCCGCCTCTTCGATAACGGCCATTGATGGCTTTGCGAAACACACGCGAGTTTTTACGGTATCAACAATTGTTTTGGTTGATTCGATAGAAGAGCCGTCTTTGCCCTTCTTGAGAACGGGGACCTGTTTTTCGACTTTCTTTGAAACTGAGAAGCTGTAGATTTCTTTCATATATCCGAGTAATTATCTGTTGAAATTTTTTAAATTCAAGTTATTCGTTAGGAATCAAGTAAAATCCATCAAAAGAGACAAGATATTCGAGATTTGAATCTTGAAGTCCGCTGGCAGTGTTAATAGTTGGAGGCTCTACATACTGAGATTTAATCCTCATTCCCATAGTAGAACTTCCGTATTTCTCAAATTCTATGCAATTAATTGGGCATATTATTTCAATATGGTTGGACATCAAAACTCCATCATAAAAATAACTAGCTCTCTCAAAATCAAAAGAATGAACTTGAACATTAAAAAGCTCGCCGCTTCTATAACCTCCAAAAAAGTTTCCACTTTGGTCGAAAAGGTAGCCCCCAGATCCTCTAAAAGATAGGCCAGTAGTAAAATCCCCTGCACCAGTTCCGCTACCGAAGGCGAACGAAAAACCAGAAGCAGGTTCATTCACCCGAAATTCCAGATCGGCCACGAAGTTAGAATTAACGTGTGTTCCTGTATAGAATTTCATAGGCGGTCAAAAATAGAAAATTTATAAGAAAAATCAACTTTAGCATTACCCTCTAGATCCAACGATTCTGAGATACCGACTAAAGAAGAATTTTCAACTGAAAATATTTTAGCGTCTGAGCTATCGCAATTAGAAAGAAAAATTTCAGTTATTCCTTTAGATAGCACGGGGACTTCAGACATTCCAGTGAGAACAGTTTTAAGAACTGAAAAATTCAAATCTCCGACAATTGGAAACTCTGGATACCTAAACTTGGGAATCTTTTTGCCTAAAACTGCGGTAGATTTGCGACTTATAGGAAGAGTTAGTGTGAAGGACTGAATTGAAAAGTCTGTTTGATTCGTGATTCCTTCTCCGTAGTTGGCTATTTGGATTTTACTTGGGATAAATGGGGCAACCGAATCGCTGGTCTGAGAAGAATAAGTAAGTGCTCCAGTAGAACTCCATCTTTGTGAATTCGCTTCATAAGAAACAGATCCATTCACTAATTCTCCCACACCCGCCGAAATCTCATAAGAAGTAAGATAAGCTCCACTAATGGTTTCTGTCCCAAGCAAATCTTTCGCTTCGATATTAAATTTCTCAATAGAAACGACGCTGCCAGTCTTTATGTCAAAAAAGGGATCAGTCGTGCCGATTCCCATGGTCCAATTAATTGTGGCTTCGATTTTTGGCGCGTCTTTTGTGATACGATCATTCACATACAAAGTCCCCAGCCTAATAATATCATCCGCTTGTGGATCTTTTGAAAAATCAAATTGGGATGCGCCAGTTAGACGTATCCCGTTGATTGAGATCTGAGTGTCGCTTGAATGAATACGAGGAATCACAACAAGGTTTACACCTTTTACCCTCGATTGATTCGCCCCTTCCGAAGAAAGAGGCGGGGTGGGTTTCCTCGCCTCTTAGATCAGGATTGGCTCACCATTAAAGAGAATCGAATCTCCGTTGTATAGCAAGCCCTCTTCTTCTTCAGGGGTTAGGAGAAAGAACCTGTTGACGAACCAGACATAAAGAGGCCCGCGCTTGTGGTGTTCGCACCAGCGATCTGAGCAGAGAATGTAAGGTCAACAGTTTCATTATCATCCAAGCCGATGCTGAAGTTTTGACTGTCAAGAACAGCGTTCTTTAGAAGATAATGAACTTTATTAGCAGTTCCACCGCAACGGTCAGTTACCTGAATTGCGATATCGACACCCGCGCTGGCTGTGCAACCAGTCAGAACGGTTTGAAGTGTTCCTTCTTTGAAGTCGTCAACAATACCGTTGATAGAGCAGGTAACGTTAATTGGGAACTCAAGAGGCTTCGCGTATGGAAGCTCAGAACCGAGTCTTTCGATAGCTTGACGAGAGAGCGGAACTTCGACGCTTGCGCTTTGAATGTGGATACCAGAAAAGTTCGCTCCGCCCATGTCGATATTAGAACTAAAGCTAACGGCAACGTCACCAGCTTTGAGAACATCAACAGAGCTATCTCCAGTGCTAGGCTGAGGAAGAGTGAATGTCCCTGCAAGAGATTCGGCGGTCTGACGATTTACAGCGGGGTTTTTACCAGTAGAACCAGTATAGAAAATGATGTTGCCGCATTCAAGTTCAACGTCGGCGCGAGGAATTTCTCCAACAGCAAAGTTGGCGGTATAGTTCGAAAGAGTCGCATTACCGAATCCGATGGTGGAGTGATTGGCGCGTTGGCTTGCGAAGTTAGCATCGAATGCATCAATACCTTCGGCAGTCGTTACAACATAGATATTCTTTTCTTTCTTATTTACGTCTTCAGACAGAACACCAGAAATGAACTGACTCACACCTCCGAAAGGAGTCGAAGCGATACCCTTAATATTAAACCCAAGATGTCCTTCATTTTCGCCGTCTGTCAGGTAATAACCAAAAGAAAGAGTAGGAGTAAGCTCGGACGCACGCACGGTAGCAATACGAGCAAGCTGACCAAATTCACGAACGTCTTGTCGAGCGCCAGCGAGGTCGATATCGAAAGAAAGGGTGTCGATTCTGTGAAGTTGTGCGGGAGTAGTTACACTGCCTGTAGGAGAAGCATAAACGGCTTTGGACTGGGAAATGATGCGGGTTCTAGGCATAAGTTTAAGTTATTTTCTGTCTTTACACAATTTTAAAGTCTTGGGAAGCGGTGGGTGGACAAATCAAAGTCTAGAAACCCAATTGAAAAGTTTTTACCCAAGTTTTTGCGCATATCTGGATTTACGATTTTAGAGTCGATGACTTTTTCGATATATGATTTATTGCTATGTTCTTGTGGCTGGGAGGCTTTTAAGACCGCGTAATTATACGGGAAGCTCTTTATAGAATTAAACTTCCCATAAGGGAAATCCTCATAAGGGATATGAGTAACGCATTTTCTGGCCGAGTCTCTGAAATAAGAAAGAACAGCATCCAGAAGATAATTATCCTTCGTCAAGACGGCCACTCTTATTCTTGTTTTCGTATCTTCTTCGCCGCCAAAGCAAAATTCTTTATTTTCTCCATTGGCTAAAGAAATGAAACAAGCAGGCAAAAAGTAAGTCTTTTCGTCAAGTTTGTCGTCTTTGCCATACCAATAAGGTTTGGCCTGTCCTACTTCACGAAAGTCGCCGTGGACAATTAACTGTTCATCGTCATCGTTCGAAATGTAGGTATTAATTTCTTTAACGGTGGAATTTGCTGTGATGGTCAAGCTCGCGCCAGAAGCTTTAGGCAAAATGATTCGTCCATTTGTATAGTCCACAAACACTCCAGACGCGGAACCAGTCACAAATGACCCCCCTACAAAAATACCAGAATTCGGAACATCAACGCTTTGCTCTGCAACTAATTGCCTATACGCCCCTTGATAAGCATAATAATTAGAAGGAATATCGGGCGCGGAGACTCTTTTGAACTCGTTAGATAAGCCAGTAATATAAGCTTTTGAGCGAGAACTCAATAACTCATTCTCAAACCAAAGATAAAAGCTCGAAAGTAAAATATGATCAAACTGCGATTTCATCTACGAATCCTTTCTCTAAAGTCGTTTAGCATTTGTGAAATATATGAAACGTTTTGGAATTTGCTGCTGACGATTTTGGCTTTAGATTGGATACCTGTTGTAGAACGCAAATTTGAGCCTTTAAATCCCTCTTCGGAATACATATATTGACCCAAACCAGAAACGCCCTTTTCCACGCCGTCAACCCAGCTTCTGCCAGCAAGCCAGTCAAAATGAGTTACATTGAAAATTTCTTCTTTGGATGGGGCATTCTGCAAGTAAATTTCAAATCTCCCTTGAACACCCTTACGAACGGCTGAAACATCGATTTGTCTTTGGAGGATATCATAGATTGGACCCGTAGGATCGCTGCTATATTCAAACCCAAAAAATGAAAACAAATTACCATATCCCCCCAAAAGCCCAGAACTATTCGAAGCCAGCGGCCCCGAATTAATTTCTTTAGTGACTGGATGTTGAGTGAAGTCTTTGATTAGTTGTTTCTGCGCTCTAATTATTTTCGGAGTGACGAATTCAGTAACCCTTTGTGTCATGCTCGGGCGTTTACTCAATACAATTTCCTTCATAAGTTGCCTGCTGTTCACAGACACCTTAACAGGCTTGACTTTCAAAAACTTAGTTTTCACGGCGTAAAAAGATTGAGTAATACTGAGTGCCGAACGGACCAACTACTTTGGCGTCCCCATCTACAGAATAAAGGACATCATCGACTTCAATTTTGGCCGCAGTCAATAGAGATTCATAAGTAGCGTCATCCACCTTCAATCGGATTGTTCCTTGAGAAAATGGAATATTGGCTTGTGATCTAAATTGATCGCCTTCTTGTTTGGGATTTTCGGGATAGTAAACGCGAGCTTGTCCAGTTGTTTTAACTAAAGTGGTGTTATATGGACTTTCAGAGCCGTCCAAATCTCGGCCATATAGAGAATTATAATCAGAGTCTTCGGCGTCTTCTTTTTGCTCGGTGTAAATGTAAATATCTCTCGCGAAAGTATCGTGCAATCGCGAAAAGGCTTCATTTACGGTGGCTTTTTGGGCCGCTGATAGAAGAGAAGACATTAAGAAGGAACTTCAGTATAATAATAATTGCCGTCGTCGCCAGCGACTTGAACAGGAGAAGCTTTGTTCATATTGTATTGATAGACCAACTGATCCAATTCTTCCTTTTCAGAATTAGCTAGGTCACTAAGGCTTTTGGAAATTGAATTTTTACTGACCCTTTGGATCGAGGAATCTCCCTCTTTAATAGAAGTCCAGTCGTCCACAGCGGAAGAACTGTCGCTCCAAACAACTCCTTTAAGAACTTCTCGGGCGGCTTTTTTATAATAGTGAATTGTATAAAGCTTCGAAAAGATAGATTCTTCGGATGGACTCAGACCTGTAGGAGCAATATTCCCATCGTCAGCAATATAAAAACACTCATGGGTGATAGAATTCAATTCTCCTAAATTCGTTTCGAGCCAGCCCGAAACATAGGAAATAGGAAAACGAGCAACGTCTTCCTTGAAGTTATATTTTACTATGGAATAAGCTAAATTACCGAAATCGTTCATAAGAAAAGAAGTTTCTTCTTCTCTTAACTACACCTTTTTCGACAAAACCAGAACTTAACTCTGGAAGAGCTTCTTCGCAGCTTCGTAATTAGGAGAAGACTCGTCAATTACTGGACGATGAGCGGAGGCAATACCATAATCATGCTTCTTGACAAACGTATCAAAAGAGTTCTTTAAAAGCCTCTTTAATTCATGGCCATTACGAGAAGGAGGAACGCCGACTCTCATCGCTAGATTTTGCAAGTCCGTAGTCGTCATTTCACCGATTCGCTCTGCGAAAATTTGGCGGTTCATGGTTCCATAAGGATTGGCCTCTTTGATGCCAAACAAAGCTTCGAGGGCCTTCAACTCTTTAATTGTTTTGGAGTCGCGGTCTTTGCCGTCTGCAAATTCGAATTCTTCCAGAGTAGAGGTATCGAGTTCTTTTGAGGCGTCGGATTCTTTAAGTTCTTTTTCTTTGGCGAGATATAAAGCGGGGTCAATCATAATTAATTATCTGATCTTTTTAGAAAAAATCAACAAAAAGGGGCCGACCCCTTTCGGAGCGGCCCCAATTCGAGGGGTTAGAGATTACACAAACAAGCCGACCAGAGCGCGGTCATCGATGATCATGCGGCCTTCGTCAAGCTTGCCGTAGTATCCAATCTTACTTTGGCGACCAACGAATTGGTCATCCACCATGAGGCTGAATTCTGAGGGGCTATCTTCGCCTTGCATAACAGGGCGGATAAGGGCATCGCGTGAGCGATCAACACCGATCAAAATTTCGTCGTCAGCAACAGCCCAACCAGAGAGCGACACGCTGTTTGCAGCGCGAACGGCTTCGAAAATAAGGTTGAAACGTTGGCCGATACCGAGTTCGAGCACTTCCACAATATTGATGCCGTAGAAGGCTGGAAGGCCAGCGGCATTGTAGAGGGACATGCGGAGAGCTTCTGGTGCCGCAATCGAATCTTTCGTAGCGGAACCGTAAGGAGCCTCTGCGGTGTTGATTGGATTGTAGGCCATAGCGCGAAGCTCTTGAACCATTTCGGGGGACACCATCAGGTCAGTAATACCAACTTTCGAGCCACCAACAGGAGTGCCGTTGGAGAACGAAGCGTTGATACGCTTACTGAGAGTGATTAGGCGGTTAAAGTCATGAAGAACGAAACGTCCAGCGGTAGTCGCGGGGATGATGTGGTTGCCCTTTGCTTTAGATCCACCAGCGGCAGAAATAGTTTGGGCGTTCACAAGAGCCGAAGCGATAACGTTGAAGGAAGTCTTCTCTTGCTTCATCAGGATTTCCTGAGCCATACGAGTGAAGGTCTTGCCAACCACATCGAGACGAGAACGGCGAGCATACTTCTTGTCGAAGGCAAGCGCGGAGTCAAGGTTGTAGGTTGTGAACTTCAGTTCGTTGTGAGCAGGGAAGACTTGGCTATAAGGAAGACCACCAGCGACTTGCTGAGAGTAAACCGTAATAAAGTCTTCATCCGTGATGTCATGGAACAAGTCCAAAGGAAGGGAAGGATTGTCATCCTCATTGAATGTCATCGATGAGAAGATGTTGCTAACGGTTGGGGCGTTATTAACAACTTCGTTGATGACTGGTCCCATGAGAGTCGCTACAGCAGCTTGCGCTTCGTAGGCTTCATCCCGATTGTTGCTTCCCATGGCTTTCACCAAGGCAACTTGCTCGTCTGTCTTTTTAAGGGTAATTTTCATCAGTTAGAATATTAGAGTTCGAGTTTCAGAAGAGCGTAGGCACCTTCAAAAGCGTCCGTATCGGATACCGAAGCGCGGCTTCCAGTAGCGATCCATTTACCGACCGAATACTCTTTCTGAGTAGCGGAAGGAGAAGCAACACCAGTGAGCATGCCGTCTGCGACAGGGATAGCGTAAGAGTTAATTGCAGGGGCAACACCACCAGCAAGACCATTCACGTTAAACATGAACAGGCCGCGAGTTACAACAGGCACAGCCTCACCAGAGACAACACACTGAAGTTCGTCCTTTTTCTGAGGATAGAAAAGCAGATTTTCTCCGTTTTCGTCAACTGTGCGAATGTCGCGCAGCATGATTCCAAGCGGGCGCTGGCCAGTGGTCGTAACCTTGGTAAGCTTGAGAGGAATTTGTGGGTAATACGAGGAAGCGTGACCCATTTGATTGGTGAAACCGTAACTCGTATATTCAACTGTTTCCTTGTTCAAGTCAGCTTCGCTAACTCGGACGAGTGAACCAGCCTGACCAGTAGCAGCATCGAGAGCATACATGTTGATAACATCTTGCTCTGAATACTGGCGAAATGGAAGCAGTCGTGTGATTGTGTTTGCCATAGTGTTGTATTATTGAGATTATTAGTTGGTTACTTCGACCGAGAAATTCTTGCGGAGTTTATCGAGCAAAGATTCTTTTTTGCTGGTGTCTTCGCCGCCGTTAGGAATGGATTCCTTACCTTCGGCTTCGAGGTCCAGTTCGTCTTCGCCTTTTTCATCTTCCTTAGCCGAAGCGTTTGATTGAAGGCGCTTGGCGACTTCTTCTTCGATCTTCAGTTTGACGGCTTCTTCTTGAGAGGCGATGGCGGTTTTAAGTTTGTGGGAGAAAAGAACAGAGAGTTTCGATTTGAATGCGTCAAAGGCAGAATCAGTTGCTTCGACAGTCTTCAGATCATTAACAACAAGAGCGAGTTCGGCTTCAGCAAAATCATATTCGCTTTGAATGAAGTTCATTCGGGCGTTGAAAAGAGCGGCAGCGGCTTGAATCTCAGACTCCTGCTTGAGAGCGTCCAGTTCGGACTTGACAGTATCGAAAGAAGTTTGAAGGGTTTTAAGGCTTTCCTTGGAGGCGATGGCTTCTTGCTTTTCAGCTTCAACCTTGGCTTCCCAAACTTTGCTATACTCTTGGAGAGTGTCTTTCATTACCAAGCCAATAGATTTGGCGGTCGATTCTTCAGATGTAAACGAGGCAACACTCGTTTCGAGCTTGCTAAGAAATTGATTGAATTGTTTTTCGTCCATGGATAAGATTTCTCTAAACTTTCCAATCCTTACAATGTTTTTAGCAATTAGGGAATTTTTTTGTAAAAGTTTTTTATTTTTTTCTTCAGAAGACTCGATCTCTTCTACTTCTGAATCTTCTGATAGTTTATCTTCAACGACAAAAACTCCCTCAACTTTAGCGGCGGGCGCATAAGTCAAGCCAGCGCCGAGAGGAAGAATCTCACCGACAATAATTCGACCTACTGGTTTGCCGTTCTTATCAACGCCTTTTCCTTTATATGCTTTTAGACACTTCTTCGCGGCCAAAGCTTCTTTTTCTTCTGTGATAACAGAGGCTTCAGATACAAGAGAATCTGATTTTGGAATATTGGCCATCTTGAATTTCTTAAAGCCGACCTCCCAAGAGGTAGATATACTCTTGTAATCATCACTTTCTTCATTGCTCGCATTTACAATCGCCCCAGCAAGCTTCGGGAAAATATGACGATAAATTACTCCAGCAGCAGTGATATAAAAAGGCTTTGTCTCTCCAATAAAAGACTCAATATCATTATCTTGGAATTCTCCTTCGTTATAAGAAAATGAAGCATTAAGAATATGACCTACGATTTGGTCTTTCTTATGCTCGACGTTAATCGGCTTATTCGTAAAAAACTTTACAGCGGCGGCTGCCGTCTCAGCGTCAATTCCATCGCCGTTTTTGTTAAACTGGTTGACAACAGCAAGGTTAAAAACTACAGGAAGAAGGTCTATATTCTTTCCTTTATCGAAATCTTCTGGAAATAAAGACTGAATGTTTTCTTCAATAGAGGCTTGAGAAGTCCCATATTGAGCCAAAACGTCATTACTGGCCGCGACCACATAACCATCAAAGCTGGCAGTCAGTATATCTAATTCATCCATTCTGGATTTTGTTACACTGAAATTTGATTTGAGTGATATAAAATTGCAGCGGCCAAATCATCAAGCTGGTGGCGTTCTCCAATTTCCAGAACCTCGGCAGACGGAAGTTTGTCGGCTAGAGAAGTAAAATCTTCTACAGCCAATTTCAATTCAGAGTCCCAGTTCTCCATTTTAGAAGAAGCTATAATCGTCTCACAGACTTTGGACACGACTTCTTTCTTAGATTCTGTCAATTCTTCCAATCCATATTTAACGCCGAATTCTCTAAAAGCTCTCAATTCGAACTCATTAATAGCCTTGACGGCCAAGCTAATCTTTTTGGCCGAATATTGTTCGGCATTGGAAGTTCCCATGGGACGCCCGCCCGAAGGACCAGAAGAAGTTGCCCCCTTCTTTTTTGTCGCCTGTGGTTTTTTTGCACCAGCTTTAGGGGTTCCAGCAGTTGGCTTGTTTTCTGCGGCTTTCTTGGCGATCTTTTGGTTTTCAAGAGCAAGATCGTTATCGAATTCTTGTTGATCTTCGTCGGCTTCTTGTGTTTGAATTTGGATGCTATTAACAAGAGGGGTATAATAACCTTCTTCGCGCTCTTCTCTAAACTTCTCTTGAGCAGCAAGTAAATCTTCTCCTTGCGGGAATAGCCCAGTGTTGATAACTTTGAGTCCTTGTTCAGGAGTGAGAATGCCAAGCTCCATCATACGAATAACGAGCTTCTGCAAGTCTGAGTCATCCAGAGTGTCTGTTTTTACAAACTTGGCTTGTGGAACGTTCTTCATTCCCAAAGATAGGCAAATTCTTTTAATTTCTGGTTGAAGGAAGTCGCTTAAAAACAATTCTCGGGCCTCTTCAAGCCGTTGCATGAAGATTTTGAGTTTTAGCTGCGTGTCTGAATACTTCGACTCTCCAAGAAGAACATTTTGCAGGCCCTCATTGATGTCTTTATTGAGAATTTCATACTTCTCCTTGCCCATTACTTTTTTCAAGTCTGGGATAATGAACTCTGCTGTAGTTGTATAATCAGCGACAAGAACTCGTCCCACACTTTGATTCTTGAAGATGTTTTGCATGGCCGTCATGTTGGCGGCATTGATACCCCCTTTATCTGGCTCCGCGCCCATAGTGACAAGAAGAACTACGTTTTCGATAGTTCTAGCAATTGCTTGGTCGATCTTTTTAAGCTCTAGCTTTTTATTAACATCGTCCAATACAGGAAAAATCATTGGGACAGCAAAAGGTTCGTAGTCTTGCTTTTTATAGAAGACAGCATGAAGTTTATCTTGCTTGAGAGGGAAATGAACTGTCGTCCCAATGCCGACGCCTTTACTGATCTTTGTTTTCAGTTCTTCAGGAAGAGACTCAAACATTTCCCTCTCTTGGTCGTTTGACGGCTTTCTAAGTCGGGCGATCTCATAAGAAGTCAACACCTTAACATATTCATTCTCAAAAAACGACATTGTTGACTTAGAAGCAATGTCTGTTGGATTCAGAAGAAGATATTTAATTGGGATGCCCGCTTTGGTCGTGGCTCCATAAGTTTCAATCATCTTTTTAGAAGAACCAGACTTAAGCTTTCCATCAAAGCGATAGAAAAAGACGTTGCCAGAGCGGTAATATTCACGAAAATGCTGTTTTTTCAAATTGTGAAGACTAATTCTTTTAAACCATGCATTAATTAGCTTCTTGGATGCCGCAGATCCTCCTTCGAGATAAATTTCTGAATCAGCAAATTCCGACATCAAATCGACAGTAGAGCGACAAACTGGAACGTTGAAACAAGCCTTTTGACAGAGTTCAATCGTGTCTTTTACGTCAACAGAATCGGCGGAATAATGAAACGGCAAAAGTCCGTCAGAGATATTTTTATATCTATCTTTGGCAGGGCTTTTGTGAATTTTGTTGCTGCGAGATGCTGTCTGAGAGGAAGAAGTTGAAGCGACAGATTCATAAAAGCTCTCGCCAATGAACTCTGGGGCACTAGAATTTGAAGCATTGATCGACTTGTAAAAATCCTCAACGGAAGCAGGCTCATTCTTTTTTGAAATGCTTTTCCAATAGTCTGACCTTTTTTGGTAACTTCTTTTGCCGTCGCTCATATCCTTCTCTTACACACAAAGTCTCAAAAGTTACTTTCAAAGTTAGATTGTAAAAGGGGTAAATGTCGCGCTAGGAGGTTTGGCCGCTTCCACTTTACCCATATCAAAGAGAATCTTGTTAAACCAATTACCCAAAACCAACGCCGAATAACTATCCTTGCGGGCGCGATTGGGGCCTGTTTGGCGTTTTAGATTTTGAGGAAGTTGGAAAGACTGACTTCCTTGAGGGTTGGAAACTACTTCAATGTTGGCGCATTCTGATTTCGTCAGTTCAATAATTGTCTTTTGGTGGTCAATGAAATCAATTTTCATAGACTCTGGACTTTGTTTCTGAAGACCAAGATCATATTTAAGTTGTTCGATTGGTATGTGCTTTTTGCGTTGTTCAAGGAAGTCATCGTCAACAGCGCGTGCTGCAAAAAGAATTCTTCTGTGGTCAATTGCTGCTTGAAGCTGTTCGTTCCCAATTCGAATCCAATTTGAAGACGGTTTACGCAAGAAGCAATACTTTCGAGCCGTAATATCATATTTTTCCTTCATCAGGAGAAGTTCATCGTGATATTCTTCTGGGTTATCAAATCCGACTTCTTCAATACAGTGGATGTGGATTCCAGCCTTCTTGAACATTTCACTTTCGTTACAAGAGGCTATAAATTGAACGCCTCCGTTATAGTCTCCGCAGATTCCGACGATATTAAAAGACTGGAGAAGATATAGGAAATATCTCATGTGTTCTTTTAAGTCAACGCCTGCGATTGCATAACTATGGAGAAGGACTGATTTTTGCTCCTCGCGCATTAGCTTAAAGACATGCATTGCGAAATGGTCAGCGGAGCTATTCCCTGCCCAGTTGGGGTCGAATGCTATGGTATATTCGTCGGCGGGGTTCCCCGCGATTTCAACAGTTGGTTTTTCACCATCTGGGATCGTGCAAGCCGCCATTTTTGAAAGTCTGTAATAGCCATCCGACTCATCAACGAATTGTGCGCCGAATTCTCGGGCAAATTGCATTTCTGACATCGTGGCCTTGGCTTGTTTGAGGAGGGGGGCGTCATAAAGTGTCTTGGGTGCGCAGTCATAGGACAACTGCATAATCAGTCTGTAAGCGTTATCTGGCAGATCAGCGTCTCCGTCCTCGTCGTCATCCTGCGAAGCGTCCTCACCGAAAATAAGAGCTTCATACTTCTTATACAGCTTATACATGTATTCGAATTTGAAGCTTGGAGAAGAAAGAATGATTAGCTTGTTGTTGGGCCAGATATATCTGTCCTCTGGCTTCATTAAGCCTTTGTTAATAAGCTCGTCTTCCAGTTTGTAGAGTTCTTCGCGTTCGGTTGGGTTTTCAATAACACCAAGGAATGGCAAAATAACTTCAGTAAAGATTTTTTCAGGAATTGTAATGAACTCGTCTAGAACAATTCGATTAAATCGAAATCCACGAAGACGTTCGCCGTTGGCTAGAGGGAGAGCAATGGCTTGACTATTACCAAGTTTCAAAGTCCACATGTCTGTTCCTTTTTGGAGCGTAAAGCCACAGTCTTTTGCTAGTTTAGCATCTGGTTTCGAAAGAATGTCTTCGATCTTTAAAAAGATCATCTTAGATTGCCGAAACGATCCCGCAATAACCCCGATATTGGCTTTAGGACTTAACAAGCACTCTAATAGAATATAAATGGCCGTGCTGAAGGTTTTAGACAATCCCCGCGAGAATACAAACATACTATAATCGCTGATCATCATGCCTTTGATCGCCATCGCTTGGAAGGGGAAGAGTTTAACCCCCAAAAACAAATCTGAAGAATAAGAAACATTATTGCGGAGGAATTTATAAAGCCAATACTTAGCCTCTTCTTCCGTAAGATGCTTGCCGTCGAACTGCTTCAAATCTTCGTTCAATTGTCTTGACGAATATTGAACTCTATCTGGCTGTTTATCTCCCTTGTTCCAACTCATTAATACGTTTTTCTAAAAAATAATTCAAATCCACATTCCAAAGTTCTTTACCGTAATAGAGAATCTTTGGAATAATCTTTTTCATCCCCGCTCGATTATAAGCAAAGATAAATTGCAAATTTTGAGGGTATTCGGTCATTAACGCCCGAACATTGTGCCACGCAAATTCCAAGTTACTTTTGAACTTGGATCTCCTGTTGTCTTCTTCGATTTTGGCAGGGCTAGACTCAACCACAACGAACATATAAGAGCCAAAAGCTTTGCAACGTTCCATTTCGCGGCGGAAACGATCCACCCCCATACCAAAAGTGCCTCGAAAATCATCTTGCGATTTGCGGTCGATAAAAGTTTTAGAATAGTATTTTTCATTGGTTGTATAGTCTCCGAAGTCTAGTTTTTGGCTAATGGAGTTCTTGAATATAATAGGGTTTTGTTCGCGTGTATCAATAAGAATCGGAATATCAGGTTCAAATTCCCAAAAATCTTTTGGCAAGTTCTTCGAGAAGAAATTGTTTAATCCTACCTCAGATAAGAACTCATAATATGAACCAAATAGGGCCTTTATGTCTGATATATCGGCCATTCTTGACGACGTATAAAAAAGATTTGGCGGGCTTTCTGTTATCCCCTTTTCATTGAATCTTTCTTTTGCTTTAGACAATACGTAAGATTTTGCCGTCTCACGCGAGGTTGTTCTAAGCCAAGATTTATAGTTGTCATAAGACAAGAAATCCGATTCTTGATATTTCGCGTAATTTATGAATGGAAGAGTCTCTCCAGAAAACAAATCTTTCTTTCCATAATGGCGAATATAATAATCGCCTACGCAAGTTTCGTGCGCCTTAATATGAGCGTGGAGACTCTTTAAGGTATCGAAAGATTGGCCGCATTCCTTGCATACGTTCATAGAAGCTCCCTCTTTGAAATTCCCAGAATCCGAGCCTTGAAGTCGTCCATAGATTCAAGCCTGTCAGCTTCTTCTTCGACCAGTCGGTTTTGCATTTCTGCCATCATAACCATACGGCCACGTTCTTCAGCATCTTGGAATGCTTGCACTAGAGCCAAAATATTTGATGTTTGTTGCCCCTGTTCTTTCAAGCGGTTCGAACGAGAGCCATTCAAGTCCTTCGTCATTGTTTCAATACGCTTTTCGCATTGATTCAATTCTTCGCTTGTCGCTTTGATGATTTCTGTTAAACGGAGCGTAATATCGCGTTCGTCATCAGAATCGTCGAGAAGAGCATTCAGCTTATCAAGGCGGGCTTGGATATGCTGTTGTCTAATGTAATTTGCGCATACCGTGACGTAGTTGTTCAACTCATCAATAGTTAAGTCTGGCTTGTCCCAAATGGCACGCACGAATTCTGCCTCGAATAATTCTCTATCTCCTACTTTGTTATAGTTATTGATAAATTGATTGAAGCGGGGAGACTGAAGATAAATCAAAAGCTTTTCGCAGTTTCTTTTTACTTTTGTTGGGCAGGTTACTTCGTCAAAGTTAGAGCCTGTAAAATCATTTACTTTTTTGATCGCCCGCGAGAGAGCTTTTGGGGGTGTCCAAGTGTCTGTTGCTAGAGCGGTCTTTGCATCGACAACATCTGGCCGATACCTTTTCAGGAAATCTTCTACCACCCTATGTTTCATGGTGAGTGGGCCGATTTCAAGATCTTTGAATACTAATCGAGCAACCTCCAAAGCATTCATCCCTGCTTCGATATTGTTGCCCATCATGAATTTCTTTTGTTCGGCAGTCAGTTCAATGTGTTCGACTTTATCGAATTGTGAAGTTTTAGGCTTCGCTCCTTGTTCGGCCAAGAATTTTCTAGTCGCTAAACCTTGGGCTGAACGGCCATCAAGTTTGTCATCCTCAAAGACAGCGCGAACAATTGCCATCAAATTGGGATTCTTCTTGAATTCCTCAATGATTCTGTTTTTATGCTCTAACGTAAGCTGGAAATCAATTGTTTTTCTCATAGGATGTCGTTCTCATTGATTGCCAAAACAGCCATATCATAAAATCTTTTTTTCAAATTGGCGAGCTGTTTGTAGCGAGGCGTTTTACGCTTCGAAGAATCGGGTTTGAATTTGTAAAAATCGGCCACCTCTTGATCGGTCCAGCCCTGCATAAACAATTTTTGATAAATTTGCTTGTGGCGGCCAGTTAATTGGGATAGCATTATATCGTGCAATCTCTTAGAAGACTGGTCATAATTAAAGTTGTCGTTAATATGGGTTTCCCCTAAGAATACGCCGTCTTCCATTGGTAAAGGAAGCTTGAGGTTATAAGCCTTCTCTTTTTTCTTTTTCCACTTGGCGAAAATTGCGCATTCTTCATCCTGCACTCCGCTCTTAGTCAAAAGGCAACCATCGCCTCCCGCGTAATGTGGGCATTTAAGACAGGGTTTGGCAAAGTTGGTATAGTGGTTTCTTACCAAGTTCATCATTTGATGAGAAATCAACATAGAGGCCCAAGGTTTGAACGCTCGGTTCTGATCCCAAAGATGCCACTTATTAACAACATGCAAGCGGATGATCTGACAAACATCATCATAATCCATCCAAGCGATAGCGTTCAATTGCCACTTCGCCCGATAACGGCAGAGCAATTCATCAAGCTCGCCAATCTTATCTTCAAACTTGAATTCCATATTACTCGCCCACCTCCCGAGAATGGACAACAGGAGAGCACTCTTGTTTGATTTGCGTTAAAATACTTGCCGCATCTCCTCCAGAATACGCGGGCCTGCGTGTTCTCTCGGAAGGCGCGGGATTTGACCACAAATCATTTAAACTCACCTTACCTCCATAAGATTCAAAAGAGATTTGCTTGCGCATCGCTTCGATATCAATAGAGTCAACATCCAATTCCCGTTCTTCTTCTTCGGGTTCTTGATAAGGGGTTTTTTTGGCAGGTTTTGAGGAACCTAAAGACGTATTGAAAGGATTGCCACAACTCGGGCAAAACTTAGGCTTATTTATTTCGAAGCTGGCTTTGCCGCCACAGTTCATGCAGAATTCGTGATTCATGTTAGGAATTTTCGTGTAGCGGATTGTAGCTACACGTAATTCTATTACACGAATTAAAAAAATTCTACAATTTTAAAGATTTTAGGCTATTCTTCTCCCTTTACTTTTTTCATAATGAAGCGAAGAAGTTCCGACCTCATGACATCCATTTTATTTTGGAGTTCGAAGGTATAAACGTGGTTCTCTTTGGATTCGTCGTCACTGAAAAGATCAAAGATCTCCTTGAACCCTGAATCTTTCAGGTCTTTTTGAAAGTTGTCGCCAACTAGAAAAACATAGCTAAAATTGCCGACCCGAGAAAGGGCGAGCATGATATCTTCTTTGGTCATGCAACTTGCTTCATCAATGATGATTCCATAACAGTTGTAAGAAGTTCCTCGAAGAAGAGCAATGGGCTGACTCTCGACAGTTCCATCTTTGATTAACTTATCAACTTGTTCTTTAGGAAGAAGCTCATCTAGTTTTTGTTGAAATGGAAGCATATATGGACTAAGGCGAGTTTCGAGGTCGCCGCCGAGCCAGCCGAGCGTCCCTGTGCCACTTTGGACAATGTTTCTGATATAAAGAATATTTGAGATTTTCTTTTGCTTGAGAAGTTGAAGGCAGGTATTAATGGCAATAAGTGTTTTTCCTGAACCCCAGATGCCGTCCACCATTGTAAGTCTAGATTTCTTAACTAGAACAGAATCAATAATTTCTTTTTGCCGCTCGGTCCAAGGGAACTCTCGGATATTCAAATCAAAGCTAATTTTTGGATTCTGGTGGACATGGAGGGAAGTGTCCTTTTTAAACGCCGACTTTTTTGCCTTTTTGGGGCGGGTTGGGGTGGTCATCTGGTTTATTTTACACGATTCTGTAAAATTTTCTTGACTTCTGAAGAAGAATTCTTATTTTAAAGCCGTGAATAGAGTTATTAAATTCCGCTGTTGGGACAAAGAAGAAAAATTTATGAATGAAACTCTGGCGGGGATTGTGCTCGCAGCCATGCACGGCGATGGAGATCCACTGTCTGACGAAGAAAAGGAAAGATTTGTTTTACAGCAATTTACTGGTCTTCTCGATAAAAATGGAAAAGAGATTTATGAAGGAGACATTCTGAAAGAACAAGATTCGGGATGCGGATGTTTTCTTGGTCCAGTCGTTTGGGATAATAATTTCGGAAGTTGGGCGTGGGATAAAAATGATTCTATTTTCGATTATGCCGACGAATCTTCTCAAGTTGAGATGGAAATTATTGGAAACGTCTTCCAAAACCCCGAACTCCTAGAAAAGTGTAAAAATTAACATGATCAAACCTCTCTCCGAAAATAAAGTATCCATCTGCTGCTCGGGCAACTGCCCTCAAGTCTCATACGAAGAAGGATTCATTAAAATCGTTGACGACTTCGGCGGGGAAATCAAAGTTTCTGTCGAGCAGGCCGAATTCTTGACTGAAGCAGCGAAACAATGCCAGAGCTAATTTTCACTCTTCTTTTCTTCGGCGGGGTTAATTTTGTGCTCCGCTATGGCTCCATTTTAAATGGGCCAAGAAATTTCCTGTCACGATTAGAATTCTTCAAAAAACTCTTTAACTGTTCTCTTTGTTTGAGGTGGCATGTGGGATTTTGGCTTTCGCTTCTTATGGGAGAAGGAATTTGGCCGTCTTTGCAGTGGGCTTTTGTTTCTTCGTTTTTTTGCTGGTGTGCTGATTTTTATATCATGAGCTTGAAAAAGTGGGTAGAAAAAGCTTGATCGCAAACCATTTTCTTTCTTTCCAAGAAAACTGTCGCGTCCGCATAAAGATATTTATAAAGTTTATTCATCGTTTCTTTGCCAGAAACATGTATTTCGTGCGAAATTTCACTTCTCTTGTCTTTGAATACTTTTCCATTAGAAAATGCAAGCTCTTTTTGCAGAAAAGACAAAAGCTCTTCGCATAACTTCTTATTCCCTGAAAAAGAAAACCTTAAATGTTTTTTATCCACTAAAGAAAAACATCCGTCCGCGTCAATCAGCCCTCGTATTACGTGAGGCATAATTTCTTTTGGCAATAAAGGCAAACTAGCATCGACCGTTTTATTACTGGTTAATCCTAATTTTTGCAAATCTTGACAAATCTTTTTAGAAAAAAAACGAAGGCTAGCCAAACTGTAAACTCCATTTTTCTTTTCTCTTTTTGGTTGAGAGTCTTGAACTAAAGAATTTAGCATAAGAAGATGGCCTTCGTCCTTGATAGATAAGGTAATTTTCACATTGTGGTGTTTAATGTCCACATAACCGTCTCCCAAAATAAATCCAAAAAGATAAGCTTGTTTTTCGTCCCACGATTCGGCTTTCGCAAAAAAATCGTCATTTATTGAATAATCTCTCCTTTTCTTTGGCTCTCTTCTTACAATACCATTCTTTTTCAAATATTTTAAAACGCAACTTTTGCTACAATTTACTTGACAAGAGATCTCTTTTGCCGTATATTCTCCCGTCAGATACAAACTAATCATTTCACTAATTACTGACTCGTCTATTTTTTTATTATTGAATCCCATACAACCACTTACACGCAAAAATGAATTTTTACGAAAAATATATTACGAGCCTAAATAAAAACGAAGTTTTCCAATTCGGCTCAAATATGCAGGGGTTCCACGGCGGCGGTTCCGCAGGATTTGCCTCATTTAATAAAGCTGGCAACCATTGGCGAGAAGAAAAATACGGCGAAAAGCCAAACGGTTGGCGAGGATGCTGGAATGTTAAAGGAGTCTCAGAGGGTTTCCAAGCAGGAACAATTGGCAAAAGTTATGCTATTCCTACCGTCTCCAATGCGGGAATGAAAAGAAGCCTGTCTCCCGAAACTATTAGTAACTCAATTCGCAGTTTTTATGCGTTTTGTAGATCTCAGCCAACTCTTAAATTCTTTGTCGCTCAAGATGCGAAGATGGGTTTAAATGGATACAGCGGAGAAGAAATGGCAAAAATGTATGCCACTGAAGAGCCTCCAAGTAATGTTTTCTTTTATAAGCCTTTTGGAGAATTAATCGAAAAACAAATAAAAAACAAATGAAAGCAATACTAGAATCAACATCAATTAACATAGGAATGGACATACACACCTTCCATCCATCGAGCTATTCTTGTGGATTTGTTTGTCCTGTCAGTAGTAAATGGAAGAATTCGTCAATTAGGGTATTTTTTGAAGATATGGATTGTCCTTTGTTCCCAGACATTCAATACGACGACGAATTTGAAATTGAAGTAACTATTAAAAGAGTCCCAAAAAACCAACCTGAAGTTAAAAATTTCAAATGAAAGACCGCGAATTTCTAATTTGGCTTCATGAGAGACTGGAACATGTCCACGGCGAAAATCATCTTCTTGATTACATGCATAAATTTCGAGCCGTGATTTCAACCATTCCAGAAGAACAAGAAACAAATTCATATCTTGGTAAAAATTCTTTAGAAGAACTAATGAAAGAATTCGAATGAGCGTAGAAGACGAAAAAACTCACAAATGCTACAAATGCGGCCAAACATTAAAACTTGGACACTCTCAATACCATGACAAGGACTATTGTAGAAAATATCCTTACGACGAATATACTAATCTAATGAACGATTGGCCAGCGAGCGAATATACGCCAGAAGAGAAGTTAAAGCTTGGATTGATTCAAGAAGAACCTTCTTGGCAAAAAACAAATTCGAAAGAATTTATGCAAGAATATATCTGTTTTCCTTCAGACGAAGGAATCGTTACTCATCCAGTTTTTGGAAGCGCAACATATATTCCGACAAAGTTTCAAATTGACGAATCTTTAATTGATGATGCTCTGAGGGTATGTTTCTGTCTTTTGGATTGTATCGAAGAAGAGATTGACAGAATCCCAGAAAACGGTTACACTTCAAAACTCCTGAGACAAACAATGCTACTAGAAAAAAAATTGGCCGAAGAAACTCAGAGAAAATTAAAGGAACTTTTGGGTGAGGAAATAAAATCATGAACTTTTTTATCCTATGGACTGCTTTTGGGCAGTATGAATGGGTCGAAAATTGGCCCGAAGAAGAAGGCTCGCAGGGATATGCTTGGGGGCATGAAAATTATGGGAAAAGCAATTACATAATCATCCATGCTTTTCAATATCCAAAAGAATACTCTCAAACCCCAGAAGACAAACTACTAGATTCTATTTTTGGAAAATGAAATATTATGCTGGGATAGGAAGTCGGGCCTGCCCTCCCGACATAATGGACTTTATGAAAAAGATCGCGGCTCTTCTTGAAGAGAGCGGCTGGACTCTTAGATCGGGCGCGGCAGATGGCGCGGATTCGGCTTTTGCTTCTGGAGTAAAAAAGAGGGCTGAAATTTGGATTCCTTGGAATAACTTCGGGGAGCCTCATAACCCTAATCATACTTACAGGGTAATCAGCAGCAACGACAAAAAGGCTTTCGAATCTGTCAATCAATTTCATCCCAACGGCCCAAACTTGTCACAAGCCGCAAGAAAACTGATGGCTCGTAATTACCGCCAAATCGTAAGCACGACTATCGAAGATGGCAATAATTCTAAATTTGTGATCTGTTGGACACCCAATGGAGAAAGAAAAGGCGGGACTCGGCAGGCTTGGGATATTGCTGATTATTATGGAATTCCTGTTTTTAACCTTGCAATTCCGAAAGACTACGATAGGATCTCTACATGGCTCAAATTACAGCAACGCCGCGAGCCAGAAGAAATGAGTGATTGGGAATACTTAGAAGAAGATCCAATGAATGAACAATTTTACGGACAAGGGTAATTATGCACTACGTAATTTTCAAAACAAAATCTGGCCCGCAATTGGGCTGGTATAATTATTATCGGCCTAGTGATTTTTTTGTGGTTGGTTCGGGGACAACCCCGCATACGCAGAAACATTATTGTGATTTGAATTTTAAGGTCTTGGCGCGTCTTTCTTATAAAATTGAGAAGCGGGCAGGAATTTGGAGTCCCGCCGAATATCCTGAAAACAATACCTTGACAATTGAACTCGAAGAAGATGTAAAGGCCGAAGATCTTCCTGATGTTTCGAAAATGAAAGGATTCAAGAAGTTTTTCGGAGAAAAAAATATTAAGAAAGTCGAAATACAATGCCACGAACAATAAAATTCAGAATTTGGGATAAGGTAGATAAGGAATTCGCGCCCTTCATGGACGGAGATCTTGTTGCTTTTCAGTTTTATTGCCCGAACCCACCTTCAGAATATGTCGTCCAGCAATTCACAGGAATGCTCGACAAGAACAAAAAAGAGATTTATGAGGGCGACATTTTGAAGGTCCGAGGATATAGGGGCGCTGTTGGACAGGTTGTTGTCAAGTGGGAAGAGACTCGGGCTTCTGATGATATGGGGTATGATGTAGTTGGATTTATTCAATGGGAAGACCCTGAAGTTATTGGAAACGTCTTTCAGAACCCCGAATTACTAAAAAAATGAAAAACCCCAAAATCAAATACCGCAACGGAGACAAAGGCTGGCTCCTTACAACAACGCGCCCGAACACTTCTTTTTGTTTCTTAACTATGAAAGAAAATACAGGCTGTATTATTCACCATAATAAAGACGGCAAATATTTAGGATACAAGGATGAATGGCCGTTGGATGTTGTTTGGGTGGAGGGAGAAGTATGAAGAAAGTAACAATAGAACTCGCACGCACACAAAACCATATTCAAGGATATGGAAGAATTGTCCAGCCATACAAAGACTCGCCCGAAATTCTCAATAAAATTGTCGAATGGTCCCAAGACAAAAATATAAGCGTCTATAGTCACAGAGTCTATTCTGTTGAGGGAGAAGCGAGTGATAGGGTTTATGCTTATTTTGCCGATGGGGAGAAAGTCAGTGAAGAAAAATACAATCTTTTAAAAGATGACAAACGCGGGCGTGCTTATTTTGTCTGTTATTGTGAGTTGGTGGATTATTTGGATATTTATTATCAGGAGAAATGAAAGACACTCTATATTTTCGCACTCACTATACCCAATGGGAACACGAATACCTCGAAAATCTTTTGCGGGAAGAATTGGAGAAGCGTGGTTGTGAGTTGATCTATTATAGACAATTCAAGCGCGGGCATGTTCCAATGTGGAGAGAAGGCAAGACAGACGCTAGGAGGTCAACCCTTTTGGATATTTGTGCAGAATTCAATATTGATATCGAATCAGGTGGATATGCTTACAAAAATGGAGTAATGGAGAGGGAGTTGTATGATTGGCCGAAATGAAGAGTGTTTCGAATGTGGCTCAGTAGAAAACCTACATAATCACCATGTAGTTCCTAGATCTTTGGGAGGAACTAAAACCATTCCTCTTTGCTGTTATTGCCATGGTAAAGTTCATGGGATAGACTTTTCTAATCATAGCAATTTAATTAAAGAGGGGATAAGAAAGACGACGAAAGAACTTGGTCGGCCAAATTATGGCAAATTCGAAGGAGAGACAGAACTTCTGGAGTTAATTCGGGGCATAAGAGACAAGGAGAATATGTCATATTTTAATATAGCCCAGAAATTAAACCAAGATGGAATTCCTACAAGGACGGGCAAACCTTGGCACGGAGAAGTCGTCCGTCGTTTATGTGGGGCGGAAAGAAAGCGCAAGGAGAGAAAAGTAGAGAAACTTTCTGATCATCAGGATATTGTTGATCTTTTAAATCAAAAGGTTTCAATTCGAAAGACGGCAAAATTAACTGGAAAAGGATTTTCTACGGTTCAGAGGGTTAAGAAATTAATGGCGGAAATGAATTTGGGCGTCTGATTTTTTTGAGTTTTGTCTAGGGTTTGGGTTAATAGGGGAATGGCAAATTTTTAGGAAAGGGTATAGTTCTTTTTATTCTGGAGTTGGGGCGTCTGGAGGGGTGAATTTACCGCCTTTTACAAGGTTATCTTTTGCCCACAGAGGTTGAAGATTAGAATAATGGAAACAGGCTTTTTGTTGTTCTGGGTCGGTTAAATCAAACGATACACAAGGTCGAATATGGTCGATGTGCCAACCATAGAATCCATAATTGTCCCAACTCATACCCTCGGTAAATTGGGATTCTATATGTGAAGTCAATTCTTGAAAAGAACATCCCGTTAATTGGGAATTCGTATATTCTCTATTCAATAATCTGTAAATTCTTTTAGACGCCTGTCTTTTAGCTTTAACTTGCGGGCGCTTTCTATATTCTCTTCTATAGATAGCTTTTTTCTCTTTGTTTTCTTTAGAGTATATTTTAGCGTATTCTCTTTTTCTTTCTTTGTTTTGTTCTCTATAAGCTGCGTCTTTAGCTTTTTTCTCAGGAGTTTTTCTTAGTTGTTTATAGTATAGAGAAAAGCAGATTTTACAGCGGCAATTTCTTTTATCCTTTGATGGTTCGTGATAATAGAAGTCGTCCATAGGTTTAATCTCGTTGCAGTCTTTACATTGTTTCATATACAGATCATTACACCAAAAAGCGTCATTAACGCTATCAATAATCAATTGTTTCCGTCCCAACATATCGCGTTGGTGACCCCACGGCAATTCCGTCTTCTGTTAGGCTCTAGCAGAATTTAAAACAAAGGGTCAGTCGACTTTTCGACTAGTGTTCAAATGAATTTGCAAGTTTTTTCTCAAAAAAAATAATCGCATTAAAACAAAGAAAGTCTTGATTCAACCTCCGCACAATCGTATTCTTTCGCCAGCGGGAGGCGGGATGCTTCGCCCAGATAGTCAACCAAACCAAACCATTAGCAAGTCATGAAAAAATACTTCTATTCTATCCGCATTCAATACGGCCCTTGCGCATCAAGCGAAAAGGCCCCTTTCTTCAACTATCGCGAAGCTTGCGCCTTTGCCAAGAAACAAGGCAAAGGCTGGAAAGTCATTAAACACGCCATGCCCGCCAAGTAATCAATCAAACCAAACAATCAAGATCATGAAAAAACCAAGCGAAATAAATATCACTGGAAGTAAGACCCTGAAAGACTTGCTTATGTCTTTTGGAAAGATTGACAATTGGACGCCCGAAAGTGAGGGGCGGAAGTATCTCACAATTAAACTCACGGTTGATTCAACTTGCGTCCCTACGGCCATAGGGGGCAATGCAAACTCTGAAGACTGTGCAAAGGCCCTTGAATTCATGCCGAACGGCTTTGCAGCTATGCTGGCCGACTATCAAGCTAAGGCTAAGGCCATACGTGACGAGCGCGTGAAAGGCCAGCTTGTGCCAAGTTGGAAGATTGCCATTCATGCGGAGAAAGTCTAAAGACACAAGGGGGCGGGGTCATTCCCGCCCCCCCTCTCAACAATCAACTCACCTAAAACAATGACCTTCCCTGACAATCAAGCCGACTATGAGGAGTATTGCGCCGTCATGAATGAGATGACCGATCATGTCGAAGCCACTATCCCTGACCCCTTACCCTCCCATATTTGCGTCCCTTAATAATAAACTTGAGCCTATTTGTCATTAACCTCAAAAAATCATGAAAACAAACACTCACTTGCGGACAGGCGAGCAACTACGCATTGGCTTCCCCTTCCCTCCCCGCATGATGGACAAAAGCGGCTTTGTGTATGCAATCAAACTGCACTCTCGGGATGGATTAGGGAGTGGATTGCCAAATGAATGTGTTGTGGTAGTAGGCCAGAAGCTAGGCCAAGGAAAAAAGTTTCTGTAAATTGACTTTCTAGGTGGTTGACTAGCCCCGCAGGGTGGTTCCTGCGGGGCATTCTTTTGGTTAGATTCTAACCGTTAGTTATGCCATAACTACAGATATACTATAACTGTTCACCCGAACACAAAACAAAAAGCCACAACTCGTTGAAAATAAACGACTTACGTATGGGCGACCCCTACGGGGTCCGTTAAACGTAAGTCGTTGAAAATGAGGCACTTATGGCTTTCTACGAATAGCTCGTTTGAACACTACTCGCCCGCGCACCCGCACGCGGCGGGCCGCCAGAATATTACGACTTGTCAAGAAAAACTTTTATTTTAATTCACGAAGAATTTTCTTGCGATAGCCTGAAAAAATAGTAACTTTCTCTCATGAAGACCACCACGCGAGTTTACAAAATCCAAAGTCTTTTTTCCGTTCTCACTCTTTCTGTCGCAGGAAATTCTTGCGTTATCCTTAAAAATGGCCATACCTACGACGGCACGCGGCAAGAGGCCGCAAATATCTTGCGCTATGCTAAAATGAAAAACGGACTCGTTTCCCTGATCAAATGAAAACCTCAAAAATTTATATCGTAGTCTTTCGGGACGTTGTTCACCAAACCGCTAAATACTTTTCAACCTATCCTATCCGAGTCCGCGCCTTTGATCTTGACGACGCGCAAGAAAAGGCAATTGACACGATCACAAGCATCAGCGAAAGCTTTGGCTCGATCAAATCAATAACCCGTTCACTTTCCACACTATGAAACCCGCAATTCTTCTCTTGGCCTTTTCGATTGTTCACCTGATTGTTTTTTGTTTTTCGGGTGATGTTGGGGTTTTCTGGTTTGCTTTTCTCGTGACAATCGCCCTTTGCACAAACCTCGCATGGA